CCAATTTTGTGGACAATCACATCTATCGGCCTGCGCCAAGCCATTAGCGTAAGAGGTGCCGTCTGACTGTAGGTTACTGTCGGCTATCCTGTTTGCCTCATCCTTGGTACAAGCCTCATATTTACCAGCGATTTGCTTATAACTGATAGTCTTAGGAGTACAGTTGCTAGGACAGTTCGTAGCCTTGACATTTCCCCATCGGTCATCATTGCCAACCTTAGAAGGACATACCCTAGCATCAACTAAATTTTGTAATGCATCCTTGTACTCTTTATACTTGTTATAAGCTTGTTCACTAGCCAGATTCGATGAAGAAGCACAAAATTCACCAGCGCTAACCACCTTAATAGGGCTATCAGGAACACATACATCACCGCATTCGCCCGAACATCCCTTACATACCTCATTGGTATAGATAGTGTAGTCATGTGGATTACAGCAATGTTCACCACCATTCTGCCAATATCCTGTAGGATCACACTCGCTAGAATAATGCTCCTCGCTATTACCATTATTACACCTACTATTATCCATATTGTATGTATTATCACATCCGCATCCACAAGATCTTGAATCGGACTCAACCAACTCATCTTGATCTGAGGCTGAAGAACAAGGATTGGTCTGATTCCTACTCCTACGATAATCGCATCCACTACAATAATAATTCCAATCATCATAAGATGGGGTATCATCGTCATCGGCGCAATCACCATTCTTGTTAGCGTAAGCCTGAGCGGCGGTCTTAGTCGCCGTATCATTCTTGAAAGCGTTTTGAACCTTGCTGTCGGCATCCGCCTGAGATACGGTAGATGTCAACGCTGACAATCCTAAGGCACTATAAGGAACGGATAGAGCGACACCATGTTTACATGTACCACAATTATCCTTATAGAACGTAGCGCTTCCAGTACCGGTCCACACACAAGTGCCATGCTGGTTAGCGTAATCCTGTCCTCTCTGGTCTAGGATCTGCTCTGCCTTGCTCCTGGCATCAGCCAAAGAAACCTTGCTGGTGATAGGCGTACCGCCGTTGGCTTGCGTAGAGGTCACCGTTATTCTCTGACCAACCCCGCTTCCGGCGCAATTGTTCTTATAGAAGTCACGGCTTGCCACGTAAGTCCAAGTACATCCACCGTTCTTATTGGCGTAGTTCTGTCCATCGGCTCCACGAACAGCATTCTCGGCCTTCTTATTAGCGTCAGCCAAAGATATGTTGGAGGTATACGGATGTCCCGGCAGCCTGTCGCTACTTACGGATACCATGTCGCCTACGCCGCCATCAGCGCAATTGTTCTTCTGAACCTGACCGGTATAGCTTCCTGTCCAAGTACAAGTGCCCTTCGAGTTGGCCACGGCCTGACCCTGAGAGTTCACGGCGGCCAATGCCTTGGCGTTAGCGTCAGCTTGGGATACACATGACTTAAACTTACCATCAGAGCTAGGACTTGGATCCGTAACATCATTCTGAGTTACGGTAACAGAGCTTCCAACTCCACCATCCGCACATTGACGGGTAAAGGCCTTGGATGCCGTACCAAACCAGAAACATGTATTATTACCACCAGCTATATACCGCTCTTGATTATCAGGATCAGTATAACAGGTATTAGTGTTACGTTGATGTAACTGAGAGATACAGTCCTTACATACAGTCTCTATAGTCTCCCATACCGGTTGCTCGGTCTTCGTATGGCACGTATCATCGTAGTTCTTATTGACGAACGCCTGACCCATTCTGTCGATATAGGCCTTAGCCAAAGCGTCTGCCTCTTCCTGAGAACGGGTAGAGGTGAAGAACTGGCCCATAAGATCCGGGGTTACGGTAATAGGATCAGCGTACTGACAAGTAGGACACTTAGGAGTGAACTCCTTGCTATAATTACCTACATATATCTTCAGTTCGTCGCAAGTACCACGATCGTTGGCTATAGCCTGACCTTGCGCCTTGACAGCGGCCTTGGCAAGCTCATCGGCGGCGAACTGGCTCTCATAAGAATAGAACGGACCACCAGTGACATCAGCCTCCGTAACGTTAACAGATGAAGGTATCAATCCGGATGGACAATTATTCTTCTCGAACACCTCACTATAATGACCGGTGTACTTAGGAGCCTCATGGCAAGTACCACGCTCATCGGCAACCCTCTGTCCTTGATTCATGACAGCGGCCATAGCCACCAAGTTAGCCTCATCCTGCGATACGCAAGACTGGAACGGATGACCATCGACCATATCCTGTGTCACGGTGAACGGATCTCCTATCTGATTAGCTCCACAATTGCTCTTAGTGAACTCGAAGCTAGCCCTACCGGTATACATAGTAGCGTCAGAACAAGTACCCCTGGTGTTAGCCAAAGCCTGTCCTTGAGCCTGTACGGCGGTCATAGCCATAGCGTCAGCGGCGGTCTGGGAGTCGTTAGACTGGAATGGGTGTCCTTCTACCATATCTTGGGAGATCGTCACCTTAGATCCGATCTTACACTCACCACAGTTGTTTCTCGTGAACTCCAAGGAAGCACGGCCGGTGTACGTACAAAGGGCGTGGATATTGGCAAGGGCCTGTCCTTGGGCGTCAACGGCGGCCTTGGCCTTGTTATTGGCATCCTCCTGAGATACGGTAGACGTGAACGGATAACCGTCAACCATCCTATCATTTACCGTATAAGTACCACCAGTGCCAGTACCACAATTGTTACGGGTAAACGTACGTGTATAAGTACCGGTATATACAGGCACCTTCTCGCACTTACCTTTCACGTTAGCCACATCCTGACCTTGAGCCTCGACGGCGGCCTTAGCCTTATTGTTGGCGTCTTCCTGAGATACGGTAGACCTGAAATCCCCTGTCACCATAGTCTCATCCACGGTAACCTTGGTTCCGTACTGAGTCTTATCGCAATTGTTTCTGGTAAATTCCTTGCTATACTTACCGTAGTAGATCGTCTTCTCCTTACACTCACCTTCTAGGTTGGCTTGTTGCTGGGCGTTAGCCTCAAGATCAGCCTTAGCCTTATCATCAGCGTCCTTCTGGGAGATAATAGAGAAGTACTTACCGGCGGAAACGACATAAGTATAAGGTTGACCGATATGGAACTCATCACAATTATTTCTCGTGACTGTCTTCTCCATCCTTACGTTATAGTATACGTTAGTCTGACAGTCGCCACGCTCGTTGGTGATAGCCTGACCTTGCGCCTCGACAGCGTCCTGCGCCAGCTTGTTGGCGGCATCCTGCGATACCGTAGAAGTGAACGGATATCCAGAACACATCTTCTCGTCCACAGTGAAGTCAACAGGAGTAGAACCCTCAGGGCAGTTGGTTCTCTGGAATACCTTGGAGTACGATCCGGTAAATACCGGTATCTTCTCACAGTTACCCTTGATATTCGCTATATCCTGACCTTGAGCCTCGACAGCAGCCCTTGCTAGGCTATTAGCGTCTTCCTGAGACACGATGGATCTGAAGTCTCCCGTAACCATCGTCTCGTTAACAACCACATCCGTACCGTATTGGGTGGAATCACAATTGTTACGGGTAAAGGTCTTGCTAAACTTACCATAATAGATATTCTCCTTAGGCTTACACTCACCCTCCAAATTGGCTTGTTGTTGACCGTTCTTCTCAATGTCCTCAATAGCCTTCCTATCGGCGTCCTCCTGAGAGATGGAAGATACGTACTTTCCCTCAGGAATGATATAAACATATTCCTGACCGTCACTGAACTTATCGCAATTATTACGTATAAACGTCTTTCTCTGCTCCTCGTTATACCAGATATCAGTTATACACTCACCATGCTCGTTGGCGTATTTCTGACCGTTCAGGGCTATATCCTCCATAGCCTTGGCGTCTGCGTCCTCCTGCGAGATAAACGACTTGTAAGTCCTTTCCTCGACCGTATACAACACCACCGATCCATGCTGGTTGGCCAGACAGTCGTCCTTAGTGAACGGCTGAACCATCTTGATATTATAATAAACGGGCTTGGCGTCCTGAGCTATCATATACTCCTTGACAATATTACCGTCCTTTGACGTTATACGGAACTTAGCCGTACAGATCTGACCGGTATAATTAGCCTTGTATACGATATTAAGCTTATTATCGCCTACCCCATGGCTCTTGTCGTTAATGGCAAAGCAATTACCCTCGACACAATTCTTATCTATTTCCCTTGCCATATTATCCTTCAGTTATTCTCCATGAAACATCATCTCCGGCCTCTACCCTCACGATTTGGGTATCACCATCCTTATTAAGCGTCAACCTTTGCGGATCCACGTTGAAGGGTGGTTCCGGTTCCGGCTCACTACCATCACCGCAAGTGCAACATACCAGCTCGATATCATACTCGGTATTGGACTTGATATCGATGACAACCTGACCGTTCTCACTAGTTACGTTATCAAAGTCATGATCAAGTATGATATAAGGTATATCATTAGGCTGTTGATTGATATTAACAACCTTACCGTTCAAGACAAACATCTCATGATGTTGTTCGTTATCCATATTCTTAGGCATAGCTATGACAAAGCTAGCCTCATACAAATCAGTGGCTCCGGGATCCTCAGGATCGGCATACACTATATATCTGCTATCCTCTTCCGGAACCTTCATGGATAAGCCATTCACGTTCATGGAGACTATATAAGACTTGCTCACCGAGCCACCAAAGGTAAGACAGGAGGCCTTGACCGAGGCGGAGTTAAGCTTGGCGTTGATGACCGCCGTCCCGCCCTCCATATCGAACATGATATTGGTCGGATCCACGCTTACCCGCTCCATGCCCTTCTGGGTTATGGTAGCGAGCTTCGTAACCTTGCCTTTCTCGACCGCTACGTAAGTCTCCCTAGGTAGCCTACCCATCCATCCCGGCTCTACCTTGATAGCCACCTTGTCGGGGCCGGTACCGGAGATCTTGTCGTAGGATACCCATGAGGAACCTTGCTCGATCTTGGCAAGAATATCTTTTAAATTATTCGCCATATCACTCTGCTTGCGTTATAGTCCATTTATCACTCTTACCTACGATAATCTCCAGAATCTGCTCACCACCCTCAGGAGGATACTCGAAGTTAGTAGGCTTAATCTCAAACACGCTGGCGCCACCACAACCAAGATCGCAGATCATGTCCGGCAACCATCCCTCCTCGAAAAACCGTTCTATAAGTTCCCTGACAGCCTCTGAAAAAGAGTCAAGCTCTAACCTGTCTACGGGAAGAGATCCCTTCTTGAGGGTCTCACCACATACCCAGCCATCGCACTCGGAAGCCAAGACCGTATCGTACACTCTTTTAGCCATAACATGAGGTATTTAAAATATTACTATTCAATGTAGTATATACGATATTAACATCAGTGAACTCATCACCCATGCAATATTTCTTCTTAAACTTAACGGACCTGCCAGAAACGACATATCCGTCATTAGGGACGATAGTACCACAATAGGTAACACTGAGCACATTCAACGGCTCGTATCTTAATCTGACAGCTTGAACGCCCTTGAACGAGTCACGTTGGATGGACGCCGTAGCGCCAGATACGGCAACCAGCTTCCTTACCAGAGACTCGATTACGCTATTCATGCTATCACCGTTCCTGATGTCTGCCTCAGGGAACGACTGACCGTCATATACGATCCGGGAGCTGTAGATACTACACTCGTTCCCCGGTCTATATTCCGGCTTACATGGATTACAATTTCTCATATTATCAAATTAATTTGTTGATCATTCTTCTCAACTCGGATATCTCGGCATCCCTATCCCGTATAGCTTTTATCATAGCGTTAAGGGTATCGGACATATCGCAATTAGGGGATAATCCCAATGATTCCACACGTACCTTATCACCGGGGTAAATACAATCGGTACTCATGTACGTAGAGCACGGTACTTTCGTATCGTCTACAGTAGGCCTGTATTGTTTTTTGTTGCAACCATTCATTACCACGTCTCCTCTTCCGTATCGTTATCCCCGCCGCTACCACCGGCGTTGACAAGCTCGTTTATAATCTTCTTCAAATCCAGAACCTCACGATGGTATAAATCTATCTGCTTATCCCTAGACGCTATAATACGCCTCAATGAGTCTATAACGACAGAAATGTCATTACCTTTCTCTATACCATCCGCCACCAACTCATCGCCTGAGTATAAGACACATTTATCATACAAGGTTATAGGACATCCATAACCAACACAAGGTTCGTCCTGACAATCCCGATCGCAAGGATCACAAGGATCGTTAGGGCATTTGTTAAGAAACCTGTCTATCTTAACGCCATGACAACACTCTTCGGGACGTTCCCTTGAATGATCATGGCAACAACCATTTGTACTACACATATTAATAATGTTATTGTTTTCAACAAAGATACAGATTTGATTTAATAACAAGATAACACACTCCATTAAACAATATAGAGAATACGACATTCGTATCCCCTATATCTGCGAATTATAACAACGAAATAAAATCAAGACTTCAATTTAAGAACAGGATTACCCCATCTTTCTTTCCATTGCCTTCCCAAATCATTTATAACACCATTGTAATCTTTTATATATCCAGCCTTAATAGCATAAGATATATTCCTTTCTATTGATACTATCATATCCAATTCTTCAAAAGAAGCTCTATTCCTTATCCCTTCCTCATGCACGCCAAACACGACGAAATTTATACCCTTGGCTATCCTTGATAACAACTCCTTTAAATTACTTTTATCACTTATAAGTGAAGATACACTACTGCACATCTCTATATAAGCATCACCAGCGGCATTTCTTGTCCCTACAACATTATCAACAAACCACATTACAACATCAGCGCAAACCTCAGGACTCATCTCCATGGCTACCACGAGAAAAAGATATGGATTCATATACCACATTTGACCATCCCCCTTACCTTTTCGACATGCTAATCCCATTTTATTTAAATCACTAAGATTTAGAGCCTTATTTTGTAGGCTGATATTTATCCGCTTACATAAATCCCTGTTTTCCAGCCTACTAATTATCTCCCTGCATTTTTCCTGAAACCCATCATACTTAATGATATCATTAAGCTTCTTGGGAGACAGCCCCTTTTTAAGCCTATCATCAGACAAAACCTTCATGGCTAAAGTGATATTAACAAAACCATTATCACTAAGCGCCGGTATGACAACGCCCATCAATTTCCTGTCGGAAGACTTGATTTCAACCCTACTTTTCATAACTTTGAACAATATTTTAAATTAAACATAATACCTATCGGTTCGAGATGAATAGATAGGTATGCAAATATAAAATATATTCAACATACAAACAAGTGAATCACAGTATATAAACTTAATACCATTGATATATATACAAAAAATGGAGGAGATACACGATCCCCTCCAAGCACTAATCTATAAATTATGGAAAAACAAAAAAAGGTATTATCACCAATAACACTGATCTTCTTGATCGATATTCTCAATCCATTTCTCACACTCAAGATTAAGATCAGCGTATTCCTGTCCCTCTACCATCAAGACCTCACGAGCCTTGGCGTTGGCATCCTCAACCGATATCCATGACCTAAACCTGTTGGCTTTGATAGAGTAATATACTTTACCGGACTTATATCCGAACGGACATACCTTTTCAAACCAATCACCGATCTTCGTATTATAGAATACAGGTGAACAACTACCCTCGGCGTTAGCCTTCTCCTGACCTTCTTTCATGAACTTCCTATAGGCTAACGTATCGGCGTCTATCTGGGAGATATCGGATATGACAGCTCCAGCTGGTAATTCATATACAATACCTTCCTTGCCTGATTTGCCAGCCTCGCAATCGTTCTTATAAAATAAGCCACGAAGAGGCTGTGAAGCCCAGTCCTTACAGCATGTCCCAACTGCGTTGGCCTCCCCTTGCCCGATCCGCCCAAGCTCCACCCTAGCCTTATCATTGGCATCTTTCTTGGATACGTAAGAGACAAACCTACCTTTCTCTACACATACCTGTTCCTTAGATCCCTTACCGCTTACGCAATTGTTCTTAATAAACTCATCGCATACCTGATCATTATACCATACGGACGGTATTATGTCGGCATATGTGTTGGCGTAGTCCTGACCGTTGGCTTTGATATCATCCTCAGCCTTGTTGTCAGCCTCCTCCTGCGTATCGCCAAAATAGACGTTGGGAGGGACCCGGTAGTCAACAGAACCGCCCACATACCCGGCAGGCGGGTTATTTCTGGTGAACGTCCGAACTATTTCTTTATTACCGTATACCATTGTGATTCACTTTGTCACAAAGATACAATTTAAAATCAAATTACAAAGGAAGAGCCTTTTTGCTTCTCAAAACCTTATACAGATAATCCCTTAACTGCTCCTCGGTAGTTATATACCCAAATTCAATCATCTTAGCTATATCAATCTCTAGCTCCATCAACTCTTTAGCCTTGACCTCCTCGCCAACAGAGTTTCTTATCATAGTCTCATGAAGACCGTAAACTATTATATTCAGAGATCTAGCTAAATCCTGTATTTTATCTTTAAACCTTGACGAGTCCACGATTTTAGATAAAGCGGAAGACATTCTCCTATAAGCATCACCAGCCTTATCTCTGTAATCTATAAGTTGATCATGTACAAACTTCAAAACCTGAACCTCAAATCTAGGATTTATCCACATGGCGAATTTTATAAATAGCAAAGGATGCATCCATATCTTATCAGGTGTCTTGCCATGTTTTGTAACTCTACCTTTTACTTTTACAAATAACTGATTATCACCATTGTCCATTTTTGGACTATGGCTTTCATCATCCTTTAGAGCTTCTAAAAATTCTATGGTTTTAGGACTATCTATAAACACAGAAAACTTTCTTCTTATATTATCGGGATTATCATTCCATTGCTTAAGTAAACTATTGGCATCAAAATAACCATCACTAGTTCTTTGAAAAACGTTAAAATCGCCCATCTTTCTTGTTAAAACATTTACTGTCTTCATTTTTTAGTCTAATTTTGAGATTAATAATTAATTACTTTATGTCCGCTCCCTCGTGAGAGTCGGCGGACATACAAAAATAGCCAATCGGGATGATAAACACAAACCGATTGGCTATTTTTAATATCCTAAAATCAGGACATTAATTACCCATTGCAGATCTTATTCTCAATAGCGTAAAGGATTTTCGCTACGGTCTTATCGCCATTTATCTTCACGCAAGACTCGCCAAGATCCCTGACGTCTATAGCCTCCCTAATACGGGTAAGCTCTTCATATATCTCCTCTATCACGTCGGAGATCATAACGCACTCATCAGAGTCCTTATACTTTGACCACTCCGGAAGATCACCCTCATAAGGTACGCAAGTGGACGGAGTTATATGTGAACAATTATACTTTCTCATGCCAGCAACTTATTAACACGTTCCTTTAACGATCTTACCTCATCCGGACATAACCCGCAATCATTATCACATAATGACCTTTGCAGACGAATTATCCTACCCCAATAGGATATATCAGGCTTGTCACCGATCCTATACCTATGGTATCTCATATATCTACCCCATTGGCAGGACAGCCATTCGTCTACGGACTTACATAAATCCGTCCTATCAAGGTTTGATATGCTCTGCGCGCCCATTCAGAATCTCCTTTCTCATTTCCTGTACCTCCTCGTCAGGCGGGCATCCATACGGCAGGTTCTTGATCCATTCACGGATCTTTTTCTGCATATTAAGATAAGATACACCCACGCCATCACCCTTGGTACGAACTTGCTTATATATACTAACCACGTCACGTTCCATGGTCTGCAACGGATCTTGCATAACCATACAACCAGCGGTGCTTCTAGAAGCGTACTCCATATCGCTAACAGCGGTAGAAGAAGAATGATTCATCATACTTCTCTCAATCCTTTCTCTCTCGGCCCTTAACGCCTTTTCCTTACAAGTGTTACAACCCACGACTAAATATTTTTATGTTTAACAATCCACGCAATTGGTAGCCATCTCAAGAAGCTCTCCGACACGATCAATAATCTCATGGGCGGCCCTTATGTTATCCAACCTGACATTCGCCTCGGCTACGGCCATAAGTGTCTCCATCTCCTGTATCTTGTCTATAAGACCCTTATCCTTGTCCTCGCATAAGACATCAGTCTTGATCCATAGCCGGTCGAGACGTCTGCGTATAAGATCCGTCTTAAGATACTTGCGACTGAAATTGTAAGTGGAAGGGCTACCTATGATCTTAATATCATATATACCGTCTGGAAGATCAAGATACTTAACATTGCAATCATCATAATTAAAACAATTGAGACCTAGTGTTAGGCTGGTAAAGGTATTGACCTGATTCTTGCCAAGAAACAACGTAACGGGGTCGGACATGCCCGGCGTAGTGATCTCGATGATCGCCTTCCTGTCCTCCAGCAGCCCCCACTCGGACTCATCCAGTACCTGCAATACCTTTGGATCACGTGTCTCTAGCACCTGAAATGACAGCCGAATATCATTCATATTAACCTTCTTATCGTACCGGCACAAGCTATCATCATAACGGGCTTGCATATCAAGATCCGGTACATCGGTATAATATGTCTTGACCTCATGCCCGTTGATAAATACCGATGTTATCTGGCAAACATGAGACCTAGCGACATCAAAAAACACCATCCTTACATTACCCTCATAATCAACGCCCGATGTCGGGTATGTCAATATCTGGGTATTATACTCACCATCGTTACGTCTAGCCACGACAGTAATAACGATAGGTTTCTCTATATTGTAATCATCCATGATAATTCTAGCGGCGAACTTATCATGAATTATCTTCGGTATGATATTTATCTGGTTCATATTAATATCTTTTTCACAAAGATACTAATTTGAACAATATAACAAATGAAGCTACAAGATAAGAGCTGCAAGTAGATCTTCCTCACTAAGAAGAATACCTCCATTAATAGCCATAAACATGGCTATATAAAGATAAAGAGACTTAAGATCATAGGTAAGCATCCTACTTCTAAGAGCCACAACAAACCTATTAAGATCGGTATTATCTCCAGCTACCGACATATAACTTTTAAAAAGAAAAGTACTGTATATAGGATCGGATATAGATAAACCAACATTATTATAAGATATATCACATACCTCTACCCACAATCTAATAGACTTAATAATCAAATCCTTTATAATTGACTTATTTAGCATACATCCAAATCTTACCAAAGCCACGATGTCACCCCACTTCTGACCAGAAACATCCCTTACGACATACATGGATCCGTTTAACGGGTCTTTCACAATAGATGATAAAACATTATTACATCCAATAGAATCGGATAACTCTTGAATGTTAAACATATCGTTATCATGATTAAAGATAACAGATATATCGCCACCTCTTACGACGCTTAAATTATCCATCACGAATCCTCCATAAAAGAACAAACATCAAAACAATCATCAAAAGAGCAGAAATCAGGAACATATCCCTTCTTCCCGTTCTCTATATCAGAAGCAGCCCTATCAGCAAAAGCCCTTAACTCCAATAAGCTTACACTTAAAAACTCTAATGCCGATTTCAGATACTTATACAAGGATGAGGTCTTCATTTCTTTAAATCCCTCATGATCCAGGCGTTTGTTGAATTTACTGAAAAGAGTCTTATCATTTCTCCCATCAGCCCTGTTGCCATTATTCTTAAGCTTACCGTTTGACTTAACAATATTCCTTATACTATTGATTGATTTCGTACCAATAATATTCACCATAATCATAACCTTATGATCAACAGCCGCCTTTCTAGCCTTGTTAGCTCTCTCCTTAGAACTTACTGGAGAAATATCTTCACCACCTCCAATATATCTAAATTTAGCCTTGCTTACGAAACATGATGGATATATCTTACGCATATTCCATTTGTAATTATAATCACCAATGGATCTCATGATTGACAACTCGTTGTCAATAACTAATGATACCATGCTGTAAGCCTTCTCAAAACACTTAAACGAACCAACATGCTCATAAATAAACCGATATGTCATACCCAGCTTAAAATCATTATCCGATATCCTGTTAAACGCAATAGCCCTATCAAAGTTGATGATAATAGCCATGATAATCTTAAGCCTAAAATAAGGAGGTATATAGATGTTGTTAGGATCAATATCCCTTGGATTAGCCGTGGTATAATCAGCACCGGCGAAAGTATCTCTACGCTTCTTGAAATTACGTGGATATATAGGCTGACCTTTAGACAGCTTAATACAAGAGCGTCCCTCAACTATCTGCTTCTTCTCAGCCTCAGTATATACAGGAAATTCTTTTATCATAGAAGAACATTTCCTCATGTAATTCAAGTCAAACTTCATATCACCATTATCTTAACCACTTCAAATATACGAAAAAGATATGATTCTTGGAAGTAAAAACGTGGCTAATTTTACTACATATCAATGATATTATATCAATAATACGATAAGTACCTGAAACACAGTTGTTCATTTTGTGACATGTGTATTAAGAAGCTTCGCTACCCTCTCTAGGAAAATCCATTATAAACTATTCTTACCTTTAATAACCACCTATTGTTAATTAATAACTTGACTAATGAATTGATATTAGCTAACGCATTTTATTATTCAAAGTAGATAACTAAAAATCATTAACTTAAAAACCAGTAGTATGTATGTAAATAAAGATCTCAATAATACCACCAAAAATGCTTTATGTTTAAATTATCTGCATACTTATCACATCTTCTTGTTCGATCTTATTCGCATAATTACTACCTATGTTAAATGTTAATGAATTTATATACTTACTTCTTTTCTGCGCTAAAGCGTGAAGTGCCAAAGGGAATCGGCAGGGTGGATCGTGAGTCGCTCCGCTCCTGGCCGGCCATGGAAGGCAACCACCAGCCCCACGCCATGACGCCGCCACCTTGTTCATTGGCTTCCAACAAGAGTCACCTAAAAACAATACTTGTCTATACAATTATCTCTACGGTTCCAGAAGTTAAATAAGAACTATTTGGCTTTAAGGAAAGTTGTTAGTTAAAAAGATGGTCGATTAAGTCATCTGGTCAAATAAAATCCTTATATTTGCGATACGGTCGGTTGGATGAGTTGGTTTAGTCGGTGGTCTGCAAAACCATATACCTCGGTTCGAATCCGGGACTGACCTCATATTTGCAATTCTTTTCTGGGGTGATAACCAATAGGTGTATGGGGTTTCTTGTACACCTATTATTTTATCAATCCGAATCTTTTCAACAACACGAATAATACAACCAATATACCTAAGATCGACATAAAGATGATAGCCATCGGCCACCTTGATTCCTCCTTATCGTCTATATCCTTATGCTTGATGTCTGTCTTCTTATCAATATCCTCAATACCGGAGATCGTCTTATCAACGCCAAGGGAATCGGTCGTCACCGTGCTATCCCGCCGGCCGATGACGATATGAGCGTCCGTCTGGGAGGACACGGGTCGCTCCCCAGTGGATGGATCCACCTCCTTCGTAGTATCGAATTTCCTCTCAGTTATGACAATATCAGCATTAAGATCAGATGTCCTGATCTCTACGATCTTCCGGTCCATGACCTCATCTATCATCGTCTCTATCCTGCTTATCAAACGATTATCTATAGACGTGTCGCTAACCTGCCTCCTGCTTCCACAAGAGGACAGGAATAGCGACAGACCTAAACAAACAATCGCCCTAAGACTTATCCTTAACCTCATCATCGGCAATTCTCCTTATATCGTCAAACGTCTCATCAGGTATGTTCTTGGAGAAGCTAAACATCTTGAACACGTTTATTCTCTTGAACACAGCCTTGAATACCTTCACCAAATAAGCGTCAGCGAAAGCATCCCCTATCGTATTCAAGAAAAGCATCACATATCCAACAAGGGCTATATACACCCCATATTTGGTAACGGTAAGTATCATGCTAGCCTCCTCCTCGATCGGGTATAACGTCTTATATATAACACATAATGTCATTACTATAAAACAAGACAAAGCGAACTCCTTAAGAATATCAGTAAACCTGACCTCCCTAAACCATCTCTTGAAACTAAACCTCCTCCTACGGCTTCTACGGAGCTTCCAGCCCCTTACGCTTTGCGCTAACCTAGCCAAAAAATTCGCTATTAATACTATAAGTAATACAGTCAATAAATGATGCACTGGCTGGAAGTAAGCCCAACAAGAAGCACCATACGCAAGCGCTATATTCCATAAAGCCCCCACTCGCTCTATCATGTCTTTGTCTTTCATTTTGTACCCTACTCGCAAAGTTAACCACTATACCATTAAGTACCTAAAACACCACGGCGTGTATACCGTTCCTAGTATCAATGCTATCAAAATGCAACCAACCCACCTTCCCTTCAAGCCGGAAATGATATGGTAACATATCTTGATGATCCAAGATCAAGCCTCTAGCCTGTTCCGCCGTCATCGACTTGACATCGAAATCCCCAGCCTTACCCAACACATGAGCGGATAGATAAACATCTTTCTTATCCTTAACTATCTGACAGATGTTGCATCTAAGACCACGTTGGGAAAACTGCCCTTGCTTATCCCAGTTATTACAATACATAGGCTGTTTGATTATATCCCTCCGTAATATAAGAAGATTATGGAGAAACGCTGTATCAAGAAACTGCCACGATCTGTCCTTCCACTTATTATATGTATGAGGACATACTAATTCCACTATATCAAAATACGAACCTAGTTCTTTTATAATACTATTTCTATCCATATTATCCGTTTTTTAAATAATGCAAAATAATAATACCACGATAACCTGATCCTCCTCGACCGCTCGTAGCCCCACTATTAGAAGCTTTAGAGGCTCCTCCACCACCACCACCATAATAAGTGGCATTACCTCCATTTTCGCCATTAATAGTAACACCCTCAGTATCCTCAGCTCCAGCCCCATCACCTCCTCCGTGATTGCCACCTTTACCTCCGGATAAAAAGCCTTTATCCCATCCTCTTGTATAAGCTCCCGATCCACCACCAGCGCCCATAGGATAAGGGTATCGGTCAGGATATTTGTTATTAAAAACATATGATCCATCTTGCCCTGGATTTCCCGGGGAAGGATCATTACCATCACCTTCAACTCCATATCCGCCTCTTCCACCTTTACCGGCAATAGCCTGATATATACCGAATATACTATCACCACCTATATCTCCTACAACCACCCTATATGTAACACATGGATTTACGGATATAGTCCCAGTCAGTACACCACCTCCGTTACCTCCACTCCCGGCATTATATATATCGGAATATTCTCCATTAAGACCTCCGGCGACCAACGCGAACTCAACCTCATAGACCCCATCAGGAACCGTCCAATATCCATTATCCTGAGGAGATAATTCCTCGAATACCTCTATTACCTTCCTTTTGGGTAACATCCTTCTTCTCATCATAAGGCAAATAGGATTTTACCCCCCCCCAATTTAGTTTTAAAATATTGATATTCATAATATTATTCTGGTTTAATCGTCCATCTCTGGGCGTAGTTATTTTTTAGCACATATATCTTCTCCATAGGTGTAGCGGGAGACCCGTTGGACGAGCCTTTCACGAATCCCTCTGGGGCCTGCTCCGTGCCGGAAGGACGCTGGTTTTCGGTTGGATAAGCAGCAACATACATGCTTACCAAAAGACTATAGAACTGGTTCCTCTTCCCATCCTTAGCTACGGATGTCATAGTAATCTGATCCCATCCTACAACAAGGTCGTAGAAAGAGTTCACGAAATCATCTGATCTTTTTTGGCTATGAGTGGATGCATTCACGTCAAACCATGTAATAGCCCTCATCTCATAAATATAATCCGGAAGCTTATCCATTCTAAGACTATTGCTATGAGCTGCAATGAAACTAGTAAGATGTTCCAATCCCCTTCCAGACATATTATCATCATTCCAACCCGTCCTCCTTTCTCCACTTACCCAGTCATCTAAAAAATAAAAATCAGTAATATTAGGATTTATCTTATCTACCTCGAAAAAAGGAAGGGTATTTATATCAAAATAATTCCACATATCAGAAGGGCCAGGATGTATTTTCAACGAAGTTAATTTAGGAAGATCATTAAACTCCTTTATATACCTATCCAAATAACATGAAGACAATTCAAGGGTTTGAAGATTTTTCATATTCTTTATATTCCTTATTCCGCTAGATTCTATATCCCTAAGATCAAGCATATTAAACATATTTAAATAATATACCTCTGTCTTACTGGTTATAGCCTCAGGAATTACGGTCATTCTTTGCCCTATATTTTGAAGATCGATATAAATTAACTTTTTGGATCTTGACAACTTGTCTACAGGTATACCGTCATTAACATACAGCGTATGGGATACGACCAAAAACTCAAGTCCTGGTATATCCACAATCGGGAAAGATGTCATCTTGCAAACTTGGATATTGGCATAATAAATATCACAAGTAAAATCTATCGACACAGCCCGTTGTACGTCCCTCCTCCCATCAGCGTAAGCATGATTATCCACAGGTACGTATTGCGATCCATCCTCCTTCCTGAACCACCACGTAGTATTGGGATTTTTCTTGTGTTGTATTGCCAAAGAACGGAATATAATACGATAATTATCCTGCCCTTGAACCTTGGTCATAGGAAACTGCTCCTTTATTCCATCCCCCCAATCCACATTAGCCATACCGGGCTTTCTGGATCTAAACTCGACAAACGTATTATAAGGATTACCAACGACAGGATCAGGTACATAATTATAATCATCGGTATAATAATTTCTAAGTGCCCTATCCCATGTGGTGAACCACACGAACTTGTTGGATGATGCCTCGTATTTATATAATGTCTTAGCCATTACCTATCTTGTTAAAATATTCTACAATAACATTCCTGTCCAATCCCATAGAATCACACAAATACTCCCCTTCTGGTTGACCCCCAAACGATAATACCTTATCCGTATCATGAGCTAAAACATCTCCATTGCCTACAAAGGTACGCCCATCGTCAAATACAATAAGCTTATATGGCTTATACGACCTCGTGTCAATATCAAAAGATCGTATTGACCTTAACACCGAAGCCTCTGGCGCCATACTAAACCTCCATCCATAATTATTCATAAGCACATAAACCATCTCCATAGGAGTCGACGGAGAGCCATTAGACTGACCCTTTATAAAACCAGAAGGTGCCTGTAATACGCCACTAGGCCTTTTATCAGAAGGACTGGAAGCCGAATACATAAGTAAATACAATCCATAAAACTGATTCCTTTCGCCATCAGAAGCAGAGGAGGACATAGTGAGATAATTAAACCCCATTACCTTATCATATAATGTTGATATAAACGTATCACATCGACTTTGGGTTGACAAGCATAAATGCATATAAAAGCTATTCATAGACCTCATCTCATATATATAATCCGGTAGATTACTTACATCTATATTACTAAAACTATGTGAAGCGTCGAGACTCTCAATGTTTCCCAATCCCTTACCGCTCATATACGGATGCCAACTCACGACAGGTCCATACCATCTGTTTATATGACTGAAAATTTTTAAACTAGAATTTATCCTATCCACCTCATCCATAGCCGGGCATGTGTTAGGATCAAACGATGATGTGGCATTACCAGGACTTAAATACAATTCTTTCAAATTATTGAATGACAGCCATTCCTTAGGATACACCCTCACTCTTCCGCCGGACAATGACAATATCTCCAAATTAGGCCACATGGAAGAAAATTTCCTTATATTGGAAGCTTCGGTATCGCTAAAATCTATAGACATGTCAAAATTCAAGTTCTTCAATTTAGTTAATCTATTCCAATCTTCCGGTATGGATGTCAATGTCCCCACGCCAAATTCTCTTAAATTTATACGCTCTATATTTACCGATCTCTTTATCCTATCCTTTGGGATATCTGTTATGGTACGATTACCAGGGATACTTATAATCAGATTGACAAGGCTAGGCATATCAAGTATAGGGAATCCTGTCATCATTATCCTTGCTGTTTGTACAAATGTAATATCATTCGTAAAAGTCATGACCACGACCCGCTCTTTATCCAGTCCATCAGCATAAGCATGATTAGGCACAGGGATATACTCACCCCCGTCATCCTTATAAAACCACCATGGATGACTATCTGGATTCTTCTTGTAGCTTATATCCCTCCTCCTGAATATTAACCTATATTGCCCATATATAGATTCACCTCTGGCCTTCACGAAAGGGAACTGATCTTTATTCCCGTCCCCCCAATCAACCTCGCACATACCATGAGTCTTGGAATAAAATTCTATATGCTCATTATAATTATTACCATCCAATATAGGATCAGGCACGTCATCAGTAGTATCATTCCTGTTAACGCCCCTAAAAGCGTATTTACCCTTAGTAAAAAAGGTTATAGACCCTTTATTCGTATCCTTACATATCAACTTCATACCTCTCCCTCCTCTATTCTCCTGAAATACTCGACAACCGGCGAGCTGTCCAATCCTAGATCGTTACAGATATCTATGGCCTCGTATTTGTCGGCGAAATTATACTTACTCATATTATCATCCAATACATCTCCGCTGAACACGGATACATGGCCGTCCTTTACGCCAAGGACGAACGGGGTAATCCTAGCCTTCCCAGCCCGCCTTGCCCTCGTAAGGGCGGCCTTAGAAGCTGGGGCAGGGGCCAAGACCCATGTCTGCCCGTAGTTATTGGTAAGCACATACACCTTCTCCATAGGCGTCGTAGGATTACCGTTGCTAACACCCTTAACAAACCCCTCAGGGGCTTGATAAACGCCAGATGGTCTCTTGTTGGTAGGAGCTACGGAAGTATATAAATCTAAGGTAAGTTTATAAAACTGATTCCTATTACCGTCAGAAGCCGTCTGCGACATCGTTATATAACTCCACGACATTATCTTATCATAAAATGTATTTACGAATGTATCAGCCCTCTCCTGCGTATTTATAAATCTACCATCATACAAAGTCCATACCCTAAATTCCCTTACCTCATACAACCAATCCGGAAGATCATCTACCGGCACCGTGCCTGAATTACAATACGTGCCCTGAATCTTATTCAACTTACCTCCTACCAGATCTTGTTTCCATGAGCTACCATCACCCATAAAGGCAACGCCTGTCTTATCATCTCCAACCTTATCCACCTCATCAAATACAGGTATATTATTCCGATTGCTTATAATGCTTATATCTTTTGCCGGGATAGAATTAAAAGCCGGATCATAAGAAGGAATATTACACCAGTTGAAGTTGAAATTAGTAAGATTCTTCCATTCCGAGAATCTTCTCCAATTAGAATCAGGATTATCAGCGAAATTAAAAACACTGTTACATCCGAAATACCTCAGATTTTTCATATTTAAAAGACCTTCCGGCCAATTGTCCCAAACACCAGGATGAAGAAAAGACCCCATCTGTATATTACGAAGATTAACGCTCTTACTTATCCTGTCATATGGGATATCACCATTTTTAAGAACGGATTTGACCATAGCCAAATAAGTTATATCAGGTAGATTAACTACAGGAAACTCATGGAGGACAATACCATCCATATTGAACTCCCCATCGATTACGTTAGAGAACCTCATCGTAACCTCCCTACGCCTGATATCGCTATACTTATGTGGAGGGACAGGTATGTATTGTGAACCATCCTCTTTCTTATACCACCATACGGTATCATCCGGATTCTTCTTATACTCAATGTCAAGAGACCTGAATACAATCCTATAACTACCACCAGATGTCTTAACTAAAGGATATTGATCCTTTGTCCCGTCCCCCCAATCAACATCCACGAATCCCGGTTTAGATGTCGAGAACCTAAGATTGCGATTAAAAGCATCCGCTGATATTATCGGATCGGGTATATAATCAGCACCCTTACCATCAAAACAAGGGAATCTATCCTCATTCACTATAAACGTGACATAGGACGCTACCGTGTCGTATCCTACTAAAAAAGCCATACCATTAATTTATTGAGGTTATATCATAAGACACCCATTCCTTATATCCATTAACCATCTCATATACTTTGTTGATGGTCTTGCATACGACGGCGAATCCGATATCCACGTTAGGAAACTTCTCGTTAAGCTCATCTATCGTAAGCTCCTTGGTTATGCTCTCATCCCACTTACGCATCTCCTTTACCTCCATGAGGATCGGTTTACCGGTTATGCCTACACTCATGACCCACTCACCCTCACGATTGGCATCCGCCAGATCGGGGAAGATCGTAACGCCAAAAAGATCGGAGAGGGTGAAGTTCTCGCCGGTACGGGTAAAGGATGCCGCCGCCCCCGGTGTAAGAACCACCTCGTTCACGGCCAACAGGCTCGTAAGTTTCTTGGCTCCTCCTGATACCGTGGCGTTAAACACGACAGTCACGTTACCCGTAGCACTATTAACGAACTTGATATCATTCTTCTCGCTATTTATAGCCTGTAACCTAGACCCAGATACGATATTTACGATCTCATAATTCTTGTCGTAAGTGCTCTGTAGCGTCACATTACCGTATTTAGTATCGATAAGGGTAATCCACTTAGCCTTACCACCTACTATCTCAACAAGCTTATAAAACACGTCATTGCCGTCAGCGTCAACCCATCTAGCTATAGCTCCAGGAGCGAAATTAGTCACCTCCCGATCTTGGGTATAACTTATAGTGCTTTCCGTAGGCTTATTAGTCAAAGTAACATAAAGGCATTGCTCTACGTCGGCTTCCATCTTAACTATCCCAGCACCATCGTAATAATAATCAGGTACATTTTTTTCTCGTATCAACAAGATAGTACCTTCCTTAAGCTTATCGGCGTTAGTTGGATCATCCACGAAAGACTTCATCTGGATATAAGTATCGAAGATAATAGACGTACTCTTATCCTCTATCTTCTGATTGATATCATTGACAATATTATTAATCTCGTCTTTCGTATAATAAGGAGATAAATCAACCTTCGGACCTTCCTGCTCTAAAGCCTGAGTTCCATCCCACCAATAATCAGGTACCTCCTGCTCCCTGATCCAGAAGCTGTCCCCCACACGGAGCTTAGCCGTGTTCTCCGGAACCGCCAGCCACTCATTCATGGCATCGACCGTATCAAAGATATACGCCGCGTTCTTGCCCTCAGCTATACGTCTTACGACAGCCAACTCGCTCTCGACATCGCTAAGTCTTTCCTTTATATTATTGATCTCTCGCTCTAACTTATCATAATTATCCTCCTGATCTATAGCGTCACCGATGGACATATAAACCTCGTTAGTGAGCTTATTGTAGGTAACACGAGCCACCTTCTCGTAGGATGTCTTATACGTAGATGAACCCTTACTGGTATGACAAACAAAATCATACGTATTTTGATACACCACAGATCCACCGGTATTGATGAAATTATATCCGTCTTGGCTCATAGTACCGCCCTTGTAACCCACAAGCTCAAAAGAACATTTACCCGTACCTTTAGATCCAAACCATGTAGCGTAGGCCATGAAATACGTCTCTTCAGGTAGGATATCATAATATTTAGCCCTTAAATCCTTCACCGACATCCAAACACATTCCTTACCAGAACCGGTATTATCACCACCCCATTTAAGAACTTCTCTAACAGAGCTATCTCCATTTCCGGGGCCAGACCAACCTACAGCAAGATTATCTATGGTGGGAACATTAGAATTAAGGGCTTCCGTCATCGTGTCCAAGTCCCTTCCGGAACTTGATTCCCATAAATATCTGAACGTCACAAAATCAACATCCCCGATCTTAATGCCTCCAGTATTACTAGGATATGTCTTTGTGACTAACTCATAATACCATTTACCATCACGGAAAGTAACCCTTATCCTCTCTACTTGCTTGGGGGATATAGAGACATATGATCCGCCAACGGAAACGTTATCGCCATCAACCGCACGGGAAGTCCCATCCTTTGGATCCTCAGGGTCCACGGGGGTGTAGATCGTAGCCTGCTTATCTCCGGCATTGATAACAACTATATAATAGCTGTCCCCATCAAGACCCTCATCATGAGCCATGGTTACAAAGCCCTGCTCGCTATCCGGCCTCCATTCAACGACAACCATATGCTTATCCATAGGTATACCGGAAACGCTGTTAACGTAATTGGTTGACGACATGAAAATGGCATGATCATCATAAGCCTCATCAACACGTTGATGCTTAGTAGCCAATCCGTCAAGACGTGATATCTCAATGGGGTCAGTTACCTCGACCCCATTATAATCATACCACTTATATCCTATCATCGTATTCTCACGACGATATTTCCTTTTTCTTACGACCTGACCTCCAGCTAAGGCGTCAATCATAAAATAATCATTACATACTTTAACCATAGCCGTTCAGATTAACAGGTTTGACATAAACAAGCCACGATAGTAGCGCCAACAGGAATGGCGGTCAGCGTAGTCCCCACCGGGTAGGTAGGAGAGGATGACTCCATCACCATCAACGACGTCCGCTCTACGACCATATTGTTATCAATCAACCGGCTCCCCTCCACATAGAACCGGCCATCGGCCACCTCATAGCACTCTCGCACCGGAACCATATGTCTTTGGCTCTTATCCGCGTAATCGCAGATCGTCACCTTAGCCCCATCCGGTATAGACGTAAGCTCATCACCTACATTATAATCAGGATGATCAGAGTACACGACATACAATATAGACTTAATATCCTGCAATGCCGGATTGACTGTCCTGAATCCCTTCAAATGTATCTTATGACCACCGATCTCATAACAATCATCCACGTCCATGATATTAAGATCACAACTGATAACCGTCCAGCCGTTAATAACCATCTGCGTAGGGGTAGTATTGATAGGATGATCGGGGTCGGTAGACTCAACGATCTTATAGTCGAAAGTCTTTACATCCAGATTTCCGTTCAACGACTCCTGTCTCCTGATCTTCACCGTACCCTTTCCGGTATCATAACAAGTCTCAGTGGTATCTATAAGTCGATCCATATAATCCGGCTCCTCGCATTCGATACGAGTAAAATTAGATGGCAAAGAGATATATTGAGTACCAATCTTGATATCATTATCCGTAGAACTCAATACATGATGATTATACGACCTAACATGATTTAAAGGGTTGATAACGTAAGTGGATTTAATTCTTACCGATCCTCCTGGAGTCGAGTAACATTCTATCGAACTTCTGGTAATACGATCATCCAACCTTTCTATGGCACACCTTTCACGGATAAAAACCGATGGGATGCTATTCATCCTATCCCCTAGACCATATCCGTTATCAGACGAGTCCACAATCTCCCAGAACTGGTTTCTTTTCCCAAGATCACCATCATAAGACACCACATGTCTCATACGTATGCTCCCGTTTGATGTCCTATAACATTCCTCGATATCAATAGGCATTCTGTCTTCCATATCCGTGAAATCACAAGACACCAAAGACCATCCGGTAGGCAGGGTGGATATCCGCTGTCCCGGGGTGAAACCGCCGTTATCCGAATCCAGTACCTCGTAGCGGACGTGGCGCTCGTTTGCCTTGGCATCATAAGACACGACTCTCCTTACCTTGACATTACCCTCACCGCTATCATAACATTCCACGAAAGACTCGATATCACGATCCTCCATATCCTCCATCTCGCACACCATGCGATCCCATCCTCCAGGTATGGCATTATATATCCTATCCACGAGAATATCGGGGTTCTCAGATCGTGTAACGACATAAACAGCGCCCCTTATATCTATATCTCCATCATAAGACGTTATTCTTAATACCTGTACACGACCTTTATCTGTATTATAGCATTCTTTCCTTGACTGAAGCATTCTATCCTCAAAGTCAACGAAATCACAAGGAACCAAAGAGAATCCGTCGGGGAGGGTAGCTAGGGCGGCTCCTGGGACAAAGTCTGCGTTATCGGAGTCCACTACCTCGAAACGTGTGTATCTGGCCTTTATCTTGGAGTCATACGACACCATCCTTCGAAGTTTAACGTTTCCGCTACCGCTGTCATAACACTCTATATAGGATTTGATATCTCTCTCCTCCATATCGTCAAAATCACAGACTACCCTTATCCAAGTGTCTGGCAAGGAACTGAAGCTGGCGCCCTCAGGTTGTGACGGATCGGTAGTCTCCAGGACTTTATAACTCTTATCCCTAACTCCTATATTCCCGTCCCATGACGTAAGAACCTCCAGCTTCACCTTACCGGCCGGTGTCTTATAACATTCTATAGTTACCTCAATATCACGATCCTCCATATCCGTGAAGTCACAAACGACCTCAACCCAGTCATCGCTTATGCTGGTGATAAACTCACCTACCGGATTCTCAGGATCGGTACTTTGCTTGACGCGATACCATTCCTTTCTGGTACCCATCTCGTAATCAAATATCTTATACCCCTCTATCTGTACCCTTCCGGTCCCGGTATCAAAGCATTTAAGCACCGGTATTATCTCCCTTTGGGTCATGTCCGGAAAATCACATACTATACGCCTCCACGTATCAGGTATGGCATTATACTTCGTTCCAATAGGGTTACTATCGTCAGTAGTATTCACCACCTCATAATGAGACACCTCCGGGTTCAGGCGGGGATCAACCGACTCTACGCCCTCTATCTGGACCTTGCCTCCTTCCGTGGCATAACATTTACTTACGAATATCAACTCCCGATCGGTCATCTCCGCTATACTACAATCTATAGCCACCCACTCGGCAGGGATCTTATCCAATTCCGTGCCAATGGGAGTATCGATATCCGATGAGTTGATGATAAATATCTTCTCGGCCAGTATCTCCCCCTTATTATTCATATAGGTATGGATACGAGCTTCTACCTGACCACCCGGCGTGCGATAGCATTGGTTGACGATCGACACACGGGCGTCCTTGATGTTAATGAACTGATAGTCCTTTTTAGGGATCTCGCTTACAAGTCTCTTTACTCCTTTATCATCGAAGTACACGTAACACCCGTCATTCCTCATCATGACCGGATACGTCTTTCCGTCTATGACAACACCTGAGAAGTCATCTGGCGGAACGGAGAAACCCATGCTACCGAAGATGGAAGCAAGTCTCTTTAAATACTCATTTATCGCAGACATAATATCATATTTTAATTCTACTGCCTCAAAGATAACAAAAAAGGGAAGAGAAATGAATCTCTCCCCTTTAGGAAATATATGAACGCAAAAAAGGTCGTTCTTATTTGGGTTCGGTCACGATAGCCGGTCCAAGACCAGCGGCAGCTCCGATCATATTGATCATCTCCTGAACACCCTCATGAGCGCCATAGCGTACACGTAAGATCAAGTTAACCGGATCATCGGCGATAACCTTTCCGAATCCTTGAGCGTATCTATGAGGATTAATCGTGATCTGGAAGTCCACGTATTGGGCTGTTTGTTCAACACGGCTGTATTCGTTCATGAATGTCCGTCCCATGAAATCCTGATGTTTCGGGAAGCCGTTGAAATGAGCGTAACCCTTCAACTCATCATCCATCATATTGCCGCCAACATGAGTACGCGGGGCTTTGCTGGACAATCTCTCGAAGTGAAGCTGATCCCACCAAATGGGGGATCCCTCGTCAAGAGAATCAGGATAACCTCCGCTAGCGCCAACGATCTCAACGCTATCCTCTACATAAGTCATTTTATCCATCAAGCACTCTGACGGAGATAATAACATTTCCTTACCACGGAAACGGATACCGCACTTGCAGTTAGTACCAAGTTCCTGAGCCGACTCCAATTTCTTCCACATACGGTTGCGGTAGGACGCCGGAGCCTCGCTGGTGAAGAATCCCTCGAACACCTTGTCGCACTCATCACACAACATGTTAGTATATACCGTTGTCTGGAAGCTATGCTGGCAAGCCGCAGGAGTACCGTAGTCAGTGATCTCCAGTTCCGGGAAAGCCTGTTTGATTTCCTCCAAAGCACTGTTCCCGCACTCATCATCCGGGATCGTGATATAATACTTCTCGGTGGATACCTTGCAAGAACCACAAGCCGACCAAGAAGCGGTACGAACCGTAGGATTCTCACACATATCGGATGTCTTAGCCACATAGTAGATAATAGCCGTAGGATTGGCCTCCACGAAAGTAGAGATCTCCTCATCCGTCAATTTCTTGGAAGTAGCGGCAATATACAAACCTGATCCCTTGATCTGACTCATCTTATTAACCGTATCGGCTACAACGTTAGGCAATGACTCCACCGTAGTAGACATATCGACACCGTCATCCTCCAAGGAGATAGAATACAGATAACCACCCTTAACCTCGGTATAGTTAGGAGGACAATCCGTACATCCTTTCATGATAGAGATAAGACGTTGAGTATAATCAGCCGGTTTAGCGCCTTTCTTCATCACCTTATAACGTGACATGCTACCCTCGATAGTCTCACGTACGATCTTCAATCCTGGATATTGAGCGCGAACCTCAGCTAATGCCAGATCATCACCAGTATCGCATACCTCCATGCAATAGAAATTGACATCCTCCGTCTCAGGCTCAGTAGCCTCATTAGTACATCTTGTAACCGGAATGATATCAATATAATCGGATAATTTACCACCACCGGCAATAGGTTGGTTCTTCATCCGCTCGATACACTTCAATACGGCGGGTAACAAATCAACCTCCTCGCAAGGATCACATTCCTCGCATTGATTAGGGGTATTGTCGCAATCATCCAAGAGGATAGCGTCAAAGATCTCAACACGACCTCCCTCGTAGCCAAGAAGCTCGAAAGCCCTGCCGGCGAGAATCAAGCGGATAACGATACGGTCGCCCTTGGAAACGGAGAAAGCCGTGTCGTCAGAGACACCATTGTATCCTAAGATAACGTCATCGACATAAGCGTGATCCTTCTTCGGCCAAGAAGCGTAAATCTCGGTGATCTCATTCAACGAGAACAAAGGCGTGGAAAAATCCTTGTCATATATAGAGCGGGAAGCCGCTTGTTCATTACGACCGATACGGATCTCATAACGCTTATCATTACGAGGCTTACCGGTAAAATCAATCACGGCCTTACAACCGTTCTCGGAAGTATCTTTAGTATCGTAAATACCGATCTGTCCTTCCTTTAATAAGATGGAATCAACATCCACCATCTTAGCGTGTGGGGATACGAAAAGTACCCTGTCTTGCGGTCTGTGCAACATATTATCAATATTTTAATTTAAAAATCATTTACCTAACGCAAACATAATCATAAACAACATCACCGCAATAAAATGAGGTCGTGAGTATACGACATAATATGATGTTTACATTTTATGTAAAACAAAAAGCCTACCCGTTCCCGAGTAGGCTTAATGATCAAACTAACGGTGTTTATTTAAAGGAAGCCACATTATCCTTATCAAACCGATACCTCTGCAACTCATTCTCGTTAAGGTTGAATTGCTTGGCGACCATATCCAAAATCTCCTCCACCAAAGGATCGGGCAGCTCAGGGTCGATGTCCGTGGACCGCTCACCGGCGGCGTTGATGTACCCGGCCAGATCCACCCGTACCGGATTCCGGTAGTAGGTCATCCTGACCTCGTCTGTACGAAAGCCGTCCTCATACACCACGACCTTCCCGTCACCTATGGTGTAGAACGTTTCCCGATAGTCAAAAGAAGGCCTATTGTTATCATCCCCAAGAAGCTCATGAACATTCTCGTTCTTAGCCTCCCACATGACAAAATCTCCAACCTCACATCCTTTATAAGAAAACGCTCCTTTTATATTTGAGAACCATAAATAATCATCAGGAAGACCGAATGATGTCGATTCGGGATCATCAATATGACTAACCTCCTTAAGCGATTTCCAGTATACCAGAAGAGTTTGTATAGATCGGATGGTCTCATCATCCTTCCTATTAAGATAGTATCTTATCAACCTGTCCTGAGCCTCATTGAACAAAAGCACGAACCTTCCTGGATCAAGCTTAATCCCGCCATTGGCGAGATTCTGCTCATTCTTCTGCAAAGACCTTAGATACGCTTCTTGGATCGTCATCGTTATTCCTCCTTATCACCTTCCCCTACGTCTTCCTTCTTCTTGACATCCTTAACCTTCTTGGTCTTGGACTTATCATCGATATTAGACATAGATATGATCTCCTCATACTCATCCAATACATTAGCCTTTATGTCAATAAAGTCTTTCTTGGTAGCCAAGAACTCAGCGGATGTCCGAACGTCAGGTCCTATGATCTGGCCATTATATTGTAATCCGGATGGAGTCATATTGATACGACCATTTCGTTGAAGGACGTTTACGATACGGTAAAACTCAAGAACTTCCTTGAAATCACCTTCCAATGACCGATCCCAGATATCAAGCAGATAATCAACATTGGTCTTCTTCTCATTCATCCAGTTTGATAGAGATCCTGTATAATACTCATCCTCCGTGAAATCCGGGCGAGTTACGATACCGATGTAAAGAAGAAGATCGATGACAGCCTGACGATCGTCGCCGCCTTTCTTAAGGGCGCTGATAAACTTATAGCTGATGTTCATCTTATTGATCTCACGTTGCTGAACGAAATCCTTCATATTGTCTTTCTCTACGAAACAGAACATGGAGTTCATGAAGACAGGATCGCCATCCATTTCCTGAGGAGTCAACATGCCGGAAAATACAGCCAAATATAAATAAAATAGATCTACGGTATTAGCCGTATTATAAACCTTACCCATGAAGATCTTATCCTTAGCGTCATCCCAAAATTCTAAATTGGTTTGAGATAGATCCATCTGTGACATTTCCTCGAAAGGTTTCATGATATTATCTACCCGCTGTTTGACAAGCCTGTCGATCTCATTCTTGTCAAGACCATTATAGCATCTTGATCTTGGATAAAAACCGGTGTTATAGGCCTTGGAGAAATCATCCCAAGGACAACATACGTGAGTGGCGTTCTCCGGGAACGGAGCTTTAGCTATATTAGCGTCTTGAAAGGCCTGAGGAGCACTTCCATCGTGTTTGCCTACAACCTCATATAAGGTATCTGACATGATATTGAAACCGTTTACCTCGGCCAATACCTTCCTTGATTTTAAAATTTCTTTCATTTCCTTTTTTGCGTTACTTAAAAAAAGAGGAGAGGAATATCCTCCCCTCTAAAAACCAAATTACATATATGAAAAAACTTAGCCGAAGTAGTTCGGTTGAAGCTCGATAATCAAGAACTTACTGTTATCCATAACCCAAGCCGCTGAAGCTGAGTGGCACCAGAATTGCTCTTTCATGCCCGGCAAGGATGATACTATCTCATTACCGTTGGCTTTGTGTGCCCAACGACCGTATTCATAACCCCACCACATGCTTACTCCTTCTGGTTTGATATAGAATACGTTGTTATTCATATTACCTAACTTAGCGTTAGCCGTATTAGGAATAGCGGAATACGCGTTAGTCGATCCAGCGTCAGTGATATTCTCAATAATACAAGAATAAGAGGATCTAGGATACATGCCATTCACCAACTCGCTACGATCTGTCATGTCAGCGTAATCCAAAGAAGGATCGTGCTCGAACTCTACATTTCCGATGCCGGGAAGAAAAGCGCCCTTAACCTGTACCGGACCTAAAATCATAGCATCATTAGTACCAGAGATAGGATTAGAAGGCAACATACGGTCACTACCCATACCCCAGCTCAAATTACTCAACGTAGTAAAGAAAGCCTCTCTAATCAACTTCTCTAAGTTGACCATAGCCATAGCTCCTACCTTGAACTTAATCTTACGCTCCGTAATAGGAAGATCTTGACGACCACGGAAAATATAAGCGGCAGCAGCCATAAGAGTATCCTTAGTAATACCCATCGGGCGACTATAGTAGATAGTATAACCACGGCGAAGCTGACGGTAGATACCCTCATTTAAATGGATAGGGCCATTTTGATCCATGATAATACCACCTTCTTGCCACATCAACTGTCTAGCTTCCAGCTTAACCAACTCAGCCATACAGAATACCTCCAGCGTGGACGCTACCTTAGCCGTACGTAAATCAAGTCTACCATTAACAGTCTTGCCGATAATAGCCAAATCAGGAATATTACCCTCATACTCGCTTCTCATGGCATTCATACGACGAAGGGCGGTCTCCACGAACTCTGAAGTGCTATTCTGGGCGGCCTGCATGGACTTCATACCAGCGTACATAGTTGTCTCACCCTCAACACCACGGTGGTTTCCTAAACGGAACTCGCAGGTCATGGAACCGGCCTTGTCAGCTCCAGGTACCTTAGAGAACTGGGTGCTATACTCACCAAGAGCATGACCGATCTTCCAGTAACGGATACCCGGACGTAATTTCTCTTTAGGGAAGTATTTAGCCTTACCGCCAATAACACGACCCCAATAACGTGTCAAATCTCCTTCTGTCTTAGACGGGATCTCACCTGAGATAAGAATATTACAGCCGTTAGCGGCGTCATAGGTAATGACATCATAAGCCGTAAACTCAGAAGTATTCAAAACGATATCAAACAAACCACCGTCAATACCCGGTTTTAGATGATGACCTGAAGTATCCTCAGCCGTAACGACAGCGAATGTCTTTGTAACAGGAAGATCATAACGGAAAGAAGCTCCAATACCGTTAACGGAGATCGTAGCGCCGTTATTAATCATACCCATATACATCGGAACAGGGTAGTTGGCGATATTAGAGAACAAGTTCAACAGACCTAGATGATTCTTGTCCGGATCCTCATAATACCAGCTCGCCAATGAGCCTAAGTTATGCTCTACGAGCGAAGTCTTATAATTCTTGGCATCGGTGAAGGCAATAACGTTATCGCCATTCACGGTAGCCGGAAAACTTTTTGTCAAAAAAGGGTTCATAATTATCTATCTTTTAATGTTATACACTCTTTGATCCACTCAGATCAAGGAAGTTAGCCTCTATAGTATCATTATCGATATTATTCTTATTTTGCTTTCCTCCCTTATTGCCAGAAAGAAGAGTGATGGTCTTCTTATTGACCTCCATCTTAGCCTTGTTAGTCTTCTGTTTAAGGAACTCGTCCTTATTCATCAAGAACAAAGCCAGATCAGCGGCCATGTCCGGATTCTTGATAGCCTCCGAATAAGCTTTATCTATAGCCGTATGACCTTGATTGTCTATCGGCTTGGTAACGAAATCGACAGCCTTACCTATCATCGTGTCAGTCAACTGGAATCCTGAGCTTATAGACGTCTTAAGACCTTTCTTATAGATCTTCATCTGCTCAATCAACTCCTGTTTCCTTTTCTCGGATTTTTTCTTCTCCTCCTCGATAAGGTTATCCATCTCCTTTTTCAGGATATCATGGAATTTATTTGCCTTGGACTCAATGAACTCATCGCCCTTGCCAATCATCATCTCCATATTATCCTTTATCTCGTCTTCCGGCATACCCAACATCTTATAATAATGTTGGATGACCGCAAGCTGATCATTCTTGTTGCTCATATCAAGGTTGTCCAACGGCGCCTGAATGTTCTGATATTGGTTTAGAAGCTGACCTACGTTACCTCCAGCCTTATCCACCTCTATCATCTTCTTCATAAAGTCAGACATAGAACCGGTATCAACCTTATCCTTCAACAACTCATCGGCTTTATCCTTGATCAACCCCTCCACTATATCAAGTAAATCATCTTCTTTTGTGATAGTAGAAAGATCAACTGGCTTGTCATCTACCATAATATCAAGGTTATCGATACTGTCGATGATACCTCTGGCGGCCATCTTTTCCAAGAAAGATTTCCCGTTAAACACTGATACCACGTTATTATTATCAGTACCGCCTTCGCCAAAGGAATCCGGGTCTGGGTTGGTAGCGTCGCCGCCCTTATCCCCGCCACCGTCAGCCGCTCCGCCGTCGGCAGGCTCTTCCTTGGTATCACCTATAGGATTACCATCCTTATCATATTTACCCTCGATATTATTCTTATCGCCATCACCGTCACCACGGTAAAAAAGTTCCTCGACACTCATGGTCTTAAAACCCTTAGCGAAATCACCCATGTCATTCATACAATTTCCTTTTTTGCTTTTTACAAAAGTATTATTAATCCAATTACCAATTAAATCAAACCCATTATAGTATATGACAGAATTTTACGCCAAAATGATTACAGATTTTGTAAAAATATTTACAAAACTTGTAATCAATTCTTGTTTATTATTGACGTAAACCTATCTGTATCAGAACGTTTGTTTCTAGCGTCTATCTCCTTTTCCTTTAATTCCAACTTCCTTTTCTCTATCTCCTCACGAGATCTTCGCTCAGCCTCGGCGTTAGCCTGTCTGGTTCTCATATCCTCTTCCTTGATATCAAGATCTCTTTCCCTTAAAGCCCTATCAGCCATAGCCTCGACATAATCCATGCCTTCCGAGTTGTTCTCGGTCCTAGCCGCTTGACCGGCGGCCATTATGCTCTTACCTCGTAAGTCGAAGTTGCCCTTGATATAAGCCAGTTCCTTATCCTTCTCATGCTCATCATTACGAGCCTGTTGATCGGCCTCAGCTTGCTGCTGGACAAGTCGCTGTTGATTCTGGTATTCTTCCTGCCTTACACGATCGGCGTAAGATCTAGCATCCCTTCCGATCTGATTCATCTCAGCCGTTGAGTTGGCGCTCATCATCCTAGTAATATCAAGTAAGTCATTACCTAACGTATTTGTCTGTAATATATATTGTTTCAAATTCTCCAATTCCAGACGTTTCTTGGAATTAGAAACAGCCATAACATTAAGATGACGTAACGACAAGCTATTATCCGTAAGACTGATGTAAGCCAAGGAAAGATCGCTGTTCCTGTACATCACGGTCCAATCGTATCCTTCCTTCTGGCATACTTGAGCCACGGCTAGATGAATATCCAATGTCCGTTTCTTGAAGTCATCGAAATCATTAAAGTAAGTCTGGGTCTGTAGCATAGTAGCGTTAACCCCCTGTTTTACGCCCGTAGAACTCTCGTATCTGGTTGACTGACCCATTGCCTGCTCGGATATACCTATCATCCTATAAGCCATCATATAGGCGTAAGAAGCCATTTCCATACGGGATCTTATCTGATCCGTATTAGTAAGATCATATACACCGAACTGGTTATATATGCTACTCATCTGAGGATTCTGGTAAGGATTGTTCGTATCGTTACCACCTACGCCCATAAACGAAACGGACTTCACGATCTGCATGAAAGTAGCTAAAGCACCCTTCTTGTCCATCATATCCTTATATTCCGTAGGCAAGAATCCCAGGTCGCCTAAGAAGAACTTACCGATCTCCTTCTCGGCGTTGTTGTATAGCTGGTTCATAGCAAGGTTATACATCATCTGGAACGGCTGTATGCGATCAGCGAGACTGGCCCCTATAAATCCCGAAACCGGAATGACATAATCATACAGACTACTGTCACCATGTATCTGATGAGGTATTGGATCCCCGCCAATATATATAGGCTTATCCATTAAATTACCTCCGGTGATCTTAACTCCAAACCTAACCTCAGGCACATACTCCAAGATATAGGTATTAACCTCAGGATCACCAACGGCTTCTGCCATCACCCTCTTCACCTTCTTTATCCCGTTCTTCTCCAAAAACTCAGGCAATAGCTCGTCGGTAACAAGCTCCTGATCCACCATCCCGGTCTCCGTCATGTAAGTTATTAAGAATACCGGTTTCATGGATACCCAATATCCCTCCATGACCCTAAAAAGGCGAGAGTCTATCTCATATCTCTTACCATCGGCCATACCGGAGTTGAAATATCCAAAGGGATGAAAGCGGGGCAAGAAGCGGGGCTGGGTGTGCTCCTCCCCGTCAGGTCCGAAGGTATGGTACTCTCCCATCGGCACACCATAATAGTCCTCAGCGGCGACTATAGATTCATAGTCATGGTATCCCTTCCATGGGACAACCTCATTCTCGTACATACCGGTAATAGACGGCTTCTTTTTCTTCCAGTCATACCTAGTACCGTCATTAGATACCCATCCCTCATAATCATCATCACCGCCCATAATACGACGCTTGTCCTTGGCCGTCATCTTATGGCCGTATCTTGATATCAGCTCAACACCCTCGTAATAATGAATACGGCCCACATAAGATCCGTATTGCGGGTATTTCACGTCAGGATGGAATACCTCCATCGGGCTCCATACCTCCGGACGATAGTAGTCGAAGCCAACGAAATGATTACGGAACATCTTTCCGCTAAGAAGACGATCCCTGAAATTCTCCCTGTCAAGCTCATCCATATAAAACCGGCTACGGTCGGCCTCGATCGCATGATCCCCCCATACCGCCGCCTGCGTCTTCCATCTTGTACTCATGAACCTATGGATATCATCAGGGGTCATAGACACTTTGGCCTGTTGGATTTGCTGAACATAAGCCTGACGCTCCTCCTCGGAATTAAACTCATTGTACGTAGGATCAAGACCGGCCTCCACAAGACGCTGATTAACGATAATATCCCACTGTTCTTGTATATGACGATGAAGTAAGTTTGACATCGTATCCTCATACTCACTTATAGCCATATCCCCTACCTCATTAACCGTATACTTATCCTGTAGGTTTGTCAGCCATCCCTCAAAGGCATTTACGATACCACCTATGATATCATAATGCTTCAAGAAAGAAGGTATCCTTATATCGCTCCTTAGCTTCTGTACGTTCCTTAACTGAGGGATAACATCCGCCATCTCCATAAAAGATAACTTACCATCCGCCATCAGATAATAGTCACGGTACATCTGGTTGCGATCATACTGTTTCAACCCTATCGTCTCAAGAGCGTCCATACAATCCTCCTTCCATTTCCTGTTCTTTTTCTTCGTGGAAATAGCCTGAGGAGGTAATCCTAATAACGCTCCTTTTGCTGGAAACGAATGATCTCTATTAAACACTTCCATGATTATTCAATTTTATTTACAACAAAGATAGGCGTTTAATTGACATTCATTTACCTAAAAGCTCCTATAGATACCGATCCAAAGGCAGAGGCATATACCTCATAGTGTTTATAAGCGTCTTCCTTGCGGGCATTATTCATCTCCTCGATCTTCGATTTAGGCATGTAATTGTTATCGTCAAAATATCTGGCGAGAACCAACGCATGCCCGAACGCTATTATCCTATCGACGTTCAATCCGGGCTTATATTGTATTATCTCATCCAATAGGGCTATATCATCGATCAGCTCAATACCCTTGACAGTTATATCAAGACCAGTCTGATCATCATAACCGATAACGAAATCCTGCCAGCAATAATCCACCACGCAGGAGAAGAGCAGGTTCTGGTTGCCGGGGGTAGGGTACAACCCTAGCTTGCTGTTCTGCCGGGAGCCGGCCTTCACGTACTTATTGGCTATAGCCTCGCCAGCGAACAAGAAGAAGGACGCAGGCATGCCGCTCTTCCGGTTAAGGTATTGCTCATACATCTGGTCAGCGTTCTCCATAAGACATATAGCACCATATCCCTTCTGAAGCACCTCGCACGTACGGCAGAATTGGTCTATAGATGATGGGCGGGATACGTAAGAGGCAACTATTCTATAGGCATAAGGATCTCGGATACCAACACGCCTTTTGAATATATAAAAGGATCCCAATGAAGGAGTATCAGACTTGGCCTGCTTATACGGATCTTGGCCCGCCACATAAATAAAATCATCAAACCTATTGGATTGAGGCATCTCGAATATCTGGACAGGAGCGTCAATAACACCGCCGCTAAACGGGAATCCAGCCAGTTGCTTATTCGATTTAGTAGTCCCCAGTTTATTACCTGACTCAAGAAAGACATCACACAGCATACCGCTATATTGCCCCGACTCAAGGAGATCATTCTTATGCTTGATAGCGTACTCGACCGGAAATAGGTTCTGGGATGAGCTTAAAAAACAGTCATCGATCGTAAATGGATAGAACATGGTATGAGAAGTGTACGCAACCCTATCTTTTGTAGATAGTTTCTTCCGTTCCTCATTAAGTTTATTGGTACTAGCCTCGAAATCAGTAGCGTCGATCTTGATCTTATTAAGCTTCTTGTCATCAGGCTTACCAAGATAATCGCCCAATCCTATAGTTCTCTTAACACCGGAGTTAGCCATCTGACCGGGAACGAACATCGCCCATTTCCGTTCTTTCCATGTTTTCCCTTTCATGGCTCTACGATTTAAAATATCCCAGTCCATAACCAGAAGATTGTAGGTCTCAGGATCAGAAAACATTTCTTGAGCGTCCTTGGATAATTCTACCTCACCACCAGTACCAGCCAAGATAGGGCTAAGACGCCAGCCGTAAGGAGTGTCGTAGGAAGGCATAGCGGCAGTGTACGGCTTCTTGATAGGCCCCTTACCAACCTCGTCGAAAATAGCCGTAGCCGGTGTCAAACCAGCCGTCTTCTGCGTGGAGGTCTTCCTACCCATGTTGATGTTGGCTATAGAGATAATGGCATGGATATCACGTACGCCATTGGACATCCTCTTGCCTAATGTAACGCCCGAACTCCAGTCGGTCTTGGTCCTGTTAATCCTGAAAAAAGGATGCACATGATCAAGACCATACTCACAATACTCACCTATATTAGATAAATCGCTATCGCTGAAACCTACCACGGAATGACTAAGCCCGATCGTCATGGTAGCGTTCATCTGAAGAAGGGATGACATGATAGTCGTATTATGAGATACGACAAAATTGGTGGTAAGAAACTGATGGGACTTATTATCGACCTCAATACAAGTAGCTTTATATTTCCCGTAATAATCTATATCGGATATCCTAAGCCTATTATGGGTCTTGGATATATACATATCATCACCATCCATGACGCAATAATATCCCATAGACCAGAATATTCTTCTTACGAAGGATATAATATACTCACTTTTGTAAACGACCTTAAAACGATCGTCACCAGTACTTATGCCGCAAGCTATCTTCATGAATGAGCTTATAAACAACTCTTTCTGTTTTTTGGATGAATAAATAATATCATCCATCTCCTTATTGCTTAACTCGAAGATCCTGTCGGTAGATCCACAAAGGAAAGAGGCGGTCAGAGACCCCATGAGCTGGGGCGATATCAGCCACCGCCGCTCAGGGAAATCTACCGCTTCCCCAATATCTATAGTCATTTTGGAGAAGTCAGAATGGATGATACCCATAGTGCTCATAACCTTATAATCACCATTATACTTGACTTTCCACTGGTGCTGCCCGCAACACACCACGCTGCGACCGTCCTCAAAGGTCACTTTGTACGTATCAACGAATCCCTGAGGATATACGCCCATTATGGTAGTAAGCTTCCCGTCATCACCATATATGATATCCCCGATATCAGCGAACCCTATCTTCTTAGGCCCATAAGGAGTATATATCAGCTCCGAGTCCAGAAGAGCCTTGCCAAAACGACGAGTACCAAACATCCCCAACCCTTTCTTCTCCATACGGGCACGTTGATACATCTCGGCGAAAAACCATTCGTTGTCACGCAAACGACTGATCGCTGGAACACGTTCCCCGTTTGGAAGATCCTGAAATACGGGAAAGAAATTAACATGCCAATAAAGCCATGGAGGGATGAACGTGCCATTGATAGTCACCCCGTACTTGACCTTATAAGCCTCTTCTTTAAAGAACTGCTTAACATCGTCATCCTGATCCTCCCAACCGAACAGATCGTTCCATACAGGAGGATTTTTCATGTTTACATAAAATTCTGGACTCGTGCTTAACCCCATCACTTCATACTTTTTAATACGGACTCTATACCTCCAGATACTTGACCCTTACGTTCCTTCTTCTGGACATCATTTATAGACCTATATACATCCATGATCCCGCTTTTTTCCATATACGACTCATTCCATGTATTGATCTTATCTATTAACTTAGATATAAAATCAAAAGCCTTAGCCATATCCTCCGGTTTCTCCTTATCCCAAGGATGCTTATCAATATAACCCTTAGCGTCATTTATAGCCTTAGCTATGACTTCAAGATTATCATTGACCCGATCGACATCCTTACTCGTCGGCTTTCGTCTTCCCTGTGGCATTAGCTTTCATGTCTTTGAACTCATTATACTGTTTCATAAGAAGCTCATAAGATTGAACAACCCCTATCTTACTTACTTCCGTCACGCTCATGTCATGGAACATATCCTCAAGCTCCTTGTCAGCATATCTAAGACGTTCCTTGTCATCATAAAACACGAATCCAGACGTTCTGTCTTCTATAATGCTCTTGGCGGTGGACGCATATGTCGTATCTAAATCCAGATCCATACCGAAGCTGGTAGCCAACTGGATTATGAACATCAACCTAGAATTGACTTTTACAGCCTCTATATTCAACATCTGTATCTTATGGGTCATCTCATGAAGAACGACAAAATCCTCCTCTTTTATCAACGAAGATGATTTAAGGGCTATCTTCTTAGTCCTATCCTCAATATCGCTATACAGACGCTTGCTCTCACGTTTTATGGCTATCCAATGCCTTATATGGGTATCCGCCTCTTCTTTAAGATAATCCCTGATCTCTGTTTTTATATCTTTATCTTCCATATTACGCATTATAATCGTTGTTGTTTAACTCGATCTCATCACTGATACTCTGATCTATTATTCTTAATAAATCCCTGGTACTAACATCCCGCAAGAAGCGTACGTTACCACCATTAGCCTTAGCAACTCTCCTTAAAGCGGAGTAAAGTATATCACCCAATGAATATTCAGGCAACTCACGGCAACCGACTTCCATGACAATAAGGGCATGGATACGATCATCTATCTTACTTCTTACGGGACTTCGCATAGTATTTACTTATAAGCTTCCCCTATAATACGTAGCGGGAAATGTTTGAAATTACGTTCAGGATCGTCCTTCGTATAACCGATAAGAGATAGGTGTTTCTCAAAATGACCTTCCGTATATTTTGAGGTATCTAATGTCATCCTAAATATAGTTCTATTCTCATTGTCAGGATGTTTGTTATATGAAACGTCTCCCATACATCCACATCCAAGATGATGCTCCTTGACATGGAAACCATCTTTATGGGTGATAAATAACACGATTTCTATCTTATCACCTATTTTCTGATCAAAAATATTTAGATAAAACTCGCTCTCGTCATCCGTAAGTCCTATATCAAATGCATCGTTAGGGCACTCGATATTAAAATCGTTATGATCGGCGGTTATGACCTCCATGGCGTTCCATTTGGCTTTCTCTCCTTCCACGAACTTCAACGGGCATACCTCGGTCTTCATCCAAGCTTTCTCCTTGATAAAACAACCACACAACGAGCATCCCGGTCTTCCGATCAATCTATGGAATAATACCTTAGGCGGCAATTTAAAGAACCTGATATTAGAAGAGTTCTTAGGACATTTCTTGCATAATTCAAGACGATTCTTATACCATTCGGGATAATCTTTCTTATCCTTAGGAATCCTACCCAATAAACTGTCTTCCCAAGCTTGGGCTATTACTTGGGCTTTACCGATTGTTTGCATATTATTTCTTAAATTGTTTTTGTTGAAAATCCTGTAATTGTTCCCATGTCATTCCATACCGACATTGATACATGGCCTCATGGTTATCACGTATAAGAGGATCTCCGTTCTTCAACCCCTCCATATCCTCTATCGCCTTAATCTTCTTATCCAGACAATCAAGCTCAATAGGCATCCTTTCATCCGGATAACGATTACCTTCCTTGACAAATATCCGGCGTATCTTATCACGCCTTACCCGCATCTCTCGGAGATTGCATACAACGTATCCGATAAACGGGATTCTGATAGATATATTGTCAGTATACCTAGCTAGGTGGTGGACGTAAGATACGGATGCTTTCATGCACCACTCTACCTGTTGTTTGGTAAACTTCCCATCAGATCTTCTTACCACCTCATCCACGATATCCCTATCGAATGAAATAAGATTCCTACCCATCAATATCCAATTTGTTTCTCTTGAACACAAATCCCATTACACGAGTATCATCACCCTCCCCATCAAGAATAAAATAGTTACGTAAGCTTCTCATCTCAATAGACAGCTCACGGGTACGGAAGTTCCCGTTCTTCTTGTCCACCAGAAAACCCCCACGTTTAAGCTCGTTGTTCAGGACAGCGACGTAAGATTCCTTCTGTCCATGACAATCCATGTACTTAGCCCTGGTATCATCCGAGTATCCGTAGTTGATGTAGAAAGAAAGTAAGTTTATCGTCCTTTCAGTAATCAAGCTCCTACCCTTGGAATCCAGATAGCCGTTGTATATCCTTAAGAACTGCTGGATCATATCCAGCCTAGTGTCGTAAGGCAACGCAAATACGAAAGCTTTCCTCTGTTCCGACATATAAAATTAGTTTTCAGCAAAACTACTTAAAAAAAATATCGTTGTCAAGAAATTATGCCATAATCAACATAATATATGCTGATTAACATGTATTTAAGAACATCCAAATGGGAAAAGGCGGTGGAAGTGGCGGAGGAAAGCCAGATAAGTCCACCGTAAGCCACGGCAACGAGGCCAGTGGAGCACAGACCATACATGCCTCCGAGCGGCGGTGGACAGCCCTATCCTGCCTCACGGGACATGACCACACCTTTTCCCTTTGGATTCCTTCATGCCATGATATGGGATATAAAGCCAAGGGGAAATGGGAGGCCTTGGGGCATGGAGCCTGCCGTAGAAGATACGGACGGCCGGAGCGCGAGCGATCGTACAAGACCTCGCTTTTTCTTCTTTGGCTTATGCTCCACCCGATCTCTCTACCGGGGTACCGGCTTCCGGTATAGGATACGGCTTCTATCAGGTTTAGCCTGCGGTATCCTGCATGACGGCGCCATATCTTGGCGGTAAAAAGCAATGTTTTATTAAATAGAGACTTTAAGTGGAGTACACAGGAACTCGACGTCAGGAGAGGTTCTGTGTACGGATAGAGATATTAGAAAGTAGTATATGTTTATAGAGTTAATTATATTTAATAAATATACCTATTAACGCGCGCGTAACAAGTGTTGTGTCAAAAATGATCTTTCACAAACACAGTGATTTACCCTCTCTAATTTATTACGATAATTTCGTATAAACAACAAATGGGTGACCTTCACAGGCTACCCATCCATCTGAATAACTTGTTTCGTATTGATGAAACTTGTATATTCGCAGAAAATAAAATCTACTATGGGAACAAAGATAGGAATTTTACATATAATGAAATCAAATTTCGATAAGATTCTTACCGAAAGATATACTCCACGTAATATTCAGGCCAAAAAAGATGAGCTAGGATGCGTAAAACTTCCAGCCGGGTCACTTATATGTCCAGTCGATTTTAAACCTGTTACCAATAAGGAAGGCAAAAAAGTGACAGCTATAAAATATTCATTGAAACATGAGGAGTATCATGGATCAGGTATTCAGATCAGTGATGAATGTAAGATGGCAATGATATATCTTATTATCATAAACGTATTCAAACATGTGTTTCTAAGAAATAGGATGCATGGCGGGAATAGAGATCAGATAGAGATCAATACCAATGATTTTATTGATATCCTATCAGATGGATGTGCTTATTTCTGCTACCGTCATGTATTAAGGGATTCTCATGAGGATATGAACTACCAGCTTATAAGCTTAAAGGCTTGGGCTGAAGGAGAGATTATGATAGCTTTATCGGATATCATAAAATACAAGCATAGGGCTAGTAAGACCCCAAGGATAAAGGATATGTTTGTAAAGAAAGGAGAATCTGTATATACCTGCCTTGATAAAAATCTTGATTCGAATACCAGAAGATGGATGGCTAACAAAAGTCGTAAATTAAATAGAGTCAAGATGTTATCAAAAATAATATTCTCAGCTAGAAACAGAAATATAAATAAGATATATAAGGTAACTAAAAAAAGAACTGTCAAATTCAATGTGTCATATCTTATGGATAGATTGAATATAAAGTTATCAAAAGAAGGTATGATGCTAATATCCCAAAGAACGGTATATCGGATGATAAAAGAAGTTCTTAGTATGTGCTGTAAGACTATATCCGATTTATATGATGAGGTAAAGAAAAACAACGGAATAGTTAATACCAAAGATAGGAAGAACGTAACTATCGGACACCTAAGACTATCATACAGAGGAAAGATAATGCATATAATCATCGCCGAAGATTTTATAAAAGACGTCTTTTTAGGGGTAAAAGGGTCCGAGATGAGTAAAGCTGGATGATTTGAGTATCAGATATAAAATTTAATATTTATATATTATTCACATTTATTTTTAATAGTTAATTATAACTATTCGTATCTTTGTACCATAAACATAAAAAGATATGGTAAAAGAAGATTTTAAAAATGAAAACGACCTCCTTCGTCATATTATGACGGTGGATAAAAACGTGGAGCAAGGTCGTGCCTTGAAAAAGATTTTCACCACTAGGGAGAATCTATTTATTACCGGTAGAGCTGGTAGTGGTAAAAGTACGTTCATGAGACGTATCGTAAAGTTCTTGGGTAAATGTGTTATAGTAGCCCCCACTGGTGTTGCGGCCCTGAACGCCGGAGGACAAACCATTCACTCTTTCTTCGCTATAAAAAACGATCCTTACATCCCCTCAGTAGAGAGGAATATGTTATCAAATAAGGTTGATGTAAGTCCGTTCATGAAAAGCAAGGTCAAGAATCTTGATACTATCGTTATTGATGAGATTAGTATGGTAAGACCCGATTTGCTTGATGAGGTTGCCGATATACTTAGACAATGCAAACGAAGCAGGGAACCTTTTGGTGGAGTTAGGCTGATTATGTTCGGCGATCTGTCACAATTACCTCCTGTAGTGACCGTTGATGATTTTATTGATAAGTATTATGAAAGCCGATTCTTTTTCTCGTCAAAGGCATTAAGAGCCTCAGGATTCTCGGTAATTACCTTCGATAAGGTATTCCGTCAAAAAGACCCACAACTTTTGTCTGTATTGGAAGATATAAGATGTGGGGTTATTACCGAGGAATCTAGATCTATCCTAAAATCAAGGGTGATATACCCTGAGAATATGAATGATACTATAGTAATATGCTCAACCAATAAGGAGGCTTATGAGATAAACAAATCTAATCTTGATAAGATAGATAATAAGGTATTTAAATTCGAGGCTAAGATATTCGGTGAAAAACCTGCGGCTCCATGTGAGGATGAACTTATAATAAAAGTAGGAGCTAAGGTTATAATAACGAGGAACGGTAATGGATATGTGAATGGTTCTATGGGTGTAGTAACAGATATAGACCCATGTGATGACGCTATATCGGTTCAGCTTTCCGATGGAAGTGAGGTTTATATAACTAAAGAAAAATGGGATAAAATGAAATATAGGCAAGTAGATGGATCTTTAGAAGGAACGTCTTGTGGTTATATCATTCAATATCCGTTAAGATTAGGATACGCTATCACTTCTCATAAAGTTCAGGGGATGACATTAGACAATATATTCGTTGATATGAGTAGGGCTTTTGAGATCGGTCAGATATATACCGCTCTTTCAAGATGTAGATCAATTGATGGTCTTTATCTAAAATCAGTACCTAATGATAACGCGATATTGTTAAGTGAGAATGTATCAAATTTCATGGAGAAGGTGGATGATAACGATGGGGTGTTCCTGCCGGAGAAGATGTCTGATATCGGTAAGGATATGATAAAAAAGCAACAGGATTTATTTGACTTCGAACAATACGGATTATAATGGCTAAGAAAGAACTTTTTTCAGACGTAGATGAATTAGTATCATCTTTAAATAAAGAGCTTGGAGAAGGCTCGATAATGAACTTCGGCGATGATAAGCCTATAATATCCATACCAAGGGAAAGCACCGGTTCGCTGGTGGTGGACAAGGCTCTCGGCGGCGGATGGGCGGTAGGCCGGATCCATGAGTTGGTCGGCATGGAATCTTGTGGAAAGACCATGATGTGTACATTAAGTATGATCGAGTTCCAGAAAAAGCACCCCGATAAGCTGGTAGCTATAATAGACGTGGAGAATGCTTTTGATATCGAATACGCCAAGAAGATGGGATTGGACGTTAACCGGTTCCTTATTTCCCAGCCAAGCTACGGGGAATTGGCTATTGACATCACAGCCAAGCTGGTGGGGTCCGGCAAGGTAGGCTTTATTGTCGTGGATTCCGTGGCGAACTTGGTCCCGAAGAAGGAGATCGAGGGTGATATGGAAGATAGCAACATGGGATTACAAGCCCGGTTGATGTCAAAAGCCATGAGAGTTCTTACCGGGATCGTAAACAAAAGCGATTGTGTTCTGGTATTCATCAACCAGTACAGGGAGAAGATCGGTGTAATATACGGCGATCCGAAGGTAACAACCGGTGGTAACGCCCTTAAATTCTATGCCTCTATCCGTATGGAGATGTCAAGGAAAAAGGTCATTGTAGGAGAAGATGGCTCTTCTATCGGTCATGAGGTCAGGATAAAGGTATTGAAGAACAAGACAGCTATACCTTTCCAGATAGCAGAGACAGCTTTGTATTATGGTGTAGGATTTGACAAGGAGCTTGAACTTTTGAAGTTATGTGAGGAAACCGGTATCTTTACCCGTAAAGGATCATGGTACTGGTACGGAGAGATCCGAGTAGGAAACGGAGTGGATAATACGTTAAGTATCATGAGAGATAATCAAGAATTGTGTCAAGAGTTAAGAACTAAATTAAATATTTGAGGTTATGGCTATCGGAGCAAAATTTGTAGACGTAATACCTTCTAGTGTTGAGAACGCTATAGAGGTAAAAAAAGAGGATGTAAAGACCTATCTATTCGTAGGTATTCCTATGAGCGAGTTTATCGGCAAGAAATATGAGTTTGAGGGATATATATTCATGTGCTTACAAGGTGTAACCGGTGGGGTTGAGCTTGGCGGTGATATAGCCGTAGCCGTATTGAGACCGGTTCGCCCCGCCGTAGGGGAGGCTTCTTACCATTTGGTGGATATCAAGAAGTGTAAGTATAATAGAACTGATGTAGTTCTATTATTTAGAGAGGGAGATTTCAAGGTTGTTAAACGTGATGATTGTAATTTAATTTGATTATGGATGCTGAGAAGAGATTTGTTACAAAATATAAAATAAATGGAGAAGAATATATTGGATGGATATATGCGTCTAATATAGATCAGGCTAATGATTTTCTTAATCAGAGGAGAAATACCGAGGAAGTAGTTGGTGGTCCGTGTATAGATCAAGATGAGATAAATGATGTTATTAATCATATATAGTGTATGGGAACATATATATCAATAAAATCAACAGTAAACGCATTCAGGTACGGTATTGATCCTGTACCTGAATGGTTCGATAAGATATCCAATAAGACCAATGAAGTCGATGTTATGGTTGACGGGAATAAGGTAAAGGCATTGGATATAAGGCTAGAAAACGGCATTCTACGGGCTTTTTACGGTTATTATATAGGTATGTATCCGGATAAATCGATACAGGTGTTTAGACCGGAGGATTTTCATTCATTATATACGCTCAAGATATGAGAATATACACAGGACTGATAAAAGATCTAGGATGTAGATGCTTTTATTACGATAGCGGGATGAATATACCTATTGGGTTCGTATGCGCTGAGATACCTGATATTAGTTCTATATTATCATCAAAGAATGGATTATCTCATTTTTATGAACATATGATAATAAAATGCAATGATGATATTAGTGATAAGTTATTCTTTGATTTTAATGGATATACAGATCCTAGATCATTAGTATTTAAAGGATTTACATTGCCTGATGTTGATATCAAGAAGTGTATTGATTTTTCTTATAATTTTATCGTATATCCAGATATAAGTGAAGATCTTATAGAAAGTGAGAGGAATGTTATATTAACTGAAATTGATAATGATGAATCATGTATTAATATCGATAGACTTATAAAACTATCTGGAATAGATAAACGTTGTTTTATAAACACATTAGCAAAATAACAAGGGATGATCTTTATATGTGCCGAGATACGATATTGAATAAGTCAGAAATAGTATTTCATTTATATGGATGTGATGATTTTATGAATAAATATGTATCAGATATAACGGAATTATCAAATGAAGTTGATATTAATACATACTATCGTAATAGTCTTAAATATTTCCATGTTCATGATCCTAAATATGGTATTTATAAATATACTAAAAAGCCCAAACAGTTATATGTATCATTTGTATTAGATAATTATGATTTTAAGAAATTGTGCGTGTTGCTTATCATATTATCTATGATGTGTGATAATTATAATTTCTCTATGTTTAATTATCTTAGATCTAACGGATTATGTTATTCAGTAAATAGGAGATATATAGAATGCACGAATAGAATAGTGGCCAACTTGATAATTGACGTAAGCCCAGATAAATGTGATATTACAAAAGATTATGTGGTTGATTATATTAATAGCTTTAAGCTTATAGCGAATAATGACAATATAGAATATGCTATAAGAATGATTAAATTGAATGATAGATTGAATATAATGAATATTGAGTATTACCACGATGCCTATATATCTTTTGTAAGATCAAGACTTAATGGGGTAATGGATTTGTATAAATCATATGACAATATATCTGTGGATGATGTTATGGATATGATTAAAGATATTACCGAGGATAGATTAATAATTCAATACTGCTCTTTATGAATATAGCGATAGGAATAGATCCGGGTATAGATACCGGAGGATTGGCCATGATCCCGGAGAACGGGGAGGTTAAGGTAATTATGACACCAAGGATATCGGCTAAGGGAGATATAGATCTTAGGGCTATATCAAGTTTCTTCCTCGATGCCGCTGACAAGATCCAAGAAGAAGGAGGCGGGACGCTGGCGATCGCCGTCGAGGACGTCCACAGCATCCACAACAGCTCGGCCGCCAGCAACTTCACCTTTGGCGGGAGACGCCGGGAACCGAACGCCCTATTCGCTATGATGGTGGAGATGATGGAGCGATACGGATCTCACCCGGATGTTAGGTTCATGTTCGAGGAGGTGCAACCAAAGACCTGGCAGAAGGAGCTTCATACGACAGCCGATCGGGTGTATACGTCGGCGAAGTTAGACACGAAGGCTACCTCCATCCGATGCGCCATGCGCCTTTTCCCTTTGGTCTCTTTCGTGAAACCATGGTCAGGAAAAGGAGTACAACCTACTAAGATACAAGACGGAATGTGTGACGCTACGCTTATAGCCGAGTATATTAGACGTAAGTTTAAACTATTTTAATACTATTAAGTATTTATTGTATTTGTATTAATATAATTATGATTATATTTGCGATGTAATAAAAAGTAGTTCATTATGCTTATAAGATGCTTGTCGAAATCATTAAATGAGAAGTTGAGTAAATTGGAGCTGGTTGTTAAAAATGTAGGATCTAATTCACTTTATAAGAATATTAAGATAGATATTGTCAATAATCTGGCTTATATCACTTCCGTAAACGCCAAGGTATGTGTTATAGAGCGATTGGAGGTAGAGGCTGACTCTAACTTCTCTTTCTTGGTAGAGGCAAGCTCTTTTATTAAGTTCATGAAAAAACAGAAGAATTGCGAGATTACGATACTGCTTTCAGATAAAAAAGATCAGATAACGATCTGCTATGCTTCTGGTGAGTATAGTTGTCCGGCTTTTGATATCAATACATTCCCGCAGGTACATAAGATACTTGATGGAGGAATTAAGGTTAAGATGAGCGATTATGTTTCGGTTCTTAACAAAGCCAGCGATTATACGGAGGTAGATGACTTTTATCCATGCATCGAGAATGTGGTCATTGATATTGATGATATTAATATTAATATAGTAAGTACGGATAGAAATACTATTTACAGGTATTTTGTCCCTAATCAGGATAAGGTAGAGAAGATGTTTATCCCGGTGTCGAACGAATCTGCGATATTGCTTGATAAGCATATCAATAAATCATCGGATATGTTGTCTATAAAAGTGGACGATACTAAGACTTATTTCTCTACGCCTGATATGGATATGTATGAGACCCATTTTGAGGGTAATTATCCAAATTGGAGGTTCGTGGACGAGCATTTTGTCAAAACAAGTACCTATGTCTTTGATAAGGATCTACTCGTCCAAGCCCTCCAAAACAATCTTAAGGTAAATGAATTCGATCATTGCAAGTTGATATTTACCGATAAAGGATGCGGTATTATGTCAGAGAACCCGTCTTCAGGTAAATCATGTAAGGAAAGACTTACCCCTTTGTCTCATTATGGTGAAGATATTGTATGCAACGTGTTATGTGGAAGATATCTGGGTATCATAAAAAGCATATCGTGTAATAGGATAGTTATCGAGCATGATCATAAATCTCATTTCAATAAGGTTTATGGGGAGGATAATAAGAACGAGTATTTCTTGTCATCATCAATTATTGTTTAACGTTTAAATATATATAATATGGGAGTTCGTGAAAATCAGTTATCATCTAATACACAATACTTTAATATAAGTGGAGGTGGTGTATTGTATCAATCGTCAAGAGATCCTAAGGAAGGTTTCGAGGAACATATGAATGAGAAGACAGGAGCCGTATCCTACTGGAGGGTTTTCTGGAACGGTATAGAAGGGTATCTTTCCGATATTTTTGTATTAGAGCAGGAGATGAATGGCGCTAAGACAAATTTCTTATTTATAAAGATAAGCGATGAGGAAGGTAATTATGTTATAAAAGTTCCGTTGATGACCTCAAGAGGCGGGATTAACAGCTATGTTAAGTCTCTTGTAAGATACTTGCCTAATATCGACCTGAAACGGAAGATTGTTATCAATCCTGCGCATACTAAAAAAGGAGAGCAATACGCTCCTGGCAATTTCTTTATCTCATACGCTAGGGAGACTCCAGACGGAAAAGATGAGCTTATCCAGCAATATTATAAGAATGGACAGAATGGATGGCCTGACAGGGTTGAGAGCGCGGATATTATGGGTAACAAGAAGTTTGATTATACCGCCCAAGACGCTTTCGCCTATCAGGTACTTAATAAGTATATTCAAAGCATTAAAACAGATGGTGTGAAACCTGCTCATTCGGAAAGCCAAAACAATGCTGGTGAGGTTACAACGCAAACGCCCCCACCGTCATATCAGGCGCAGGCCCAGCAGCAGACACCTCCTCAATATCCTCCTTTTGGAGATGACGATGATCTTCCATTTTAATTAACTAATTAAAAATCAGAAAGTTGATGGAAAGTAATTTTAGTATATCTACTAAAGTGAACCGTGTCTCGATGCCTACCCAAAATAAGGTAGATACGGTTATGAAGAACTTAGGGCATCGACCTTGTGTAGCGTATTCCGAGGAAAAGGATATGTATTATAAGGATGGAGAATGGGTAGCGTCAGATCTTGACGCTACTATCTTACCTCTTAGGGAGATGTTCGAAAAGACATCTGATTTGAAGTTAGGATTGAAGATCGTTTATTTAATAATCAAATTATAATGACCAGTATTGAGGATATTAAAAAACTTCTGGAGAGTAAGTCGTTTACATCAGCTAGAGACCTTGACGAGTTTGAGGAAAAGCCGGATGATAAACAAAACGAGGTTAGACTGAATTGCGAACCTATGGTAGGGATGGTGGAGAAAGAGGGAAAGATCTTCCTTAACTCCGTAAGATTCTCGAAAGCATGGAACTCGTTGGGTAAGGATATTCCTATTAAACAGGGTAATGCCTTCCCATTAGGACAGGGTGATGTCCTTGATATAGACACAGGGGTATGGGCATCGTTCCCGGACAATACCATAGGGGTGTTGATGATGCTGCCGTCGTTTACCGGAGATACGGGACTTACTTTGGTAGGATCACCGTTCGTCTCGTCTAATAACGGGAATATCATGATCAGGGTCACTAATGTCCGTAAGGATATGGCTATAGTCGAGAAAGACAAACATATAGCTGAGTTAATTATAGTCGGCAAGATAAAAGCCGATATTTTTAGAACTTATAAAAGTAATGAACATGTTCGGATTGAAGATAGTAAAGAGTAGCTATATAAATACTCTAAAACAGGATCTTGATGAGGCTATTAGCTATTCAAGTAGATTAAAAAGAGATTATGAGGATTCCCGCAAGAAGATAACGGAATTAGAAGAGAAAGTAGGGTATCTTGAAACTCTTTCCGATTCCCTTAATATGGATATAGAACAAAAGGATTCTATTATAATTAAGATGGGTAATGAGCTTAGTAAATCAAGAGAGATATATAATGAGTCGGTAAAAGATAAAGAGACTCTTAAACGGGCTTATATGGATATCGAGAAGAAACATAAACTATCATCTAAATTACTCGATGAGGCTAGAAGAAGATATAAGGAACTTGAGGACCAGAATAAAATCATGTCAGATCGTATCAAGTATATGGAGGCAGAGATTTTAGACATCGATGTTCCTAATGAGGTTGTTGTTGATGAGGATAAGATGGATCCTAACTCAGGTCATATTGATATACCTGAAAATAACGCCCCTGAGGTCGCTGATGCCGGTATTGACGTAAATGTCGAGAATAAGGCGGAGGATAAGAAGAAATCTAAGAAACGTAAAAAATCTAAGAAAAGTGAATAAGATCTTGTTTTTCTTGTTAACGTTATTTACCTTAGCGGTTGTCGGATGCAGTACGTCAAGAACCTATTATACGGAATATGATACTACTGACATATCTTATGTAGTGGATTCTATAGTGTCTTCCGGGACCGTGATGGGCCAATGGAAGGAGTGGCGGTTTACGCTGGACGACGGCCGGGTCGATAACTTTGGCTTTACCGCCCTGTACGACGCCAAGGGGAAGGCTAGGGGGTCTATACAGGTAAGGCAAAGATCCGATACGTTTAATATCAAGATAATTGATTACCATAAAAAAGATAAGCAATGAAATACGGGCTAGGTTACATACCATCACCAGCGGATGACAGGGACGCTATTATGAATATGCAGCATGAGGCTGTCCCTGATGAGTATAAGGTCAATAACGTTGATAGCGTAGTGGATCAAGGATCTTCTCCTATTTGCGCTGCGGTAAGCTTATCTGAGATACTTAACTGGAGAAAGAGTATAAGGGCTATTAAAAGACCGGCTAAGATCTCTCCCTACGATATATATGATCTGAGAGAGGATAAGGATCAAGACGGGATGGTTCTTCGTGACGCTATCAAGTCTATCAAGAACGTAGGCGTAGATGGGGAGAAAATAAACAGTTACGCTAGGATCATAGATCCGGTATCGGCTAAGGTAGCTTTGATGCTGAATGGGCCTTTGGTTATAGGTCTGTATTGCTATAATTATGGTAATCGATTCTGGCAAGGCCAAGGGCAGAACTTGGGAGGTCATGCCGTTATCCTCACCGGCTGGGACAAGGCCGGCTTCGTCCTACAGAACAGTTGGGGGACGGGATGGGGTAGGTCTGGCGTGGAGACGTTCCCGTTCGAGGATTGGTGCTATATGCTAGAATGTTGGACAATAGTTTCATAAAGTTACTATATAAACTTCGAGAAATTCCTATCCACATCCTCTTGTGAAAGCCGATGTGGTGTATTTAGGACCCGTAGCTCAATTGGTAAGAGCAACTGGCTCATAACCAGAAGGTTGTCGGTTCAAGCCCGGCCGGGTCCACGCTATTTTTTGGGGAAAAACTAGCATAGAGTTTTGTCATTAGGTTTTTTAAAGTTTAGACGTTTGATGTCCTGGTTCGTGAGAATAAGGACATATGCCCTAATAGTTCAATGGATAGAACACGTCGGTCCTAACGATGAAATTTCGGTTCGATTCCGGATTGGGGTACATGGTGTTTTCTTAAACATATTCCCGTAGGTCGGTAATTAACGATAACCGGTAGACAGCCTACGGGAATTAATAAAATCTTACGTGCTTAAGATCGCTTTCAGTTCTATTTTTCGTGTGTAATCTATAGGAGGGTAGCACGACCCTCCTTTTTATAAATACTATTTGCTATGGACATTAATCAGATAAAAACGTATCTACCATCAGGATGGGATGTGGTTGATCTAATAGATCACGGCATAATCGATCTTGATATCATGAATGGGAAGATGATTGGTGAGTATGTGGCTGTGTTGATGATAAAGTCTTATGATAAGATTACTGAATCACATAACTTAACTACTTTCTCGTTCCATGATAAGGATATGGGTGGATTACGGAGATTGGTATCGAACGCTATAATGGCGGTTGGGTTAAGGAATAATCCTCTGACAGGAGATGGGAACACGGCAATCAAATAAAGGTGCTGAATACACTGAAAGAGGGATATTGGATATCCTTAACAGACAGTTCTTGGTATCTCCTAGATGGATTATAAACAACTTGTATGTCTATAACTGGGAGTCCGATTATCTGGCTATAACCAGATCCATGTACGCTTATGAGGTTGAGGTGAAGATCTCGTTGGCTGACTATAACAAGGATTTCGAGAAGGAGGGTAAGCACCAAGTAATGCAAGGCTGGTTCGAGGCCCGGAAGCAAGCCCTATACGAGACCGGGGACTGGGTCAGGTACGGCCGCCCCAACTACTTCTACTACTGCGTTCCTGATGGGTTGGTTGATCCTAAGGACATACCTCCGTACGCCGGGCTTGCTTATGTTTGTGGCAGGAATTTGAGAAAGATCAAGGACGCACCTATCCTGCATCGTGATAAATTTGACCCCGAAGCTTATAAGATGGCGGACAAATTCTACTACAATTGGTGGAACGAGAGACGTAAAGCCAGACAGATAGAAGGGAAGGATATGAAAGATGAGTTCAGGAAGAGCATGAAAAAGGTGAAGGAGAAGATAACCGTCGATGCCAAGATCAAGGCGATGGAGGCGTTCTGGAGCGTCTGCGATTATGCCTACTGGCCGTACGGGGGAAGAGGGGTGCCCGGAATGAGACCCAACTGTTCCGCTTGTGGCGAGGAATGTAAATTACAATGTCCGAAAGGGAAGGAATTTAAAAACAAGATAAAATGAGTAAGATTAAAGATTTATTGGCAAGAGCCATTTCATTGGCGTCAGAACAACCAATGAGTTATAATGAGGTAGAATCATTACTTGAAGATATAGATGCTTGTAAGGTCAAGATATGGCTGGAAGAAGGAGCGATATTGCCTAAGTACGCCCATAAGGAGGACGCTTGCATGGATCTGTTCGTTAAAAACATAGAACTTGACGGGGGTAGGATTATATACCATACTGGTGTGCATGTAGCTTTACCTGAGGATTATGAGATGGAAATCCGTCCACGTAGTAGCATTACAAAAACTAAGTCAATTATCCAAAACGCTCCGGGTACCGTAGATGAGGGATACAGAGGGGAGATTATGGTAGTGACTAGACGTGTAGATCACTATGGAGACCCTTCTTATTCGGCAGGGGATAAGGTAGCTCAATTGCTTATCCGTAGACGGGAACGCATCGTATGGGATCAAGTAGGGTCGTTAGAAGACCTTGGAGAATCAGAGAGAGGAAATGGAGGGTTTGGTAGTACTGGAAAGTGATTAATGTCTTATGAGCGGGAGAATTAAGATAAAGCCTAAGAATAAGGATAAGAAACCTGATATCGATGTATTTAAGATAATAGAAAACCGGTTTAAGAATATGAACGAGCTTCGAGACCTGATCGACATGGATCCAAGGAAAGGACTGGTCAGGATACGGGACGGAGCCGGATTCAGGGAGGTAGAGCGGGGCGGATGCCTGCATCGGAACTACCTTAATTTGTTGGAGGAGGAGCTGGGAGCGAAGTTGTCAATAGATTTGCTGGATAAGTACGTAAGAAAATAAAGTTTGTGTAATTTATAATAAGATGGATAAAATATTCGAGAAATTAGATATGGGTAACGTATCTGATGGATATCATACCTTTAACGAGCTATACAGATACCGTATGCTTTACAATGCCGCTTTCTTCAACGAGCTGGCTAAAGGGGATGTAAAGGTCTGTAAGTCACATAAGCATTATGATGGGGAGGAATGCTTCGGTGGAGGATGGTTTATTGTAATGGCCGAACTACCTACAGGTCAGATCTCCAATCATTATGAGAACCGGTATTGGGGATTATTCAATATCCCTGAACTTGAAACGGCATGGAAGTGGGATGGTCATACGCCTAATGAGGCCGCTGATAGAATAGAATCTTACTTGAAATTAAAATGATATCAATATCTGCCCTAGGAATTGCTTAGGGCAGGTTCGTTTTATATACCGAAGTGTCTACCACGATCTGGTTATCCAGATCCTCAATCAACTCAATGATCTCATCCCTTATGTCATAAGAAAGTAAGATCGGTATTATGGTTAACATAAAAGATAGTATTATTCCTGATCCTATTATGATAGTAATATCATCACACTCTATATCTAACATCGGCATGACAAACATCAACCCGGCCGTGAATATCATCACGAATAACGCTGATATCTCATTTATCATATCCCGCTCCATCGTATCCTTAATCATATCTCCTCAACTTTAGTATGGTTTATTATCCTGCTGATATGACGGATACTTAATCCCGTCCTGTCCTTTATCTTGCCATATACGTAGTTCCTTGACACGACAGTAGCCAAATCACCTAGCTCGTCCAGTATCTCATTATACATCCTATGGATCTCGTTGTTGCGGATAACCGTACTGTCCCTTACATATATCTTCTCAACGTCGTCGTCGCAGAAGAAGATCTTAAGCTTATGAAGTATGTCTCTAAACATGATTATAGTTTTGTCCCAAAGATATGAAATTTTGAGGATAAAACCAGAAGGAAGCCAAAAATAACGGGAGGCGGAGGGAGGGCGGGGGATGCCCGGAAGGATGGGAGCCAGCCCGTTCCCTTGGATTCAGCGACATGATCTGAGAATAAATCATATATTTGTATGTACAAAATGCATAATAATATGATATTAAATAAAATTAACTCAATGGGGGGGGGTATTTTTCGTCCCCCATAAAAACAATAGATTATGTTAAGAAGAAGATTTTATCAAAGTTATAAATTGCCTATTAATAATGGCGTTTATGCTGTTAGACAAGATGGCAGGTTAATACCTTTATCAAGAGCTGATAATTCGTGTATATCTGTGGCTATTATATATGATGGTCATAAGATTATGATTGAGAAAAACGAGGACTCTAATCAGAGCTACAAAACGGCCACGTCTGATTTGCCCGATTCTTCTAACAAGACTTACTCTTTTTATTGGGGTGAACATGGCACGGATCAGATTGGCATTACAAATTATGACAAGGTGGACGGTATCAATAGTTTTGGTTTCCTGAAACAGGAATCGGGTTCATACGGCGGTACTCCCAACATTTCGGAAAATATTTCTTCATGGACAAGCGGGGCTTTATCTGATTGGAAGGGGAAGGCTAATTCAGAGGTATTAAAAAGGATAACTACCGGTGGCGATTCTTATACTTCCTATGCGACAGCCGGTCGTGTACTTAATACGTTCTTAGCTAGTGCTGACGCCAAAGGATATGATGATTGGTATATACCATCATGTGGTGAGCTTTCATTGATATATATGCACTTGACGAGTGTCAATAACGCATTATCGGCTATTGGTGGACAACAATTAACTAAGGATTACTATTTGTCTAGTTCGGAGTACGATCCGGAAAATTTCTGGATCGTACTATTCAATAATGGGCGCGTATTTAAACGTCCAAAGAGATTGGGTTGCCGTGTCAGGTTTGTCCGTAAAATCGAGTGATAATAACATTTCATATGGGATCCAATGGAACGGGCCGGATCACATCCTTCCTGGCCTGCCCATCGGGTCTTCTGCCAGCTACTTCTATCGGCTAACGCCCCTCCATCCATGTCGAGTTTGGAATATCCCCCCCCCCCATGTATTTAACTTCTTTATTCATAATATGTTATGTTTTAATTATATCGCAAATATAATAAAATTAATGAGATTATTAAGTCGTGAGGGGATGAGGGATGTGGACATAGGAATATGTTGGGACGCCGGATATATTGGGATATGCGGGATAGGTGGTGAGGATGGGGGATATGCGGAGATATGTGGGACGGACCACCTCCCCGAAATCGGCCCGGCCGGGCTGCCGTTTTTGGGCCAGCCCCCCCAATCCACGAAGTACGGGAAACAGGAACGGCAAACGATCTGCGAGCCGAAAAAATAATGCTTATTTTGTATTTAACTTGTTGATTGTCAATAATATAAATCAATATTTTAATATACGTTTATATTCGATTAGATTTATTACATATAATCGTCGAATTTTTATTGCAAAATATTTGTTGGACAATAAAACATGTATTATATTTGCAATGTGAGATAACAATATTAACAAACGAGGCGTGCCAGATGCCTATGCAAGTCCCTAGGGCAAGGGTAAATCTAATGATAAGTAAAGATCTTAATAAAGTACAAAACGAGGTAAAAAAAGCAAGTGAGAAAACGTTAACGGGTGCGGTAAAAGCATGGTGCCAACTTTTTAAATCTGGAAAAGAAGTTAATGAGATTTTAAAAGAAAATGAGATCAAAGTAGACAAATCGATTGTCCCCGCTTTAGTCAATCTGGCAAAAGACAAAGAAGTTGTAATACAACTTTGTAAAGAAATACTACCACGAGTTAACAACACCTTTTGCGCCTATAAAGAAGTTGAACGCGAATACTACGATAAAAACGATCAGGATAAAAACAAGAAGCTTAAAATGAACGAAATAGAGGATGTAGCAATACTCGGCTCGTCTCATAAACGTTTTGGATACAACGAGCCTATAGAGTTTGATTTTGGCATATATTATGAAACGTTCAATGGCACTGACAAACGTATTGTAAAATGCGCCGTGCCAATAAAGCGGTATACATTTAATCTAATCGCTAAATGTGTAACGTATTATCTAACTCATCCAAAAAATGATAGATAATACAACGGGCTATTGTAGCCCGTTATGGTTGCATGTGTTTACCTCCTCGTGGTGCAACTGGATTAAGACTAAAAACACACGATATTCAACATATTGATATAAGCATACACAAGTCGGTAGGGGTATAGCCGTTGGTGTTCGATAGCTTGTGTAAATAGGCCGCCTCTTAGCAATGTGGTTTTAGGTTCATGCTCGGTCGTAGTATGATCCGTTATTCTTTGGGCTTTTATCAAGACGGGTTAATACGTCCGGTTTCCGGATAGGCCGTGTAAATCACGGGGTATATTGGTGTATATACGCATATATAGGGCGTATGTTTATACGTTGCTAGAGTAGCACGTATGGAGTGCATAACGGGGTTATAACCGTGCCAATATATCAACGCAATAACGTTTGAGGTTGCTTAAATACTTAAACGCTATATGTAATATTAAAATAACAACCCTTACAAGGGTGTTTTGTGCGGTTAAATTGACGGACAAAATGCGCCTTGTCGGTACGTATCACGGGTAACGTATGTGCGTATTTGGCCGGCTTCGTTGTCGGCAAAGGGACAAACCAAAGGGAGTTGGGCGGGTGTGGTGTGTCCGGCTGGTTGTATTGATAAGGCCGGCCGTATTGTCACCCGGCTTACCTTTTCTTATTGGTGCAATTTAAAACAAATAAATTATGTATAGGAGAAAGTTTGATAATCTTAATAGGAAGCTAGCACTTAAAAAGGAAAAGGCTTTAGACGCTGCAAGAAAGTCTCAAATTGAGTTCTATGTTGAGCTTACCAAAGAACTATACAAATCTAATAAATTAGATTGTAGTAGGGAATCTGATAAATGTAGGCGGAAACGTGTTAGTTACATGGCAAACAAATTGCGGCAATAGATCGTTTGTTTTTATTTGATTTTAAAGTTTGTGCCCTTTCGTACCGTAGTGATATAGGACGAAAGGGCTTTTTTGTGCCTATATTTTACAAAATGATAGAATGTGTATATATTTTGCTTACACATAAAAGTGTTGAGGCGGCAAATTTTAAGCCTTGATCGAAAATGTGTAAGTAAAATGCTTTATTTAGCATCATTTTGTATACATATATATCCATGCGGACGGGTATATTGTGCCCTTATGTATGGTTTTGCGCTTGAATCGATCCTAAAAGGTATATAATAGGCGGTACTTATTGTATATTTTTTATCTATATCTAGGCTTGTCTTCCTTTAGAGGTAGCTCTAGGGGTTGATATATATTATTTTATTGATACTCAATTAATCGTATTATTTGCGTTCAATTTTAAAATCGTGGTTACTTATTGTATATTTTTATGGGTGTATTTATATATTTAGTGCTTACCTTGTTTTGTGGGTATATGGCGTTTGAGTTGGGGCGGTATGTTATAGCTACGGGCGACGCCCTGCCTATAATCATAGTTTCTTTATTGGTTTTATTATCAATACATTGTATTAGGCAAGTATATAAGGCAATCAAGAACAAGGATCTCGACATCCTAGACTAATCTGGCGTTCCACGTGGAACAATTGGGAGGAAGGTCTCGGTTTTTGTGCTGGGAGTTGGTGGGGTTGATTTGTTTTGCGGGAGGGGACACCTCCAAACAAGGGAAATCAAGGGAAATCAAGGGAAATCAAGGGAAATCAAGGGAAATCAAGGGAAACAGGGGAATCCAAGGTGAGATAAGGAATCCCGGGGAAACAAGGGTATCTTTATGGTAAGGGAATCTTATGTGTATGAAGGTATGTTTATGTATGGGTGTGTGTGTTTCTTTGGGTGATGGTGGGAATGTAGGAAGCCAAGGGAGAACGGGGGCGGAGATGGCGTGGAGTAGGCCCCGCTGGTCGTCCGTTCCTGTTCCCCTTTGGCGTTAGTGTAATATTAAAAATCATATAGTGATATGACAAAAGAAGAAGCAAGGAACGTATTTGGCGATAGTATAGTAAATAATCTGCTGTCGCTAGGGGCTGAGCCTACCAACGTGGTAAGGCAAGACGGGTTGATAGAATGGAAAAGTGATGGATATATAGAGGTAGGAGGCGTACAGGTATGGGCTTACTATTACTTTGAGGATGGAGAGGATGTTGATAGATGTGATTGGGCGGATCATATGGAGATAGAGGTAGAAGAATGTTGTATTTAAAACCGATTGATGGTAGTGGAATAACACCAAGGGGAACGGGCGGCGGTGTCACGGCGTGGCAGGCTACGGGTGTCTACCGCCGTTATTTTTGGAGTGGTAATATAAAATACTAATAGTATGGACGAGATTACGAAATTACAAGATGAAGCGCTGCTTTATCTACGTGATAATATCACAAAGGATGAGGCGTATTATGTCCTTACGACTGACAAGGATATGATAGAGATTCTTATAGCTAATAAGAAGGACGGAAGCAAACGTATCAAGATTCTTGATATGGAATATACTATTGAGAAGGATGATATGTTATTGTTATTCGATACAGATGGGATAGTAGACGAATGTCTTTTGGTTGCCAGCTACATAGGGGTAAATATGTATTTTCGCAGGCAAGATGTAAACGCTATTTTGAATAACATCAATAGAGAGAAAGTTATGAAATATCCTTACATAGCTATTCAGTTAGATAATATACAGACTATCGAAAAGCGTAGGGTTATTTTTGAGATCACCGGACATAGGATAGATGATAACAAAGAGAAAATAGATTTTATGTTTGTTTATTTTATGGCTAGAATATTATGAGAGCGAGGAGGACTGTGAAGGAAAGAGATATTGTGAAGATATTGGTATTCGGGTATGATAGGATGCTTATAAAATCCATTAAGGATTCCGGATTCAGAAGTATGTCGGATGTAATATCGTACGCCAATAATATGGTCGGGGATAAGCCCATTGATCATATTAGGGTATCAAATGAGGCTTGTGGATGGTGTGGGTCATATACTAATTATGGTAAAAGAATAGATTAGTTTGATAGTAGGATATGATATGAGAAGGATTATAAAAGAGAAAGACGATATCAAGGTATCTATATTTAGTGGGGATAGATTGGCTCGTGTTTTCGTTGATTCTGGGTATAGGAATATAGCTATGGTGATAGCCGATTGCAATAGAATAGCTAATGGTTGTTATCATATACATCATATTGAGGTGGTAAATATGGATAGGGGATGGTATGGCACATATACCGCTGATGGAAAGAAAATTAATTAATATAAATAACATCATGAATAATATCATAGAGAACAATGATGGGGTAAAAAGAAAGGTAAGGGTATATGATTTCGGCGAGAAGGTCGCTGATAGATATACTATTGTATGCGTAAGTGACAGGAATAAAGATTCAAGAGGAATCTTATTTTATCCGATGTTCACTTGTAACGAAAACCCGTCGCATCCGCAAGGAATAGGGATGTATGTAGGGGACTATTATCCTCATAAGGGAGGTATGTACAACTTAGGGAGAAGGGTGAAGGATATAATGTCTTTGCCTAAAGAAGTGATTAGATACATAAAATGGGTAACAACAACATGAATGAAATAGTTTACAACAATTACGATTTGGTTGCTTTCGAGCAGAATGGAGAAGTGGTAGTAGCCGTAACATTCTACAGGTATTACAAGAAGAAAGCTAAGGGCGAGGTTAATTATAGATGGAGAACCAGATGCCCGGAGCTGGTGGATAAGATCGTAAAACACCGTACCAAGGTATTTACCGGTCAACTTATCCAGTTAGCGAAAGTGTATGGGGAGAAAAAGGTTATAAAATATCAAAAGGAGGAGGAAGGAGTATGTCAAAATACGATAGAGACGCTATAGAAATATATATACTGGATCATATAGATACAGATAATTATGGTAAGCAGTTTAAATATGATAGGGAATATCTATCTTTTATGCTTAACGTGTTCAAGGATGAGTATAAAGAACATATCAAAAGGGATGGGATTAAGAAAGCTTTTGAGGATTACATAATGAGCGTTCCATCCATATTTAGGATTCATATAGCGAATTGCGACATTAGATATTTATTACGTTCATGGGGCGTGGAGTTCGATGAGGATGATGATGAGATATACATCTTGTATAAGAGGATCATAAGAGAGGTCTTTTTTAAGATGTGTGAGGATATGAAAGTTTGTTAATGTTGAACCAAACCTTGGCGGGGCGGAAGGATATATCATGATCGTACGTGTACGGATATGATCCGGGGTCGGTTCCCGGCGCCTTGGCACAACTTAATTAAATATAGATAATATGGACAATGTTTTAAAAAGAGCGGCAGCGGAACTGAAAGAAGCCGGTTGCAGGGTTTTTGCGTGGCAGGATGATACTTATAATAGAAGTTGGAGTAAGGGTGATTATATAATGTTGTATTACGCCTTCCCTGATTCACCCAACATCGGGTATCTGAGTCATGGGGAATATGGGATGAGCGTAGCGTATAGTAGAGCTTATATACCGAGCTGTGGAAGTGGATCGGGGTGTTGTGTCAAGGAGGAAGCTACGTTTGACCTTGAGGCGGCGTTAGACGTGCTGAACGGGCCGTTACCTAGGTGGTGTAGGTCTTATGGGGTTTATCCAAAGCAGTACGATAATATTGATAAATGGTATAATAGCGATAATCATAACAAAAAATTATTTAAGGAGATTTGATATGGAGGTAAAAGATTGGGAAAATCTGGTTTTGAATACAGAAGTAGGATCACATTGTTTTGTTACGCTGATTGATAATAATGACATCAGTAAAGGTTACGCGCAGATCAGACGCGCGGAACATTTCGGGTATAACATCTGCTTCACTCGGTTATATGGGAATAAGTTTTATTTCGAAAAAATAGAGGAAGGACGTACGCAACAATACATCAATAGGAGAAAATAATATGGTGATAGAATTTGATTTTGAGATATACAAAAACGGAGATTACGATAAGGTATATCTCCGCAACGGGAAAGAGCCAAGAGTATTATGTGATAATGGGAAGGGAGATCGCCCTATAGTCGTGATGGTTGAGGATGATAACGCGGATGATTATATTATTCTACGTTATAACGAAACTGGCAGGAGAAATATCAATAGTCAATCGAGTCTCGATCTTATGTTATCGGTAAAAGAACGGGAGCCAGAGTTGTGGGTTGTTGTTATATCTTACATGGATAATAAAGATAAGAGACAAAAGATGGTCTTGCCTAATTTTTTCTCAAAGAATATAAGAGGGAATATATATCTTCAAGGAAGCTCTAAATCAAGTGTATCATATTATGTTGATAAGTTAGAAGAAGATAAGTGCTTCGATGAGCTATGCGAGAAGATAAGGGTAAAGAGAGATCGTATTTATAACATGGAAATAATATCACTATCAGATGACGAGGCGACAGTTTAATCAGTTGATAAATGAGCTAGACGGCAAAAGCCCGTTTATCGTATTACATAGGGATGCCGTTGCGCCTAAATACGTGGGCGTGGAGGTGTCGAAGGATGGGATGGTATACAGATATGCGATAATAGGGATAAACGATGAGTATAAGGCTAAAAAAGCCCTTATTTCGAAAATATTAGGCATAGCTAGTTACCTAAATGGCAATAAGCCCTTAAAAAAGGGTTAATTAGATGTATTTATGACCTGCGGCATCATATACGATATAATGCCATAAATGACGTTGTATAGAGGATATGTATGATAATATGATAGATAACGCATTCGTGTCTTGATATCATAATATTATGCCATTATATCCTCTTTTTGTATAAAAAAGATAACAAATGATACAAACATCTTGAATATGGATGAAATTAAGATAGGAGCTGAAATTGTATTTAATATAACCGGCAACCATAATATAGGATATGCCAAAGGGGAAAAGTATATCGGGACGGTGTTAAGCAAGGATCACCGATCACGTCTTTATGTACGGACAATAGGAATGCCTAGGGCTTGTATTGATGAGCGGGATGTAGAGTGGGTTATTGATCCAGATGGGGATTTTGATATGGATGAGGCGATCCCGAATCCTATGGCAAGGGAGTTGTATAAGTTGATGGGTAGGTACGTTTATACGTTCGGTAGGTCTCATGAAAGTATCAATGGCTATATCGTGTACGAGTGTATGATGATGGACAGGGATTTAAGATATAATGTTATGTATGCGTTGCATGATCATGGATTTGAGATACGGCATATTGATAGTTATTCTTGGTGGATGACCAATGAGAGGTTAATGTCTGAGGTAACGTACACGGAGGGGGATATTCATATAATTGTTCATGAGTGTATGGAAGATTATGTGGATAATGTGAAATTCGGGGAGGAGTTTTATAAAAACAAGGGAACGTGATAAGATACTTACTTGTGATGGCGATGATAATATTGACACCACCAAAAGGGAACGGAGGCATGCCCCTCGCCCCGAAGCCGGCCGTGATCGAGGCACGGGTATGGGATAAGCTGGCGGCCGCCCTGTCTTTCGTGGAGTCAAGGGATGACGATCGGGCGTACAACGCCGCATCCGGGGCGTTAGGGAGGTGGCAAATGAAAAAGGTGTATGTAGATGAGGTTAATAGGATATTGCGCCTTAAACGGGAGAAAAAGCGGTATAGATACGATGATAGAACAAATCCTATCAAGGCTAGGGAAATGTTCGAGATATATCAATCTCATCATAATCCGAACAAGGATATAGATCGGGCTATAAGATTGCATAGGGGGCTACATTCCCCTAAATATGTCAAGGAGGTTAAGAACAAATTGAGAGAATAAAAATATAGGAGGATTAACATGGACGAGAATAAAGTGATACGGCCGATGGATTTTGTTCGGCTTACAAATATTGACGAATTAAATGTGATTAAGGACACTAAAAACCATATAGGGCTGGTGAAGGAGGTCAGTCGGGACGGAAGTATGAGTGTGATATGGATAGGTGACACCTACAGCAGGGTAGCGTGGTTTAACTGTAAGGAGGTGGAGACGGTGGACAACCTAGCAAACCTTTTGACGCGCGGGTTGGCCAACTTTATCATAGAAGGGGGAGAGAATGCGGATAAGTTCTATCCGTTTGGTTAGAAATAATTAATCGGAGGCGAAATGGAAATAAAAATAATGAAAATGGATGACGGATATGAATTATTCGTCAATAGTGTGCTTGTAAAGAAAGGCAAGGTCTTAGCGCACATAAGAAAGATGGCAAATGAGATTATATTCGACAGCGAGGAAACAATAAGAGTAGAATCAAATCTTCCGGAAATAAATACAAAGTACAAAGGATATAGAATTTATTCATCTCCATTGTATGTAAAAGTATTTAATGGGCATATTGAGCTTCCTGATAGATTTATGTCTATCTCAGAGGCAAAAGTATTTATTAATAGTTAAATGGGTTAAACGTAAATTAAGAGAACAATATGAATCGTGAGACATTAATAAGTATCATTAATAAAAATGGAATAAGATTTCTTCCAGTAAGAAGATGTTCATTATGTGATGAATATATAGGGTATAAATTCGTTAGGATGTGCGATGGGAGTATGATTCCAGTATTTTCTAGTGGATGTGGGTGTTGTGGAGTTAATAATGGACAATTGTTTGAGAGGACATGGGATGAGTTGCTTGATATTATCAATAATCAAAACAAGTCTTCAGATGAGATGGCGGAAGTTTAATGTAAAGAGGAGATGTTATATATGAAATGGGTGATAATAAAAGGGGTTAGATATCCTAGTTCTGTGATATCAGCATTTGCGGCATATAATATGGATAATCCTTTCGTGAAGATCAGGATCAGAAACAAGTATCATATAGTGTCTTTTGATGATGTCAATAAGATGGCTAGTCAGATGGTATATTTAATGGACAACTATCCTGATTTCGTTCAGATAGGGAGATGGTGGATATCCAAGAAAGCGGTGATGTCTTGGGTTCCCAAGGAGCAGGCCGTGGACGGATCGGGCTGGGTCATATCCTTTACCCTGTCCTTTGGATTGGAGGGAGGGACGCAAATTAGATTTGATAAAGAAGATGAATACCTAAGTGAGATAGATAGGTTAAACGAGTTGTTTAATGTAATATTATAAGGGAGTATGTTGATAGATGTAAATAAATGGATTGAGAAAAACGGGAGCTTCGAGGAGGTCAATGGATTAGATTTAGTGAGACACGGATATGAGTGGATTAGACGAATGCACAAATTCGAGAATAAGGCAGATCGTCATACTTTCCAGAAAGTGTTTGGTAATAAAAGAGGTAATGAGTTATGGGACTGTTTTTTAGAGGTAGGAAGGTCTATCTTCATATTAGAAGATAACTATTTTATGATTAACGACAGGAACGTCTTCTCTTTATGTTTAGCAGAGTGTAGTGATTATGATCTATATGAGCTTGTTCATAATATTGAGACTCATAGTGATCAAGGTAAATGATATTGTTTAATTTTTAGAAATAGTGAATTATCATGGAACAGTGCGTATTAGTTTATACAGAAAGTGGGTATCTTTTTAATGATATGTCAAAAAGATTAGAGTGGTTTGAAATTGATGAGATCTTGATTAGTTTTACATATGGGGTCGTTAGATATATAGGGACATGGGGAGGATGTAGGACTGAGAAGACATTAGATGGGAAATTATTTTATTCGTCCGAAGAATGTTTTAAAAAAGGCGAGAGTATTCTTAAGAAAAAAATATCAATATGTAATGTTTTTGAGTCATTGTATGGGTTCTCACTAATAGATAATTATGTATGGAAATACAAAAACGGAAGAGCTGTCAGAGAAAAATTAGAACGTTTTGAGATTGAAATGAATCATAAAGGAGAATTTCATTGTCAAGAAACATATTATGAAAGTCGTGAAGATGTGTATAGATTTAATGATTTAACCGTAGTTGACAAGAATGGAGACATGAGATTAGTAAAATCTTCAAAAAGTAAATTAATGCTTACTAATGATCAATTAGATGTTGTGGAGAGAATGAAAGGCATCATTGATGACATGGTTAGGTTAAAGATGATTATGTATATTGATCAAGACTATAATCTTTGTTTTCTGCCGGAAAATAAAATAGAAGATTTGACAATGGATGAAACGGATGGATTTGTGGATACCACCGGTATAGTGACATCTATAAAATCTAAGGATGTAGTGGAGTTTTATGTAGAAAACCCATTCGTAAAGATAAAGGATGAGTAATATCTGAATCTGGATTGTGGTGGTTCGTGAGAATAGCCACAATCATATCTCTAAACGTGAACATAAGGAGGTACGTAAGTCATTCGATTGACGTTAGGGATCTAGTTATATTAAAAGAGGAGGGATTATGAAAGAGATTGTATTAAAACTGTATGAGTTTGATGAGCTGTCAAAAGACTCACAAGAAAGGATCATAGAGCGTGAGCACTGGAATGTAATGGAGCAATGTATGGATGCTTATGGCATAGACTATAAAAAGTCAATGAAAGCCTTTGAGGATATGACAGATACTAGGGTTTATAATTGGGAAGTTGGATACGAGAGATATGATTTTAGTTATGAGTTTAAATATAATGATCCTATTTATGAACATCCTACAGATTATAATCGTGATATATTCCCTAAGAATCTATGCGGTAAATTATTGTTCAGGTATATCAATAACAACATTATGCCACATATCACGAAAGGTAAATATTATTCTATAGGCAAATATATAGATGGGAAATATAATTACAAGTGCAGACGCAGTCGGGTAATATTGGGATACGAAGACAATTGTCCATTAACAGGGTCGTGTTATGATTATTATCTTCTTAAACCGATAATTGATTATTACGATACTTGGTGTACTTACCCGGAGGATTTTTCTTTAGAGGATCTGATGAGACAATGTTATGATAACTTCTTCAAGTCATGGCATGAGGAGTACGAGTATTGGGCTGATAATGAAGATGCGATACGTGAGGAGCTTCATCATAATCAGTATGAAGATCGACTCTATTATGAGAATGGGGATGTGTATGTTGGATCATTAAATGAAATAGTATGAAAACACAAGAAGAATATGCTCGTGAGATCGATGAGATCGTTCGCCGTGATGTAGAGAGTTACCAGAGTGACTGGTTTAAGATTGATAAGGAAATATTCATGCTTCCGGAAAACAAGAACAAGACATTTATTCTCGGAACCCGAAAGACAGGATGTGATTTGTTGATACTGGGAGGCACTAATTGTGATGAAAGTTATTTGGATGGGGTTTTTGGGTGTCTTGGTAATGAGAAATTCTATGTTTGCCAGCCAATATCTCTTTATGAGACAACACGAAATATTCAGGAAAGACCTGCCTTGTACACTTTTAAAATAGCGACCGCATATTTCAGAGAGCAGGATTTGGTTCCTGTATTTGAAAATTCACATTGTAAATTAATGAAGTTATGAATATAGAGGTAATAAGATACAGGCTTCCAGTTTATTGGGCTTGTGCTCTGATAAATGGTGATTATACTGGTTTATCGGATGAAGAAGAAAGGGGAATTAATAATTTCTTGGAACAAGCAGAAGGGTATCCCGTAGATGTGAACTTGGAAACAGAAGGCTTTTATCGGTGCAATGACGCTAATGATATAGCGGGAAGTTGCGCCGATTTTATTTTTCATAAGTGTAACAATTAAATTAAATAGTATGGAAACGGAAAATAAACTGGTTTATTCAAAAGAGAATTACTATACCGAGAACGGATATAAGTATAAAATCAAGACTACAATATCGTTAGATGATGATTGTCATAACAATATGTGTGATTGGAGTATAACCGCTGACATTCGTTGGAAAAATAAATATGGGATATATAAAGAGTATATGGGAGGCTGTTGCCATGATGAGATTGCGAGACATTGTCCGGAATTGGCGAAGTTTATACCATTACATGGTTGCAATCATTACGGCGCTCCTCTGTATCCAGTGGAAAATGGTATATATCACGTTAAAAGAAGTGGTATGTTTGTGGCAATGGAGTATTTGCGTATATCAGACAAGGAATATTCCAAATTATCTGAAGCGGTGGACGATAAGATGTATTTCAAGTATCTGCTTTTCAATCTGGGAATTGTGGATAGATGGAAACATGAATCAGGCGAGCTTATTGCGGAACTTGAAGACCTGTGTGGAAAGAAATGGGTTAATCCATATAAGCCAGAAGAAGAAAGATTTACCCTGACACTAACGGACGAGGAACGTTTGCTTATTGAAGAGCGTATTAAAGCCGGGTATTACTCCGCAGAAAATATCGAAAAACGTAGGGAGGAAGCTCATAAGGCAAAGATGTTGAAAAAGCGTACTGAAATTTGTGAGCGATACGATAAGGTAATCAGGGAAGCGGAAACAGGCAAAAAGGTAATGCTCTGTGTATTTGATTATGGATTGTCAACCGATAATGTGATATATTATAATCACACGAACACTTTATCTTTCAACTGGCGTGATTATGGGGAAAAGATCACACAAGAAGAGTTTGATGATTTCGTGAATAACATGGATCGTTCTAAGTTACCAGAAGGGATTAAATTCGAGTTCAAAGCATGATCAAGAAAATGAAATCCAAAGAATATGCTTTAGGGGTGGAGCGGATGGATAAGGAGGTAGGGGCGCCAATCGATATCGCTCAGTCCCCTATGCTTATGGCGGCTTACGAGGCCGGATGGGATGGGGCCATGAGACATCTTGGAGGTATGTCTGTAGATGATGCGATAATGGAGATTCTTTTAGAAAGAATGATAGATATTGCATTTGAAGACGAAACAGTATGATAATAGAAAAATCATTAAAAATAAAGTTTATACAGAAATGCAAATGTGGAGCTGTCACTATCAGATTTACGGGAGAGACATCCAAGATGTCATGGGCGGCGTTACCGGTGGAGCCGGCGTGTATGGGTAAGGCGGTCGGGGAAGCGGGGCGTCCGCCCATGTTCGTTGGATTGGCTGAATAGATAAAGCTGCAATGTAGTGATATAACTAAAGTGAAAATAACAATATAAATACATGTAAAATTATGGGAAAGAAAATGATAACAATACCATTTGATTTAGAGTTGGCAAAGAAAATCAACAATGGTGAGCGCAATGGAATGATTGTAACGGATGGCGATAATTACAGAGTAGAGTTTGTGTATCATAGGGAAGAGTCTTTCCCAATCCTAGGAGTTATCCATACTGATCACGGCATAATATCAGATTGGTTCTCAAATAATGGATTCGGAGGAAAGAATTATAGACTTAAGCTTAAAGTTCCAGAATATACCACATTCAAGGACGGAGATGTATTGAGTAATGAACAGGGTGATTACCTGTTTATATTAAATACGAACGGAGAATATCTTACATCTTTTCATGCATCATGGAAGAAGGGGAGGGGAGTCGTGATTCCTAAAAAAGCACATGCTGATTGTAATAATATTGAAAAATACAGACTTGCTACTGAGGATGAAAGGCAAAAGTTTATTGATGCTCTTAAAACAAGCAAAGAGCCTAAAGCCAAAATGTATTTGAAACAATTCTTTGATATTGAAATAGAACCAGAATATAAATTCAAGCCATTTGATAAAGTTTTAGTAAGAGATACAGAAGACGATGATTGGCACGTAAGTTTGTTTGTTAGGAAAATTGCTGATGCTCAATATAAAGAAGAAAGATATGAATGCTTAAATGGGACGGGATGGATCTATTGTATTCCTTATGAAGGTAATGAACATTTTTTGTAAAAATTCCGCTAATTTATACAGAATAGCTTAAAATGAGCGAATTATGAGTTTCTCACCTCAATAAAGGTAATGATTTGGCAATAGTTCTAAATTCTGCATTGTGTATAAGTATGCTTGTCAAACAACTCTTTATTTCTCGATGCAAAGATACAATTTAATTTTTATTTTCCTCCGACTGATATGCTAAATAATAATAATAAAAGTGCAACAAAAATAACCTGATTTCAAAAATATTCCATTATCTTTGCGCTGAACGCAATAATAAAGATAAACGATGAAAGATATAAATCGCATAAAAGTCGTGTTGGTAGAGAAGAAGCGGACAAGCAAATGGTTGTCCGAGCAATTAAGGAAAGATCCTGCAACAATCTCAAAATGGTGTACCAATACCTCACAACCAGATTTAGTAACATTGACCAAGGTAGCTGCTCTATTGGACGTTGATGTTCGTCAGCTTATCAATAAAACAAAAGGTACTAACAGTGATGATTGACAATCATTAGTTAAAAAAGGATTAATAATGAATATAAAAGCAAAACCATTCATCAAATGGGTTGGCGGTAAAGGACAACTCATTGAACAGCTGGAAGCAAAGCTCCCAGCTGACTTTGATAATTGGGATGATGCGACATACATAGAGCCATTCGTTGGTGGTGGGGCTATGTTGTTCTACATGCTGCAACAGCATCCAAATATCAACCGTGCTGTGATCAACGATATTAACAGCGATTTGGTTACATGTTATAGAACTGTACGTGACAATGTGGTGTGAGATGTTTATGGCTGTACGCCAACGCTATAATGAGAAGAATCTTGACCCGATAGAGAATACAGCAAAGTTCTTCTTCCTAAACCGTACCTGCTTCAATGGTTTGTATCGTGTAAACAAAAAAGGTCTGTTCAATGTTCCTTGCGGAAAGTACATGCAGCCACAGATTTGTGATGAAGATACACTTAGAGCAGATAGTGAGTTGTTGAAACGAGTGGAAATATTGGAAGGTGATTTTGAGAATACTTTGCTTTGTGCTAATGCCAAAACTTTGTTCTATCTTGATCCTCCTTACCGTCCGCTTAGTGACACTTCAAGTTTTAATGACTATACAAAAGAAGCGTTCAATGACGATTCACAAGTTAGACTGAAAGAGTTCTGTGACAAAGTGGTAGCTGAGGGACATAGCTTTATGTTGAGCAATTCTGACTGCAAAGGAAAAAATGAAGCAGATAATTTCTTCGATGTACTATATGCTGATTACTATATTGATAGAGTTATGGCTTCTCGTAATGTGAATGCAAACGGAGCGAAACGAGGAAAGATTTCCGAACTGTTAGTCCATAGTTATCGCAACACGAAAGATTGGCAATTGAACGATATTAACAACCACAAGTCACAACGTGTGGCTATAAAACAAAAGGCTTATGCTTAAAGATTTCGATAAATTTATGTCTCAATTGAAAGAGACAAATGCAACTCTTGATTTTTTATAAAAAAACATATTAAAATGGAAAATAAAGAACAGGATTTTATCAATCGATATAAAAATGTGCAAGAATCCATTGTGAAGGCAATGGACAAGGCATTAGAACGGGCAATAGGGAACAAGGCAATAGATTTCGAGAAGTGTGAAGGCAATTATTTGGACGTCTATCCTCTTATCGGGGCGGTCTTACAGAAGGAGCTAAGGAGTGTACTTGGTGAAAATGTGAATAAGAGTATATCCCGGAATATGAAAATAAAGGCGACCAAGTACAGAAATGATTACAGGGTATGGTTGGACTATGCAGGAGATTACAGAAACGAAAATATAGAATAACATGAAATATCAAAATTTTATGTGTCCTTATGAGCTTGCATTAAAGTTGCATGAGTTGGGTGTAAATTCAGAGTCGGAATTTTATTTTGTGAAAGAGGTGAAAGGAGGGGGATCCAAAACAGAATCAATTGCACAAAATACAATGAGATATTCATACAGAAAAGAAGGAGACCTCATACCGGCTTATATGAGTCATGAACTTGGAGAGATACTACCAAGTATGATAAATATCAGTAAATCAAAAATATGGGATGACTGGTTGCAATTGACACAATATTTCCCGAATAAGGATATCGAATACTACGAAGCTGCCTATGTTCGTTACAATGCCTACGATTCGCCAACAGAAGTATATAGCGGATTTGGGGAAACAGAGGTGGAGTCAAGGGCGATGCTTCTCTTTGATTTGTTGGAAAAGAAGATATTGACACCTGATGGTTTGAATTTAAAGGAAGTGGATAGGAGAAAGGAATATGAGAACGAATTTGAATAGTACAAGTATGAGAAACACATGTCCAGAATTCCCGCTTTTCGGTGCGAATTATCCAGACGCGACTTGCATAGATGGCATATTGTATGATCTGGATAATGTAGGTGATGATGGTGTTCTAATCAAGCCATTGGAAGAGATCCCATGCCCATTCTGCAGAACAGAGGAGTTTATCAGATACGATCCATTCAATAAAGAGTATAGCATGGATAGTGAAGAGGATATAAGAGATTGGTATATGAGCTATATTAATGAAATGAGAAATAAGTATGGGGGAAAATAAGAAGAAACAAACACCATGCCGGAACTTGAAAGATTGGCATACGAACAAATGAAGGAGGTAAACGATGGAGACAGTAAGATTATCGGATTACTCTTCTTATGATAAAAACAAGGGAGGAATACAAAAATTGCGTCACAAATTCAGGAATCAAATACTTGAATATTGGGGAGAAGATACCGGAATCCTAATAGGAACAACCATGGTATATGAAAGACATTTGTGGAACGAGGAAGTTAAAGTAATATGATTATGGACGATAGTAGGATAATGGAAGCGGCTAAATTGATAGCCAACTCCTCAGCGGCCTTGATAGAGGCTATGGGGATGATGAGTGAGAATATAGAGAGGGCTAACAGAGGGGAATCTCTGGCTTATACCGAAGATCAGTTTATGAGACTAATTCAAGATAACGGAATAACGTATAACGATGTAATACAAAGGGGGTGGATATGAAAAACGTAGAAAGAATAAACGCATTAAATAAAGTTTATTATGAATAGAATGAAAATGTTTTTTAATTACTTATTCTTTAGGGATATGGGTAATCTTGGTGAGGGGTGTCTTATAAGCGCATTCATCTGGCTTATAATCATGCTTGCCATTATTGGGGTATTTTGCTTATACTAAAGATCATTTCATGAAAGTGATTCAAGATAATAGGATAACGTATAACAATGTAATATAAAGGGGTTAGAGATTATGAAGGACGTAGAAAGAGTAAATGCATTAAATAAAATGCTATTAAATGCGAACGTAGTAGCTTATGGAGGTATGGTTGATTTGATCAAGAGAACAGGGAGACTTGATCTTGATATGGATAGCGGAACCCATGTAGATGATTTTCCGGCTGAAATAAGGATCTTTACCGATAACGGGTTGATTTGTTTATCTATAACATCCGTGTATTTATCGGGGGAAGATAATTTGATGGTCGATGGATATGATGACGATAATGATAAAGTTGATGGGGTGGATGTTTATTACGACCAGATAAGTGAGGTGGTATATCTGGCTAAAGTCATATTAGAAGAAATGGAGGAAAAAGATCATGGAGAAAGCAGTTAAAACAGATATGGAATATAGGGAGATATTGGAGAAATCATTATCAGCTATCCAATATCTAAGGATACATGGATTCTCTACATACATGGAATCGGAGGGGATTGTAAATAGGATAATGATGTTCAAGGATAAGAATGAGATGAGGAATCGAAAGATTAAATCAATTCTGTAATGGTTGATCATAATGGTAGAGAGATATAAGTACAAGTGTATTGATGCTTATGAGGAGCCGGAGAATCCAATGGAATGGTTGCCGTGTCCACGATGCGGCCTCCGGCCTCTGGTCTGGGAGTTCGATAACGGGAGAGCCACGGCGTGCGGGTGCGGGACAGACTGTTATAGTCATTGGAGCGTGCAAGCGGAAAGTATTATGTCGGTCATAAAAAGATCTGATAACGGTAAGTCGGCTGAGGCGTATGATATTGATGAACTTAAAAATAACTGGAATCATTGGGTGAGGACAGGGGAGATACTGTTTACGCCGGGAAATGGGAGATGGTAATATAATTAACAATTTAAGACATGGATCATTATTTGGCTACAATTCAAACAATATTAGATAGATGTGATGATAACAACACATCTCCTAGTATTGATGACATGGAGATAATAAAAATAAACCTATGCAGAATAATTCAGACTCGTTACGGAATAACTCAGTTATGGTTCATTCCGTTGATAGAAAGAATACAGAATGCTTGTTGTAAACATTACAATGATGTTGATATGTTATGGGAAAATTTTGTTAAAAAAATGATTGAATAGGAGGGATAAATATGAGTACAAAAACAAGTAAAGAATATAAAGCGATAAAGAATTATATCCATAATGAGCTTGGGCTTACGAAGGAAGATATAATCAATGCAATTAGATCTGATATAAGAAAATATGTTGAGGAGTGTGTGTGTAATACTTACGGGAATGATAATAATATAGAGCAGATGATTAAGTTTATGGTGAATAATGAGCTTAAAAATAAAGATTTTAATGTCATTCCAAGAATGGTAGAGAAAGTATTAAAAGATAAGATGTTAAACGATATAGAGATTGTTGTAATAAACAAGAATTTAAATGATTGAGGATATGGATAATAAGGATATTTTAGATAAGGCAAGAATGGAGGGCATGAATCAAGGGATATGGCTGGCGGTTCAGGAGCTAGCCCACGACGGGCGATGGACGCAGGCCGCAGAGGAACTGGTGTCTTCTTGTGGATTGACCGAGGATGAATGTAGGGAGCTGCAAGAAGAAAGCGGATCATTCAATGATGAGATGCTTGATTTTATTAACAGCGTATTCGGACATGAGGATATGATAAATAATAGTATAACTTTGGAGAATATAGGGTATCATAAGATAGGCTCTATATTTAAATATAATATTGGTTCGAAAGAAGTAGAACTGGAGGTGGTTGAATCCAGTGATGCTAGTTGTGAAGGATGCGTATTTAATAATAGTAAGAATTATTACTGTAAGGATACCCATTGTATTGATATAGATAGGAAAGATGATATAGACGTTATATATAAAGAGGTAAAAAGATCATGAGTTTAATAGATAAATTAGAGGATTTGGTGATCAAAGTAGACACCGAATACCAACAGAAGATGGAGGCGGTGATCCGGGAGATAGTTCCGGGGATGCCGGAAGGGAACGTGCGCCATGCCGCCGAGTGTATGTGTACGGACAGGATGGGGAGCATGATGGATATCGATATTTATATATTAAAGGAAGAGGATAGACCTTACGAATGCCATTATCTAAAGGATCTGCTGGAGGATAGGGTAGCTAGAATAGCCAAAATGCATGAGGATGAAAGTTATACATACAATATGGATGATAATTATTGGTGCGCCACATGTGGATCCCATTCTCATAAAAAGGATTCCAAGACAGGGTATTGTTGGTATTGCGATACAGTTAATTGGGTTAAAGAGGATGGGAAGGATGTTGGAATATAAAAACAAGCAATTATATAACAAGGAGGAATAAACATGGGAAGAGGTGTTAATACAGGCGCCTTGTCTCCGGTCGGCGGTATCGGGGAAATACGAATGCGAGCAAACCTGCGAAAAATAGTGGCGTACAAAGATTTCGCGAAACAGATGGTCATGGCACAATACGAATGATAGAGGAGATTGGTGATTAAAACATTAAATAACATTAAACATGAAAAAGAGTAGAAGAATTGTAAAGAAAATGAGCAAGAAGAGCCTTATCAACAAGAAGGCTCTTCGGTATATTATCGCAAACAGTAATTTATGTAAACATGCGATAAGAGAATTGGAATTAGCCGGATATAGCAAAGAAGAGGACGGTCCTAACAAATGGATGCGCGAACAGGTAATAGAAGCTGTCGCGCTGTTCTCTTCTCATGGTAACAGCGGATTCTCGGCACCATTTGAAATCAATCTCGTCAAGAAACTTTGCAGTTTTGATATAATCTCTCCTTTGAGATTTGACGATGGCGAATGGGAAAAAATAGGCTTAGACGGGAGTTGCCAGAATAAAAGAAAATCATCGATATTCAAAGAGCCGGACGGGAGTATCCATGATGTTGATGCATTTTCAAAAGTTCCTGTAAAAAAGTTTTTATTCGCCACTCGAACGTGGACGGAGAACATCCATAAGATAGGATGGATAGGAGGGTTGTTTGAGACGGACGAAAACGGAATACTCACTGGAAGATATTTTGGTAGATGTAATGTAAAAGACTATCAGAACGGATATATGCCAAAAGGCAAGAAAGAAATACCATGCAGGGAGATAGAGATATCGCCGGACAATTGGATTATGACAGTTGAATCAAACAATGAGGCTTTGATTGAATTGTCAAAGATTTATGATATAGTCTGGCGACAATGCCCTTGCTTGAAAGGCATAATGAATACCAACGTTACACCGGAACTTGAAAGATTGGCATGCGAACAAATGAAGGGATAAACAATGAATGACAAATTTGTAGACATGCCGAAATACATGGCGGACAAATACGAAACCGCCGACTTTATTGCCAGCGATCCCGTCCAGTTCCCAAGGCGGTATTCCGGGCGGGACGCGGAGGTCAGTGGGTTCATTACTTCGTGGCTCTCGTTCGGGAATCGAAAGGCGATCATCGGGGCGGCGGAGATGAGGAAATGTCTTGATAAGATATTTGATTTGGCGATTGATGAAAGGCTTAAATAATTAAACACAAAATCATATAAGATGATAACTTCTATAAGGATAGACGACAACAAGAAGACTCCATTTAAATATATCCAAAAGATAAAAGCGTTCAAAAATGGCTCTGAGTTTATATTCAAGCCCGGCGTGAATGTGATTGTAGGCAAGAACGGGAGCGGGAAATCAACCCTCCTGAATATGATATCGAAGTACATGTTGTGCGAGAAAAAGATGTGTTCTGAATTACCGTCAGAAGCATTGTATTTCCCGGATATATTTGATGATGACAAGGTGCTTGACGGGATCAGTATTAAGTCGGATTATATCGGGAAGGTATTCCATCTCCTACAGCAAACTGAAATGAGAAAGGATGATATATTGGATAATATCAATAATTTAAGTTTGTATATGAATGGAGCATCTAGGTCCTCTGGGGAGAAGAACCTTCATGCCATGAACTCGCTTTTTGATTTTGTGTTTAACCAAGATGAGTATGCGTTTCCGATACAGAAGCTTATGGAATTTAAGAAAAAGTCAAATGAGTTCTGGGCAAACAGGATCGACAATCTTTTAAAATACTACAAAGACAATCATGTGGTATTAATGGAGAAGGATTTTGAGTATACAATCCTTATGGATGAGCCGGACAGGAATTTAGATATTGACAATATCATGGATCTGTACAAGGTATTGTCATTTCATAAACCGCAAACACAAATTATAGCCGTAATTCATAACCCGGCTTTGATTTACAAGTTGAGCAAGTTGGATTGCGTGAACTTTATTGAGATGACAAAAGGATATTTGAAGAAAATTACTGGTTTTATGAATAAAAAATAAGAAAGGAGATGAGAGAAGAATTGAGAACAATAGGATCAAAAGAACGCCATGTGTTTACAGCAACCTTTGTTAGATTTGGATTTAGGAATGGATACATTGGACCTGTAAAAACGATGCTTTTACAAGATGTGACACTTGATAGCAAAATAGTATCAGATCATTTGTGGTTCGATTTAACAAAAGGATTTAGTGGTGCTGATTTATCGCCAGGCGATGTGGTTGAGTTTTGCGCAAGGGTTAGTGCTTACGAGAAAGGATACAAGGGGCACAAGGATGATGTACTTAATAGACCGATAGAAAGAGACTATCGATTATCAAGACCGACAAAAATTAAAAAGATCGGGAAGAAATTAATATTAAAAGATGAGGGGAAATAATACATGATAATTATATGCCTAAAAAATTTATAATTTATTAAAAGATAATGATATGAAAATTCAAATAGAGTTAAATTTGGAAGATGTATTTGAGGAAGCTATGTACAACGAAGCGACGTTGAAAGAGGAGTTTACCAGCTCGGTCAGGTTAGCTGTAGTACGTGAACTTAAAGAAAAGTTCAAAAATGAGTTGATGAGGGAAATATCCAATCCGATATCAGAGAAGCTCGAGGATATAGCGAGAGAATCAATGAACGATCTTGTCGAGAACGCCAGCAAGAAGAAATACAAATTCTGGATAGATTATATGGAAGAGGAACTGACAGTAGATGAGCTTATAAGAGGCAGGATCAAGAAGGTCGTAGACAACAACATTGAGACGATGATAAGCTCAAGAGCAAAATCTTTTGTCGATGAGTTAAGGAAAAGGTATGATATGGCGTTCGCTGCCTTCATCGTGGATAATATGAGAAAGCAAAATATATTGAAGGACGATAAGATAGCTGAGCTGTTAAAGGATAACCCAAATGAGAAGTAGGGAAGATACCAAAGGAAGGCGGCGATCTGTGCTCATGACGCCGCCCGTACCGGAGAAGGTCAGGGTATTATCCCCGGCATGGTATAGGGCGGCAGTGGAGTTTCAAGGTAGGCCGGAGCAGGAGCGACTAGCCTTTTGCTCGTGGTGTTGTTGTTGTGGAGGGTGTAATTTGTGCGCGGATATAAGCAAATACAACATAAAAGGACTTAAAATATATGGAGGATAGTAATATGGAGATGGAGGAACTTAAAAATAAGTATAGTTTTTCCGATGGGTTGATGGAGAAAATAAAACACTCCATTGAGGTATTAAGAAAAGGGGAGGAGTTTGCCCTAAGATTTTACGATAAGGGATATTATCTAGCTTTCAGTGGAGGCAAGGATAGTCAGGCTCTTTACCATATAGCTAAATTAGCCGGCGTTAAATTCGAGGCTCATATGAATATGACTACAGTGGATCCGGCGAACGTAGTATCTTTTGTAAAGAACAATTACCCAGACGTGATAAGGCATGTTCCGGATATCAATTTTTACCAACTTATAAGAAAAAAAGAAATGTCTTCCATCTAAAACGCAAAGATATTGCTGTGAAGTCCTCAAGGAGAGAGGGGGCGGAGGTACGGTGACTTTAGTAGGGATAAGGGCGGAGGAATCCAAGACAAGAACTAAAAGGAATGAGATCGGAACCAGTAAAAGAAAGTATGATATATCATTCGATCAGTTTGATGAGCATAAGGAAAAGATGGTCTCTTGTGTTGGTGGAAAGGATAAGGTGATAATATCACCAATATTAGCATGGACGGACAAGAATGTATGGGAGTTCTTAAATAAGATGAATATCAAGCATTGCGACTCATACGACAAAGGAGCGAAAAGGATAGGATGTATATTATGTCCGATGTCAAGTATCGGAGAGATGATGAAATATCCGTTTGATTATCCTCATCAGACAAAGAAGTTCCTAAATGAGATAGAGATACTTGTAAAAGACGGTCACTATCAAGAGTTAGGAGAAAATCCAAATATAGTATTAGCGTGGTATTTATCGAAGAGAACAGTGGATGACTTTAAGGGACTAGTGAGAAGAGTACAATCCGGAAAATTCAAGCCTAATAAAAAGAATAGAGAACTATGGGATAGATTCATAGATTATTTTGATATAAAAAATGCAAAATTTTAAATATGACAAAAAAAGAGGCCATGATATTGGCGTTAGAGGTATTCTCTCAAAGCGTTGATATTTTAATAGAATCGGATAAGGTAAGTAGATCGATACGGATCACGAAAGATTATGATTTGGTAAATACAGCTTTCTATGATTTAGCGGAAAGCCTTCAGAAAAAAGCTGATAGAATAAAAAAATCAATTAACCATTAATAATATTTATTTAATTTAATTCAAGAACAAAATGTCTACTTTTGTGGACATATTAAAACACGGAAAACATGAAAAGACTTAGTGAACTGACAGACCTTGAGGTCTACAGCCTGACAAAGGAAGAGGAGGACATGGTCGTGAAAATCGAGTGCATGGAGCGGGGCGTGAAGTTCGGGATGAGGATACCCGAGCAGGCCTCGCGTGTCAAGATAGCGGCCCCGGAGATTAAATGTTACAAGATCCACCCGTTCGACATAGCGGTGATGGATATCGATGACGCGAGGGACATAGTGGAGGTGATAGCGAACTCCGGCGATGTAAGGATCATGGAGTATGATTACGCGTCATCCGACTTCATAGCCAAGAAGAAGGTGGACAAGGTAATGATAAAGGAGGCGTACATGTTCAAGGACTCGGAGGTGGAGAGAATGAAGGCGGCCATGGACAAGGAGCTCGACGAGGACTACGCGAAGGTGGTGAACGAATACAAGGAGAACAGGAAGATCGAGCTGGACGTGACGCAGGAGGTCTTGAAGGAAATCTACGAAAGGCAGAAGAAGATGAGAGGGTTTGTTGAAATAAAGGATATCTTCTACAAAGAGTATCTCCCTCTTGCCGATGGTGACATGGACAAGGCAATGGCGTTCCTTAAGAAAGCACACAACGTTTCCGAGGAATTGGAGACATTTATCAATACTAACAAGGAGGATTAAAAAAATGCACAATTGGTTTAAATGTACGGTCTCCTATGAGACCGATGCCGAGAACGGCATGAGGAAGAAGGTGAAGGAGGAGTATCTGGTGGACGCCCTTTCCTACACGGAGTGTGAGGCCAGGATCATGGAGGAGATGAGACCGTTCATCTCCGGTGACTTCAGCGTGGATATAAAGAGGTTCCGGATAGCGGAGCTGTTCGCCATGGACGGGGACCGGTTCTACAAGGTGACGGCGGATTACATCACGATCGACGAGAAGTCCGGGAACGAGAAGCGCAAGGCTTTCAATTACATCGTGCGGGCGAAAGATCTTGACCAGGCGAGGAAGAACTTCGAGGAGGGCATGAGGGGCACCATATCGGACTTCGTAATCACCTGCATCAAGGAGGAGAAGAGGCTGATGGATTTCTACGAGTTTGACGGAAAGATAAGAAACCCGGAGAAGGATGAGGATCGTAAGCGGGAAGGCTAGCTACGAGACGATGTCGTCCGTCGCCGAGAAGCTGATGGAGATAAGTGAGATGGAGGGTACGATCTATCGTATCCTCACATTGTCCAACAAGACCTATCTTGCCTCAAGGCTGGGATATAGCAGGTCTGGGTTCTACAAGAAGATCCAGAACAGGACCTTCAATATAAGGGAGCTGGCCAGCATATTCGACACGATCGTCAATTTCAAGGAGCAGGACTGGACGGAGAGCAAGATAGACAGGCTCAAGAGATACAGGGCGATGAGTCTCATGGAGTTCAACAGGAGCTACAAGAGAAAGAAGGCATGAGGGGAAGGATGTTGCCGTGCGAGAGATGCGGCAGGATGGTGGCCGTGAGGAGCAAGGGCCTGTGCCCGGCTTGCAGGTCGAGGGAGCTCCCGCCAAGGGAGAGGACGGCGATACGGGCGAAGGCCAAGCCGAAGGGGAAGAGCCTGGCCGTTTTCTTTGGCGCCCATGTGGCTAGGTTGAGTATGACAAGGAGATCTGCTACCGGCGCATACATACCATGCCCGGGGGTAAGCAACATATGCCACTTATACCCTAAACGGAAATATAAATCAGTTGCTGAGGATAATGATAACATTATCTACTTGACGGCTGATGAGCATACAAGATTCGATTATCTATTAGATACGATGGATTTCAGCCGGCTCTTGGACGAGTTTGGCAACGTATGGCTGTTGGCAGCCAGAAGGATGAGGGATCTCGCACCTAAAGTCGAGGAGGATGGTAAATTAAAAACCAGATTATTATCATGGATAGAAGAAAACAAAGATTACTTTTAGACCTAGGATATAAGGCTATAAGTGACACAGTATATAGTTATGGGACGATCATGGAAGTCATAAGCGATCAAGAATCGTTTGATGAGATGAAAGTTCGTTTATCCGAGAGACACAATGTGGCTATTGCGGATGATGGAGAGATAGGATGTTCGGCTTTAGGCAAGATTTTAGGCAAGATAAAGGACGAGAATGCGTCGTCATATTATTGGCGATCATCATTACCAGTATTAAGATCATATCATACAGATCCTAAATTTACCGCTTTCTTTGGCATATTAGACGTTTTATCAACTGTCCCAAAGAAAGATATGGTCGAGGAGGAAAAGCCTGTTGAAGAGCCTAAAAACGAGCCTAACGAGGAGATGGAGGTTGAGTATGATCTGGAGACAGAGCAACAGTATTATGCCGCTGAATGGATAAAGGATATCCCGACACCTGTGTTATATAGAATGACTGTCGCCGGCAAACGTGTGTATTATGAGATGGGGGCTGATGGGTATCCTATCATATATGACGGAGCTACCAATAATATAGCTAATGGGTATTGTGATACGTCTGGCGCTTTGGAGAAGTGGAAGAATGAGATGAGACTCAAGGGCAAGGACCCTGATGAATACGCTAACTACAGGGCTGACTTAGGTACTATCATGCATTATCTATTTGGGTTGTATCTGACCGGGGTTAATATAAAGCTGATCCCGACATGGATAAGGAAGGCTGTCAAGGAGGCTAAGCTAAGAATAGACAAGTATAGGATGGAGCGGATATTAGTGGATAACATTGATGAACTGATAGAGGATCTGATATCATTCGCTATATTCTGCAAGGAAAGACATGTAAAACCTGTATTGATCGAGAAGATGTTGAGGTCAAGCAGGTTGAAGGTAGCTTCTTCGGTGGACGCAGTGGTGGAGATGGATAGCGAGCCGGAGATGGTGGAGATAGAGGTCGAGACAGGAGAGTTCTATAAGACGGGAGCCAAGAAAGGTCAGCCTAAGACGGAGAAAAAGAAGATAAAGAGATGCAGGAGGATATTCGCTATATTGGACTTCAAATCAAACAGGAAAGGCAATTTCTATGACGAGTATGCTTTCCAACTTGAGTTATATAGAAGAATGATATTAGAGAACTATGGAAAGATATTGGAGATAGAGGAGATATATAACTTCGCTCCGGGTGATCCTACCGCAAAGACCAGCCAATATAAGTTGAAGAGACAGACTGACAACCCTATATTGAATATGGCTACCGTAGTATATCTTCAAGGAAAGTATAAGTTCGAGAAAACTAATTATACGGTTACATCAAGAATCGGATCCTTAGATATAGAAGGCGAGTTTGATGTTAATAAGTTGGTAAGGAAAGAGCCGCTGAGGGACTATATATATAGAGTCATGAATGAGAGGAGAGGGTGATGGAATTTAGGGAGTTCAATAAGAGCGTTCATCGGTATGAGCTGGATCATAGCAAGCCAAGAAGGAAGCTGACGTGCCCGCAATGCGGCAAGGATAAGTGTTTTACGCCGTACGTGGACGTAACCACCGGTCAGATCGTTGGAGAGCAGTTTGGGGTGTGTGATCATAAAAATAAATGTGGTTACTTTAAATATCCAACAGGGAGCGAACTTGGGAACAATGATCTTTTTACCGATTCAAACAAAGTATTAAGGAGGTACAGACCTCCTATGGATCCGGATATAGCCAACTGCATTCCGGTAAGCAAGATGTTTGAGACGCTTAATCCTTTCGAGACATCCGATCTTCAGGATTATCTATCCAATATCTTCGGATCATATCATACCAATAGGGCATTTAGCTTGTATAAGGTGGGGATGATGAGATTCGGGGACTGGGGTAAGTGCTGTGTGTTCTGGCAACTGGATAAGAATTGGGTAGTGCGGACCGGAAAGATAATGGACTACGGGCCTGACGGGAAGAGGGTAAAGGTTCCCATGGATCACGTATGTTGGGTGCATATACTGGACGGTCAGGATTACCTGCTTAGGCAATGCCTGTTCGGGGAGTTTCTTATCAACTTCTATCCCAATGACGCTCCGGTGTATATAGCAGAGTCAGAGAAGACGGCTGTTATCTGCAATATTGTGTACCCTAGTAGGTTGTTTATGGCCTGTGGCGGTATCCATATGTTGAAAAGGGAGATGATAGAGGCATTGGGACGTAGGAGAATAGTCCTATATCCTGACAAAGGATCGGCGTTTAACGAGTGGAAGAAGAAAGTGGATAGGGATATGAAGGGAATGAATATAGAGATAAGCGATTTTCTCGAATCAAAACCCAATATAAATGAGGGAATGGATATAGCGGATTATTTTATCATTAAACAAATTTACAATGGCAAAGGTAGTTAACAATTACAAGAAATTCAAGGTGCTTGAAATAACAAGGCAGGAGATGATGGATAAGCTCACCAGATATGGGTGCTTAGGTATTTGCGATATGTGTAACAGGCCTACGTCCGTGGGCTATTATGTAGCGGTAATCAATCAATGGATGTGCGAGGACTGTTATAATGATTTCATCAAATCAGTTGACAGGTATGAGGAGGATATGAGAATAGAGAACAGAAATTTTGATAGATTCTGCAATCTATTTAATGTTGAGATAGAAGAAAAGGCATGAAAGAGCTGTCTTTAGCCCAGAAAGCTATGTTAAACGGATCTGTATGCCCGTATTGCAAGATCCCATCCACTATAATAAATACGGTGGAGGGGAAGCAAGTTGGGTGCGAGAAGTGTGGGGCTTGGATGAGATCCGATCCTTTCGGGAAACCGATGGGGAGGCTGGCTAAGCCGGATCTTCTTAGGAGTATGGATATGGTAATGACTGAGATTAATATATTTGCGTATAGAACAAAACGGGATGTACAGGATATTTACAAAAGCCTATCTGGTGAATTGGATATACCAATAGAACATGTATCCCCATATAAGATATCTTTGCCATCATTACTTAATACCATGAGATATATTGAAAAATATGGTGATAATCATATACGGATATATGATAGAACCATGGTAAAGAAAGCTTGCCCTAGGCACGGAGCGGTGGCGATCGGGAGCAACGCCTGCCACGGGTGTCCGGAGTTCCTGTTCCATGTGGTAAACGACACGACCGATACGGTGGTGTGTGATATGGATATGAGTTATGGAGATCGCAAGAAGGATAAATATGAGCATTAGAGCTAATGATAATGGAACATTTGAGTATCGAATCAAATTGGATACCTTTAATAAAATAAATAATACATGTAAAATGAAGAAAATTTATTTTGTTCACAAACCAACAGGTTTTTATATTGGAGGCAATGTGAGTAGCGTAGAAGCTACAGTTTATAATAAAATGGTTAATATGGGGATGAGTAGCGAATTAGCCGATAAACTTAAAAAGGTAATAGGTACATTCCCTTGCACATGGGAGATACCAGATGAATTTGCGTCTGATCCATATTCGTATATGATTAAGCGTCTGGGATTGGAATATCCATCTTTTTTAAAGGAAGAGGATTTGGATATACAAGAGAATATAGATTTTGATGATGAGGAGGACGAAGAGGATGGGGAGATCGACTGAATATTACAGAACACATCCGGAAGCCAGAAAGAAGAAGGCTGAGACGGATAAGAAGATCAACGCCAGACCTGAGCAGAAAGCCAAGAGACGGGAGTTGGGTCGCAAGAACTACAAGACCGATAAGCTAAAGGGTAAGGCTTATCGGAAGGGGAAGGATCTATGCCATACGGCTAAGGGATTAAGATATAAATCAAGATCAGCTAACAGAGGATCTAAATCCGATACGGCTGGCGATAGAAACGCAAGAGGATGAGTGAGGATAGGATATGGAGGTCATCCAAGGAGATCATCATGGATGCCTATGAGAGGATAAGAAAGTATCAGTCGGGAGAGCTTCTCCCGGCTCGTACTGGATACGCTTATCTTGACAAGGCGTTACTGGGCGGGTTCTACCCACAACATGCGGTGGCTATAGGCGCTAGGCCCGGAGTTGGCAAATCTTATCTGGCGCAAAAAATCATGAGCAATGTGATGAATGTCAATATCAATCCACAGGCAGATGATTATGTATGGTTAAGATGTGAGTTTGAGATGAACCCAGAAGATTTGATGTTACGTTCACTATCAAAAAAAATGGGGAAAGACATACAAGATATACTCCTTAACGAGATGTCAGAAGATGAGGTAAAAGAAATGCAGAGATGCCTTAGAGAAGAGAACTCTAGCAGAATAACATACATCCCTAAACCATCAACCGTAGATGAGCTTCAAAACTTTCTATGGAATGAGTATATGCCAATAAACAAGGATAAGAAAATGGTATTCGTGTCTATAGATCATACGGCTCTAGTACAAGGTTCAGGAGACGCTAAAAGGAATATCGACTCGTTGATAACCATGTGCAATATAGCTAAGAGGACTTTTCCTAATATTTTCTTTCTTATAATATCCCAACTCAATCGTGATATCGAAGGACGGCGGGATCCAAAGGATCATATGCCAAAGCAATCTGATTTTTATCAATCAGATACATTGGGACAGTTATGTACGGCTATGGTAGCGTTAAATATACCGAAAAGATACGGGTACTCCTCATACATGCAATTCCCGCAAGGATGGTATCCTAATCTGGAACGTTTCAAGAGCGAGTCAAGACGATCCTTCCGTGTGGATGGATTATTGTTCCATCATATCGTAAAGGTCCGTCAAAGATCATTGGAGGAGATTGACGCTATACATGTAGATATCATGAAAGGATATGAGCGATATTATCCTGATGGAGGGGTGGTGCGCCAGGAAAGACCGGGAGGCTCGGATGCCCCCGTGGGTAGCGGCAAGCCGGACACGACCGTAGTGACGCTTCCGCCCCCACCTCCCGGTGTTCCATTGGAGCAACAATATATACCGCCCAGTGATGATTTCAATGTAGTACATGACGAAACACCTTATTGACATGAGATTGAGACATAATTACTTGCTTGTAGTGATAAAGGTGCTGGAAATGTTCTTGAAGACCGTATTGTCGGTTGAGGATAAGATGGGGATAAAGGAAATTATATCCTCGTTAAAGGAAATGGCTAAATACAGCATCAGATATATCATAAATCGGGAACGGGAAAAGGAGATCATGAGTATCTGTGATGAGGTATCCAATAAAGTACAGGAGTATAAAAGGATAAATGACAACTCAATGATATTGGAATTGGAGAACCTAAAAAGGGAAGTTGTGGCGGTGGAGGATCTTCTTAGCTCATACAAGGGGGTTCTTGACGCCGAACTGGTGATAGCCGAGGATGATATCAGAATCATACGGGACAAGATCGCTATAAGCCTGAGGGAGGACGGAACATGTAAGAGCATGACTGATGCTGATAAAAGGGCTAGGGTGGACGTAAGATACGAGAGGGCGTTAGAGGATTATCGAATCCTTCTAAGATGCGCCAATACGGTTAGGGCTAAGATGTCGGTTGTAGGGCATCTTAACCAATCTATAAATCAATCTATATCAGTTGGTAGAGTTGGTATGGCTAATGAATCTTATACGGTAAAACAATATGAAAAAGGGAAAGAGATTATCGAAAGCAGACGCCCTTAGGGTGTTGACAAAGGCTTACAATTTAATAAAGAATGATAATTATGCATTTATATGCATAGCAATAGAAAGAACAGCGATTGAATTATCACTTGCTGAAAGATCATGTGTGGCGTGTTATCTTATACCAGAACTGAAGATGTTCAAACCTGTAAACAGAAAAAATGGAGATTTTTGGTTTCATTCATCAAAGAAAAACATAAGGTTACATATAATAGAGACGCTAATAGATATATATAACGGAAATGATCATCCCGATATAGTCGAGAGGGTAGCCAGAAAGATCAGGTCAATATTTTAACTCATTAGCTTATGTATATAAATTTTGAACAGATGATGACATCAGGATTAACGATGTCTGATGTCGGGTATCTCTTGATGATCCGGCAGAAAGAGGAGATGGCTAGCGTCATTCCAAAGGAGAAAATAGATAGTTATAAAGCATCTGGTTATATCGAGCTTCAGAAGAATGGGAAGTGGAAGATAACGCCAAGGGGAGGGTCGCTGCTGATGCTGATAGAGACACCCGGCCTGACACCGGAGGTCGAGGGGATCCGGGACCGTATCGTTGGGGTATATAACGATATGGGTAAGGATACAGGAGCTATCAAGGAGGTAGAGAAACGGCTCGTATGGTTCGTGGCTAATACCAACTTCAAGGAAGAACCTATAGTAAGAGCGGTAATATCCCACATAGATCTTAAACGTGAGTACACGATGAGATTAGATAACTTAATCTGGAAACCATCAAATGTGTATAGTGTGCATATGAGTTTATCGGAATCAACGTTATTTGATACAATAATAAAGATGTATGGCATGACGTCTGATTTGTATCTTAGGGAGAACAAGAACAAGGAACTGGCATGGTTATTCGCCTTAAGCCGGCTCCCGGATCCTCCCAAGAAAATGGACAAGGAATACGCTATCACAGGCGATGTTAAGATGGATATCGAAAGGATATCAGATATAAAAAAAGAATTAGGTAGAAGATTAAAAATGTCGATTTAGTATGGAAAGAAAAGAGGTTGAAAAAGTAGTCAAGGAGACGATATTCGAGAAGATGGGTGAATTTAATGGTCTTGATCATGCCGCTCAAATAATGAACGAGGATAAGCTGGATATGGACATGGCTATGGATTCCCTTGATTTTGTAGAAGTCGTAATGGAAATGGAGAAGAAAACAGGTAAATGTATACCTGATGAAGTACTTAACGTCAAACCTTATTACAAGTTGACGGTAGGAGAGCTTATAAATATGTTGTATAATTATTTAAAGGATTATGAAAAGAGATGAAATATTGGAGATAGCGAGAAAAGAGATATTTGAAAAAATGCATGAGTTCAATTACATTAATGGTATAGAGGTAATTGATGATGTAAGAGAAGACAGTGATTTTTCATCTGATTTAGCTATGGATCCATTTGATTTATTAGAGGTATTGATGGGGATTGAAGAGAAGATGGATATAAGGATTCCGGATGATGTCTTTGGCGATAAACCTATTGATGAGCTAACTGTGGGGATATTTGTGGATATGTTGTATGATTGGGTTAAGAGTAAGTAATGGATTTCGGATATGATGATTGGGAAGAGGGGTTAGAGACCCCTCTTGTTGATGATTGCGATGATGATTATAAAGAGGAGGAAGAATATGATTTCAGTTAAGGAGTTAAGAATAGGCAATATTGTGAAAGATAAGGATGGTAATATATGGAGGATAGGATGTATTACCGGTATGCATAAGGACAAAGGGAGTTTGATTCTCGAACGCAGAATTGATAATGGCACAATAAAGTGGTATACTTCCGAATGTGATGTTTATCCAATAAGCTTGAATGAGAGGATATTGGATTGGATTGGATTTAACGATTATGATAATCATGATTACCGCAATAAAGGGGATATAACAATAACAAAAGATTACGTTTTAAGTATCACACGTTTATGGGGTAACACAGTTGTTAAAATGGATATCAAAGGATTCCATCACCTTCAAAATATAGCATATGATTTATACGAAACATCACTTGATTTAAATATATTCGATGATGACTATCCCGGAGACACATCTCTTGTGTAAGATAATAAATGGAGAGAAGGTTCTCGCCGCTTCTTACTCGCAGATAGATACGTTTGTCCAGTGTCCGTATAAGTGGTATAAGACTTACGTGGAGGGTCACAGATCCACGGAGAAGCATGAGGCTACGTCATATGGTACGGTTATCCACCAGACGATGGAGTATTTCTTCAAGAACGGATGCAGACCTTCTTATGAGGACATGAGTAAGGCATTTAACTATTACGCCGATATAGAGAAGATACCTTTTGATAGCGTAAAATCTCAGATCGAGTCCATGCAACATGCGGCTAGGTTAATAAGATGGATTGTGGGGTTGTTTGAGAAGGATGCTGCTGGCAATTATAAGAAGGCATGGTCTGATCTTACGCCAATGGAGAAGGTGATCCGGGGGTCGAGACCGGTAGGCGTGGAGGAGGACTTTGTCTTGCCCTATAAGCTGCCCAAGCCCCTTACTTTGGATGGCGTTACGTACGATAAGGTACATATCATAGGATCGGTGGACTGGCGTGGAGAGTATAAGACAAAGGACAGGATAGCCATGTATACGATAGACTGGAAGTCCGGGAGAAAGTTATTCGATGAAGATAAGCTGCTTCATAATCTCCAACATCCGATATACGCCTTTTACATACTCAGGAAATATAAGGTATTGCCGGATATGTGCAGCTATTTCTTTACCCGCATGCTGGACAATCAGAACGTGAAGGTAGATAAGGAGAAAGTAGAGAGATCGGTCAAGGAACTTAACGATATTCTCCTTGACATGTATGATTTCGAGACAAATAAAATAGATAGCTATCAAGCTCACGTTTGGGACGACGCCAAACAGGGGTATAAGTACGAGAAGCGCTACCTCATGGGACGCCAGCCGGCCTACCTTGAACCCCGCCCCAAGCCCTTGTGTTTTTGGTGCGATTTCTCGATCCACAAACAAGGGACATGCAGGTACTCATCGGATTGGGATGAGTCAAAAAGAAAGAATAAAAAAGATTAACTTTATTAAAAAGCCTAGGTAAATATCTAGGCTTTAATTATATTTGTGCCAATAAATAAACGATTATGGATAAAAACGAAAGAGAAAAACAGGTATTGGATCTTCTGATGTCTAGAAGGGATATCAGGAAATTGGTAGAGAAATCAAATGAATGTTATTCTAAAATGGATTTCGTTGGTGCCATGAAATGCCGGCAGGAGATAAAGGATATCGTAGACCGGGAATCGAAGATCATGTTGACAAAAAGCGAGTCTTTGGTGAGTTTGATGAATAACGCTGATAATGAATATAAATTCAATATGCTGGTATGGCTACATTCCATGATGTGTATGGCGGATGTATTTAACGGGATATTGGAGGATTTCAAGGATGGGGTAAGAAAAGCCAATGGCAACTCCAAGTTCGTTAAGTTCGATAATCCGGATCGGTTAATGGCAGAATGTAAGGAGGAGATTGATTACCTGATGAAAGGCACAAGTAAATCATTCCAGATATCTTTTGCCGTAAGAAGCGATGAGCTAAGGGAGATGATAGAGAATATGGTTGGCGACAATATCCGGGAAGGGTATGATATGTTTAAGGAAGAGGCTAAGATGACCAAGGAGACAGACAGGAGCAAGATAGAGGAATTTAATAAAAAGCTTGACCATGATCAAATGTAATATAAAGCTAGGCGATATAGTCCATACCCAGATAGGAGTAGGAGAGGTGATAGCCATAAGCAAGACCAAAGAGACTTTGATGGTGAAAATGGACGATGACCGGGAGTGTGCGATGAGATTAGAGTACGTAAAAGACGTTTTTGATAACTACAGATCCAAATGATATACAAGTTAAGACCATATCAAGAGGAGTGTGTTAAAAGTATCTCCGATTACATAAATTCTGATAGACATGATCCGGTATTGATCGTAGGTCCTGTAGGTTGCGGTAAGTCACTGCTGATAGCAGAGGCGGCTAGATTGATGGGAGATAAGACGCTGATTTTACAACCATCAAAAGAATTGCTGCAACAGAACCACGACAAGATAACGTCGTATGGCATACCGGCTACCATCTACTCCGCTTCCTGTGGTAAGAAAGAGCTGTCTAACATGATATACGCCACGTTAGGGTCTATCAAGAAAGTTATTGGTCAGCTTAAGGAGATGGGGATCAGGAACGTATTGATAGATGAGGCTCATGCCGGATACAGCCCAGAGGAAGACAGTGAGTTCATGAAATTCATGAACGAATTAAAGCCTAGCAAGGTAATAGGGTTTACCGCCACGCCATGTAGACTTAAAACTATGTCGATAGGACAAGTATCATATTCTCAACTTAACTTCATAACCAGAATGAGACCGGTATATTTTAAGAACCTGATCCATGTCATACAGGTGGAGGAGATGATAAGGCAAGGATTCTGGACACCTCTTAAGTACGAGACATGGGATTTCAATGGAGATGCCCTTAAACTCAATTCTAACGGCTCCGAATATACGGCTGAGTCTATTAGTGAGGCGGTGAGAAAAAATGGTTTAAACAACCTTATTTTACGCCGATTAATGATATTAAAGAATAGCTGTAAGTCTATATTGGTATTTATGGATTCTGTTGAGAGCTGCAATACGGCCGCCGAATGGATAAACGCCAAAATATGCGCTGGCATGGCGGAGGTAGTTCACGGAGGCACGCCAAAGAAGCAGCGGGAGGCTATAGTCGAGAGATTCAAGTCAGGTGGGACGAGGGTAGTGTTCAACTATTCCGCCCTCGGTACGGGATTCGATCATCCGGGTCTGGATTGCGTGATGTTTGGAAGACCCACGTTTTCTTTTTCCACATGGTATCAGGCGTGTCTTGATATGGAAACAGAGATATTAACAGAAAGAGGGTTTTTAAAATATCATGAAATATCAAAAGATGATATTGTGGCATCATATGATAATGGTGATATATATTGGGTAAACATTGAAGATATTGTATATAGGGATGTTTATGATGGTGAAAGGTTTGTAACATTTAATAGTCGTCATGCAAATTTAAGGGTAACAGAAGATCATGATCTTCTAGTGAAAAATAAATGGGATAAACAAAATGGGTATCCATACAAAAAAGAGGAAGCGATAAAGTCTTATCAAAGAGGAACATCTTTCTATATACCAGTAGCTGGAGTTGACAGAAAAAGAGATTATCCTTTTTTGAGAAATTGCGATATAAAATTTCTTGGTTATTTCTTAAGTGATGGTAATTTAAGTAAGTATAATAATTCTATCACAATAGCCCAGTCTCTTGTACACCCGGATATAATTGATGACATAGAAAATACAATCAAGGAATGCGGAATGAAATATAATAAGATAAGGCTTAAAAGGAAAGGGGAATTAGCTAATTATGAAGATATGATTCATTTTAAAATATCAAAAGGAATGCCTATAAAAGATCAAAAAGATAAACATGGATGGGAATATCTTGGAGATTTTATAGATAAAAATTGCGGTAGTATATACGATCATTTAAGCGAAAGACAGTTTGATATATTGTTAGATGCTATAGATAAAGGAGATGGTCTAAAGAAGAAAGACATGGGTAGTTATAAAAGAAGAGGGTATACAATATGTCTTAAAAACAATAAAATATATGCAGACAGAATACAACAACTAGCTGTTACAAGAGGATATAGATGTTGTGTTCATAAAGAGATAACAAAGACAGGATTTGTTTATAGAGGATATTTCAAAAAACAAAATTACATATGTATAGATGGTCAAAATGCTAAAGATCAAGAAAAAGTAGGTAAATATATATATAGTAGAGCCAAGATGAAAATAGATATTCCCAATGAGGATGAGAAAGTATGGTGCGTCAGGAATAGAATAGGTACAATAATTATTCGAAGAAGAGGGGACGTAGCTATAGTTGGTAATTGTGGCAGGGCAGTCCGTATAAAAGACGGAAAGGATAGCGCTTTGGTCGTTGATTGTTGTAACAACTCGTCAAGGTTCGGTAATATAAGGAAACTTAGTATAGAGAACTACAAAGGATATGGATGGGGGATGTTTATCGGCGATAAGCTAATAACTAATATCCCGATGGGGGATAAGGTAACGAAAACAGATCTGGATATCAAAGCAGCCAAGAAAGATCGTAGGAGGGGGCTGGCGCAGGGCGTAACCGCCGCCCCTGTTCCCGGGAGACCGGATCATCCCCTTGGCTCTACGTTAATGACATTCGGCAAGTATTGTGGATGGATGTTGCATTCAATTCCGGTATCGTACTTCAAATTCATAAACGAGACATTTGACTGGGATAATGATAGGAACAAGGATATAAAAGAATACATAGATTTTTTAATCAAAAACAATAGATTATGACAGGATGTATATATCATGAGGCTGACCTTGACGGAGTAATGTCAGCGGCCATAGTAAATAAATATTTTAAGAGAAAGGATATTGATTTACTGCCTTACAATTATGGAAAGGAGATACCTGACGTTAATAAGTATGATAAGATATTTGTAGTTGATGTATCATTTGGCGATAGAACGAGATTCTTATTCGACGAATGGAAAGACAAGGGGGTAGATGTCACATGGATAGACCACCATAAGACGGCGATAGAAGCTATGAAGGACTATAATGTTAAAGGCAAAAGACGTATCGGAACGGCGGCTTGTGAGCTTACGTGGGAATATCTTTTCGATGATATCGAAACCCCTGACGTGGTAAAATTATTGAGCGCTTATGATGTATGGGATCATGATCGCTTAGAATGGAGTGACGTTCTTTCATTCCAATATGGGATGAGAGGGTATTGCGGGCTTGACGTTGACATGGTCAGGGAGGTGCTAAACAAGGCGAATGGCGAGTTTGTTTCTGATATGATAAGAAATGGCGAGGCCATAATAGAATATATCATCGAGAAAAACAGAGGAGAAATGAAGATGTTCTCATTCGAGGCAGATATATTTGGATACAAGGCGATATGTATGAATACTACGGAGTTTAACTCCACCACATTCGAGTCTATGTACGATCCTAGAAAACATGATTTGATGATGCCATTTTGCTGGAACGGCAGATTCTTCAGATGCTCGTTCTATACCACCAAGGAGGAGGTGGATGTCTCGGCGCTGGCACGCAAGGCCAACCCCGGTGGCGGCGGTCATAAGGCGGCTGCCGGCTTCCAGCTTAGCGTGGAGGATATGATGGGATTTTTGAAAGAAAGGAGGATGTGATATGGTAGGGTTGATATCTATTATTATAATAATAGTAATCTCCTTTGCCATGATGATGGAGGGATGGGAAAAATATGATTCACAAAAGTTTTACACAGGGTTGCTTGTAATAGGCATAAGTATCATAATGATATTTCCAGTAATGCAATATAATATGGAGAATATGAAAAGCGTATACAAATTCAAGAAACTTAAAGAGATGAAGCTAGATGATTATGGATTCGGTCTGTTCGAGTACAATGGCTCTCTTTATTTCAAGGAGGCAGAGGGTGAGAGATGCTTTGATGTAAGAAGCGGGAATGAGGTTATTATCGGGAAAGATAAGATTATAATGACCTTTGAGGATTGATCATGAGAAAGCTTAATGACACCAATAGGACAAGAAAGAGAAACATACGGCACTCGTGGATAAAGGCGGGTCCGGGGATCCAACGCTGCGCTATTTGTGGGATCACGAAGCGAAGTGAGTATATAGACGGGAAGACCGTTCATTGCGTGCATCTATCATCTGGTGAGCTTTACTCTATGACAGGTGAGACGCCAGAATGCAGGGATCTTAGTGAATTTTATTAATCTAAATTACGAAAATATGACATGGTATAATACTTACGAGGAGATAAAAGCCAAATATCCGGATACTGTTTTTGAGGAATATTGGTTGGTAGAAGAAGATGTCGCTAAATTAATGAGGCATGAACCTATTATAAAAGGATGGGCTATAATCAAAAATGATCCTAATATAGATAGTAACATTATATCTAGTAACAAATCAAATATCAATGCTATTGAAGCCGATAAAAATGAGGGCGATGAGCGCAATATATTGTTGCATATTGGGATATTATCCCCATTTAATGATGATCCAGTAATAATAATAAAACAAAAAGGAGTTTAAAATGAAGGAGGAATTTTATAAGTATCAAAAGGTGGTCTATGATGGCGATGTGTTTGAGGTAGTTGAGACCGCTGATAAAAGTGGAAGAATGAGAATCAGACTATGGTCGGATGAAGTAGATGAGATTATTTGGGTTGATGAGGAGATGGTCGTATCATTAGGTAGAGCTATTAAGTTAAAACTTATTGATGAGGAAAAGGTAGACAATGTAAACGCTTACGATCTTTCCCGTTTCAATAATATTAATAGTGCATCCATCATTAAAGCCCACCAAGAGGAGGTAGCCAAGGCATGTAAGACTGCCGTAGGGAAAGACGGTAGCGGGAAGGACGACAGGACCGACGGTAAACTCCGGTGGGATCTCCTTCCTTTGGCTGAGATAGAGGACATCGTGAGGGTATATACGGAAGGCGCCAAGAAGTACGCTGATAACTCATGGCAGGATATACCTGATGGGTTCAATCGTTATCTAGGTGCACTCATGAGACACTTGGTCGCTTATACGAAAGGGGAGAGATATGATAAGGAGGGATTCATGCATCTATCCGCCGTATGCTGGAACGCCATAGCGTTATTATATTACGATAAACATAACAAAGGGCTTATAGAATGGAAGAGTCAGGAAAAAGAGTAAAAAGAGTAGTAGATGAGGGATTAAGAGCTATCGACAAAAGAACGGGTAAATACGTTAATGTAATCAAGCGCACTATTGATGATAGCCTATTCCCGATAGTTAAGTATCTCAGTTACAGTTATAATGAATTAAATTATGATTATGTAAAGAATCTGAATTTTGATGTAAACGTAAATTGGGAGCAGCGTAGATATCAGATTGTTAAGGATTTATTATCTAACGATTTCGATGGGAGAAAGATGAGTATAGATGAGGTAGATAATGCTATATTTACCGCTGATTTGATTATTAACAGATTAACAACTATTTGAGATGGTAAGAATTGATTTTTTCACGAAGAAAGACGCTGAGTACAGCGATTACATGCGATATATTATCGCCAACACATTACAGGAGTATGAGGGTGAGGTTACGTTAAACCAGATCCCGGAGAACAAAGCCACGGAGGAGGAAATATCCAAGTACGGTATAGAGGTATATCCTACTATCATCGTCAGCGGTGATAACATGGATGGCTTTAATAAACTTGAGGGGATGGCCAGAAAAGCTGATCTTATTAACGTCATGTCGTTATACGACAAGAAATAGGCTTATGACGATAAGGGATAAATATTTTGGCTGGAAGGATATATTCTTTGGCAGGTTCGTGCATTGTTGTAATGAAAAAAGTGACCAACCACAAGGGAGTAATATACCTCTAGCCAAAATAAACTTCGATAACAAGACAGGATATGTGGAGGACGGGACTATTAATATAGCCGAGCTTCTTCAATATCTTTGGATAAATAATAAGGTCTATGGGTGTGAATATGCACCCATAGATATATCCTCTGTCTTGCAAACATTGATTAGATTGACCGAGAACGCTAAGTTCATATTTGACGACCAACCCGGCATACATGATATGATCCCATATAGAGGTTTTTTTCTTAGAGATGACTTTTCATCCGGGAAAGATTATTCACTTGATTTGGATAAAATAGTGAGCGGGATGGGTGGATGGTATGGGGAGGATGAGGATCCATGTTACTCGATGTTCGTCAGTCAAGATCAGATATGGAACTTGAACCCGATATTGAAGGTATTAGCTGATGATGGATCTATTCTAGCCAAGGAACTTGGGTATGATATGAACTCATATGTCAGCGATAATGGATACACGATATACAACCCCTACCTCTCGTGGATTAATCATTACTATCATTATTGCCCGACATTTAATGAGGATAAGCTGAAACCTTGGGATAGGGTGGAAGACAGAAAGAATAAATTCAAGATGACGGATAAGGTCAAGAGAGGCGCCAATAACTGGTACTATTCAGGCGGGACTATATCTTGTGTAGATAGCTTCTTAGGGAAGAAATACAGGAAGAATCTCCGAACCTTTATCTATCGTGGAATAGTATTCTTCCTTGACCGGATATGGCATACGCCTTTATTTGAGAGGATGGGCGTGAAAATGAAGTACAACGCTTATTATTGCTATGCCGCTACCTCCGGGATATGGTATGATAATGGATTCAAAAGAAGACTAGCCAAGAGGTTTAACAGGTCGTTGAGCGGCGGCGGGGAGCTGTTCGGGGCTAACCTAGCCTGCATGGTATGTGACCGTAAGGATATCGATTGGGAAGCGCTTCGTTTTTGGCTTGAAAAATACGATGATCCTACTGATAAGGGTATGGTGAATAGTCCTATCCAATTTATGTATTTATATTTATATTACACTTTTAACAAATAATTTGAAATGAAGAAGATAAATAACTGGGTTATAAGAACATTTGGGTTGAGAGGCTCATGGAGCTGGGCTAAGAAACAGATGTTAAATGGAGCGATCATTAAACGTAAGGCTACTACAGGGACATACAAAATAGCTATTGATGATGACAAGAATAGGTTACTTGTAGCTACATGGGATCATCTAGATCAAAGTCCTGTATGGGAAAGGTGCCCGCATAGTTTATTAGATGAAGATGCGGTTGATTATTTTGTCACAGCTCATAAGGAATTATCATATGGAGGCATAAAGATCAGGATGAAAGATGAATTTAATTGTAACGATAAAATATCGAAAGTATGAAAAAGATTACCGATAAAGACGTAGAGGCTCTTAAAGCCGGGAAGAAGGTGACAAAAGGTTTTATCCATATGCAATTGGATGATAAGGGAAGATTGAACTTGTGGAGTGATATCAATATAACTGACAATGGTGATTATATATAACTTTACACCGGGTTTATATAGTTACGATTAACAGCCAAAAGTGTCTATTACCAAGTATTCTTGACAGACAGTAAGGAAGTAATACAGAATATGATGCATGGAATCATATATGGTAAATGGACTTTTGTTAAGAGAGGCGAAAATTTTGGTATAAAATTGGTTAAGGTCTTACCTAAGATACATAAAATATCCCTTGATATGATCGCAAAGGATATTTTTAGACCATGAAAATAAATAAAAACAGGATTTATGAAAGCGGAGAAAAATATGACAGTGCAAGATTTGATAGACGAATTGATGCTTGTCAAGGATAAGAGTAAGGAAATAAGGGTTGTTATAAATACGAATGATTATATAACATCCTACCCTGCCTCTTTATCTGATATGTCTATAAAAGAGAAGGGAGATATAGTCAATGATCATTTTGATGATACAATTGCTATAGAATTGCATAAATAAACGATAAACAATATGAATGTATTATCATTGTTTGATGGGATATCATGTGGATATCTAGCATTACAAAGAGCCGGTATACCTATTGGGACTTACTATGCCTCAGAGATAGACAAGACATGCATAAAGGTAAGTCAAAAACATTTTCCTAATATTATTCAATTAGGGGATGTTAATAACTGGAGAACATGGGATATCCCTTGGAAAGACATAGATCTGGTCATGGGAGGGTTCTGTTGCCAGAGCTTCTCCAGCTCAGGTAAGGGTAAGGGGTTCATGGACGCTCGTGGAAGGCTTTTCTTTTGCTTCTCGGACATCGTAAAGCATTTAAGGAAGGAGACCAAAGGTAAGGTCCTGTTCTTGGGCGAGAACGTCCGGATGCGGGATGAGCATCGCCGGGTGATAACGGAAGAGCTGGGCGTGGAGCCGGTGGAGATCGATAGCGCCTTGGTCTCGGCACAGACCCGGCATCGCCTTTATTGGTGTAATTGGCCGGTAGAAATGCCGAAAGACAAGCATATATCATTGGATGATATTCTAGAGCATGACAAGGGTTGGAATCCGGGAGCCATAAGAGGGAGATATATAGGGACCATTGTCGGTAGAAGGATAGGAGATGACGGGTATCGAAAGGATTGTGACATGGGCATAAAAATAACGCAATGTCTGGAGATAAGAAAAGATAAGAATACCACTCCCATCAAGAAAAGTAATTGCCTGACAACGGTTATGAAAGATAACGTAATCTCATCGTTACCTCCCGGAAGATATCCTAACGCCTTTGACATAAAAGACAAATTCAGATACCTGACCCCGATGGAGATGTGTAGGCTACAGACATTGCCGGATGATTACCTTGACGGGATAGCCCCGAATACGGCCATGTCTTTAGCGGGTAACGGATGGACAGTGGATGTGATAGCCCATTTGCTAAGAGGCATAGAGCGTAGGTAGAATTTAAAACACGATCACAGCGATATGGTTATAAACAAAACATGGTCGATGCCGAATAAAGAGACATTCAGCATAAGACCGATAAGAGAACTTATAGATAGATATAAAAAAGACGGGATGGTTATAGTGGATCCATTCGCCAGAAACAGCGATATAGGGACGATCACCAACGATCTTGATCCTGAGACTAAGGCTATGTATCATAAAGACGCCACGGACTTCTTGTGTCATCTTGATGATAATATAGCTGATATGGTACTATATGATCCACCATATTCCGCTAGACAGGTGTCCGAGTCATATAAAAGGCTTGGAGAATCTGTTAATATGCAAACAACACAATCCAGTTATTGGGCTAAACAGAAGAAGGAGATAGCTAGGATTACCAAGAAGGGCGGGGTGGTCATTACCTGCGCGTGGAACTCCGGCGGTATAGGGACCGGGCTTGGCTTCGAGCAGCAGGAGATTCTCCTCGTGGCTCATGGGGGATGGCATAATGATACGATCGTTACGGTAGAAAGGAAAATGAAATTATGAAGGAAAGAATATTCACCACAAAAGAACAGGGAAGAGTGCTGGTCGAGGCCGGCCTCCCTATCTCTACCGCCAGCGGCTTCAGAGACAAGCATCTGGATCAATTACATTCTATGGAGGATAACGCTGGTCGTATAGGGCTGATAGAGGCCGTTACCCCTGATGTATCCAATCCTGTTTGGGATGTAGGGACGTTACTGAATTTACTCCCATATGAGATAGAGGGTTCTACATTCGAATGTTATAAGCTAGAACATGCATGGTCTGTAGCGTATAGAGATATAGATGAGATCCCTATATATTGGAGTAGCGAGAGACTTCTTATAGATACATTATTTTCACTGATAACAACATTATTAAAAAATGGATTATATGAGTATAAAACAAACAGCAAGAATAAGGTACAAAACGGAGGATAATCCTCCTATGGAAGGTGTTCCTCTTATAGGATACAGCAAAAAATACGACTGTTGGGTAGCGTTAGTATACAGAAAAGGGGATAACTATTACACCAATATGGAGTGCGATGTTGAATATAAGACATCTCCTCCAGATGAGTACGAATACGTATATCCGTGAGAACTAGAAGGAATATATTTATATTTAAGCATGATTAATATTATTTTAATATTATTCATGCTTTTATTTTTGTTTAAATCGTATTTTTGTATCAACATTAAAAACCTGATTATTATGGATGAAAACAAACAAAAAGTCAATGAGCTAACGATGAGGACGCTGGGTTCTCATTATGGCGGATATACCTATGTAAAGGTAAAAAATCGTCAAACTTATGTAACGATAGATTGGAAGTTGTTGAGGGCTATAGAAAAAGGAGAGGTGGAGATAGACAACGAGAAATACCATCTATCCGGAATAGAGTACGTAGCTAAAAGATGTCAGGACATGTTTTACGTTGGTCGTGATATTTATTATTTCAAGGGTATGGGAGAAAGAGGAATAACCAATCTTCTTAGAAACGCTATAGATGATTTGCTAGATACCATAAGCAGCAGGGAGACTTATCGTAGCGCAGAGCACAGGGTGTACGCCCAAATGAATAAACTTACGGAAGCGGGAGCCATGATCAGCTTGGCTATAGAATTACTAACATCTAATATCCGTCATAGTTATGGAGAAATTAATTTTGAACGATATCCAAGACCTGTGGAGGTGGAGGGAGAAGATAAACATTGATGACTTCAAAGAGGATCCTATGGCTGAGGATATGCCATTATATTTCCCGTGCGCCGTCGTATGGCATGTGAATTGGGGTGAGCATGACGCTGATAATTATATATGTTATGGATTTGTTTATGTAGCAGAAATATTAGGGATATGAACATTAAAAAACAGATAATTCTTGACGATAAAGACTATGAGCGATTAGTTCACGATGCTAATCTCAGTAATGATGAGATAAAAAGCAAAATCGCCAGCGCTCTAACCACCGATATAGTGGTTAGTTTCGATTTCGATGTAAATAAAAAGGTTACGGGGAATATGAGGATCGAAAGCGCCACCCATAATCTAGGATATAATGAATATGATAATATCGTAAGGGCTAGAGACGAGAATATTCACCATGCTGTTTATACAGCTATATATGATTATCTTGAGAAAATAAAGAGAGATAATAATGAGCTAAGCGCAAAAGATTGGATATTATTCACATCTATAATCTTATCTATTTTCGCAATGGGATTTGCAGGTGGATGGTTGGTATTTAATTGATTAAATCATGGGTAATTTAAAAGACATACAAGATATAACCGGTCTTACGTCAGAAGCTATATTCAATATACGTAAACCTGTTGATTATATGTGCAGTGATATAGACAGTCATATAAAAGATATCAGGACACAATGTGATTATATTATGGATGGGGACGAGGAGGATGTTAAATATTATTCAAAGTCAATCAAATCAGACGTAGATTCTTATTTCGAGGATATACGGTCAAAGGTCGAGAATCTCCGTGATTGGGGAGAGCAGTGGAAAGCATTGGCTAAAGACTTGTTTAATGAGTTGCTGGAAAAGATTAAGGAACATTTAAAATAAAACTATAAACATGAATAAAAGAAAAATCAAAAAAAGACTCCATTTAAATAATAAAGAATTTCAAATCTTATTTCGTTCAGGCAAGAAATACTTTAGATATGCGATAAATAATCTATGTCTTGCTTTTGGATGTTCTTCATTAGAATATTGGATATACTTCTTTGAAGGTAAAAGAGTTGATGGGAGTATATATTATAAAAGCATTTCACGACTAGTTCTTAGATAATGATAAATTAACAAAATAAATAGACATGAGCAAATTACTATTTTTTGATTTAGAGACAACCGGGGTTAAGTTCTGGAGAAACGGGATACACCAAATAGGAGGGATCGTGGATATCGACGGGCAGGAGACTGAGAGGTTCGACATCCGCCTAGCCCCGAACCCTGCCGCCACGATAGAGCAAGAGGCGCTGGATGTGGCTGGTGTTACCTTGGAGCAAGTGCAGTCGTATCAGCCTATGGAAGAAGGGTACAGGCAGTTAGTTGGTATATTATCCAAATACGTGAATAAGTTCGATAAGAGGGATAAAATGTATTTGGTGGGGTATAACAACGCTGGATTCGATAACAGCTTCCTACGGGCTTTATTCCAGCAATGTGGGGATAAGTATTTCGGATCATGGTTCTATCCTAACTGTATGGATGTATATGTTATGGTGACACCGTTCCTGATGGGTGTAAGAAACGATATGGAGAACTTTAAGTTGATGACCGTAGCCAGAACTATGGGTATTGAGATCGACGAGAATAAGCTCCATGACGCTACTTACGATATTGAGCTGACTAGAGATATATTTTATAAGATAATCAACAAAATGGATGTTAAGTTATGAGGGGAATTTTAGAGGCTATGCATGATTACCCGGATGAGGCGCTTGGGTTGTGTTTCTTTTTGATAGTGGTTATCTGGTTATTATCAGGTATATTTGAGAAAAAAGATGAATGATAAACTCGATGAGATACTGAATCTCCTAAGATCTCAAAATGAAATGATCAAGGATATTCACGACTATGTGAAAGAAGTTACCAGCGAGAAGTATATAGGAGAATCTAGAATGACAAGCTTCTCTATTAACTTGGCCGCTGATATACTTACCGAAGCCATTAGCCCTAAGATAAAGGAGATGATGGTGGATCTATTGAAAAAACAAGGATGGAAAACTGAGTGAAATATGGGGACTTATGAGAGAAAAGTAAATCAATTAAAGGATTTGATGAGAAGGAAATACAAATCAGCTTACAATAAATCCAAGGAAATGGACATAGATATAAGCTCAATGACATATCTTCCATGCCCAGACGCATTTAACGTCATAAATATTGAAAAAATGCATGTTATTCTTGATCGGGTCAATAAGATCATAGATGAGAATAAGGATAAGCTCAAGAACCCAACTTGCGCCACTTGTGTACATCTACATGATCGGGAATGGGCGAAAAGATACGGGAAAGTATGCTGCTCCATTTGGCAAGTGTGCGACCATTATATAAACCCTAACAGGAAATATGATAGGGAGCAAAAGACTTATACGAGACGCCCAAGCAATAAGGCTTGTCCTAATTATGAATATGGTGATGATAATTTTGAAAACAGAAAAAGATGCTTAAAGAAAAAGAATACCCGATAAACAGCTATGGCCCAGTACGCACCAACAAAGACCGGACGTGCGTCTGCTGTGGCGATACGGTTCCCGCTGGTAGCAGCAGGATGATGCCGAGGAACGCCAAGTCCAGTTATTGTCTATGCATATCTTGCTTCAAAAAATGGAAATCTGTTGGTGGAGATCTTAAACTGATGGACAATCTCAGCAATGTGAAGAAAGAGCATATCATATATATGTCTAAGATCATGAAAGGTAATTGTGACATTGTTAAAGGTCATAAGCTTTATATAGCCCTAAAGAAGGCGATAAACGAGAAGAAGGTAGCCGTTATCAGATTCGATACCGACCAACCGATATGTATATCGACAAGAATCATGAATCCTTCATTCGGGGTGATCATGGACGAGTACGGTAAGGATATATTCCAAGGTAACCTTAAGCTAATTAATGTCCCTAAAGGTGTCAAGGATCTAATAGTTAACTATATAGAAAAATATCGTAAATTATGAACTTCAAGACATTTGTATTCATGATCCTTACATTCAGGAGAGTAGATCCTATACCTAAGAACATAGGTCTTATGTTGAGTATAACATTCTGGATATCTATAGTATGGATAATATCCAACTTTGCTATATTGATAATGAGATTAATAAAATAGACAAGATGAAACAAGGAGACGTGATATACAAGAATGGCATGGAGCTGCTTGTAGTATTAAGTTACGACCATAATGAGCCATGTAAGGGCTGTTTCTTCTACAAGAATAAGGCGTGCGGATCAGAAAGACTGATAAAATGCTGGGATTGTAAAAAGGAATATATATTCACGGCTATACGTAAATATAATACGACTGAACTGTGCGGAATAGTAAAAAGATATGAGGAGACGTATAAGATAATACTTAAAACAATCAAGAAGATTGAGAAACTATACCTGAGATGCTTCCTAACGCAGGGACAAATCCAGATAATATTATAACTACAATATTAGGAATAGGTAATGATGGAGGAGATTGGTAAGCAAATTATAATTCATGAAAATAGGAGAACAGACAATAGCATTTTTAGCCGTGAACAAAAACGGTGACGAGGTTATTCTTGACAACGCCCCCGCTCGGCAAGGAGAGATATGGACGGATGAGAGATCGGCACATGACGATGAATATTTTTCCGTCGAGGATCACAATTCGGCGATAGTACTTCCAAAAGGTACTATCCGTAGATTAATAGGTAGGGACTTGAAGTGGGAGGACGATCCTATATCTCTTAAATCATTCATTGATGGAATAAAAATTGTCAAATCAGAAGATGAGGAAAATTTGTGGAATAAGCAGAACCTCATCGTCTAAGAATCGTAAAACCATAAATATGAAGACAGCAAAAGATTATCAACATGAGTTTAGATTAAAGGATGATGAGTTAGCTCAATTCGATGAGTTCTTAAATGATCCTAAACGTACATGCTTCCATGGAAAAGAATATTTAATATATAAAGATCCTGATCCAGAAGGGAGTTTTATAATAGTTGGTGTTAATTTCAGGATATTACCAGCCGGAACTCCTATAGTTACAAAAGATGGATCTGTAATTTAATGATGGGTAATTATATAATAAATTATATTTATGAAAAGTAATAAGAAACAAAAAGAACTGGAAGAAAGGTTAGCTTATTTAATAGATAAACCTTTCTTAACGAAAGAGGAACATGATGAGATGGTAAGAATTGGCAATGAGTTGCCAAAGTCTCCTCCTACTACGCTCTCTTTTAATATTCGCCTTGATAAAATGGCTAAATAATCACATATCATTTAAATTTTGAATCATGAAAAAGTGTAAATTGTTAATAACAGATTTAGACGGGACACTGATTGAGACAGTGTCAGGGGATACATTCCCTAAAGGTATATGGGATATGAAAATAAAACTCGACGTGTTTGAGGCTATCAAAAATTACGCTCCTGATGACATCCTAATCATATCAAATCAGGGAGGTATAGAAAAAGGCTTCGTGGACAAAGAGATGTTTGAATATAAATTCGATTACATATCAAATGCCTTGGAAGATTATACAGATGTATCCGTAAGTGCTTATTACTGCGAAAGCAATAATAAACGCAACATCAATAGGAAACCAAATATAGGGATGATAAAAGAGTATATGGATTTTATCGAAGACATGAATAACGATGAAGATGAGGAAGAAAAGATCGTATACGATACTATCTTGATGATCGGGGATGCTTCCGGGAAAGAAGGACAGTTCTCCGACTCCGATAAGAAGACGGCAGAGAACTTCGGGTGTGAGTATATGGATGTGGATGATTTTGTGGATAAGTATAAGGGCTGATAACAGTAGAAGGATAGGGTGATGATCTCCTATCCTTCTATTATTATGTAAATCCATTTTTGGATTACATTAAGTATCAATAGTATAACTATTTGTTTATATTTTTAACACTACTTCTTAGCCTAGTAAAGCCATATTCATTGATTATACCATCTATATCATTCTCGGATAAATGGAACCATTCTCTTTCCATTCTTTTTACCTCAAATTTGCTATGCAATTCATTTTCTATATCTCTGCCAACAAAAGCTATTATCTTAAAATCTATATTTCCGGTTCTTATCGTATTTTCCCTTTTGTCAATATTATTGGTTTTACCTATCTTAATATAACCATCAATATTACCTGACCCTAAATATGTATATACTACCTTGTTATCTAATATATCAAATGACATATCATATAAATAGACAAAATCTTTATATATCTTAGTTATCACATGTCCTATGTTCAAATTATTAATATCGTTAAAATATTCAAAAACAGATATTAAATTAAAAAATTCAATTCTTTTAGCATTTAGAAATTTTCTAAACATATTTGATACACTATTTGATATATCCATATTTGACTTGACTGGGACAAACACCTCAATATTGTCTACTATACAATTATCATATCCAGTCACCACTCTTATAGAAAATCTATATCCAAAAATGTCATCAATAATAGTTTTGTAAAGAGCGTTTAAATCATCGATAAATTCACAAGGGATATCACGTCTAACATCAATATTATCAACTTTATAGATACATATATTATCATATGTTATAAAAATTCTATTTATATAGTCTATAACAATATCCCTTTCTGATATATTTTTCAATCTTATGCTATATCTGTATCCACCAAGAATCCTAAGGTCATTTAAATTAGCTATCTGACATAACATAAAACCTAATACAGGGAAATTATTAAATATTGATATATATTCATATTTACCAGTATTGTTATTGATATGTTTTATTTTGTTTATGATTAATTCATAATCATATTCCATTCCGCTATCAGATTGTATATCAAATCCATAATAATCTTTATTCCCTTTAACGAAATCGTCTATATGACATATGTAGGACGATCGAGCTGTCAACTGATTCAATTTATCAGGCATGATAATTTTCAAAGACCCTGTTTCGTTGGATTCGGACGTCAAAATTTCACTACTGTTCTTCGTGGAATCATGAAAAAGATCTACATTTGTATTCATAAAATAATTACCTATTCCCATCCGTCCGGGATGGATAGATGGGAATACAAAAATAGCCAATCTGATTGTTTTAAGCAATCTGCTGGCTATTTTTTTTCTTGTCATACTATATCAGCTATCTTCCTCTATCAAAATACCAATTAGCGTCCTCTCCGGACTCATCCTTATTCCTACCACCTAGAAAGAATCCCATCGTCATGCCGTTGGTCATCAACCAGTAGTCGGATGTCTGCTTAATATCCCTAGCCGTCTTGATATTATACCATTGCTTACCAAACGAGAACTTCATGAGCTGCCTCCATAGTTTGCTCTCGTCCTTATACACGCCGGTCTGAACGGTAGCGAACGGATCCCAGTTTCTAGGATCGGTGAGATCACCTAGCTTCCGGGCCGTGACCAGCGGGTCTTGTAACATATCTATAGCGTTAAGCTCCATGAACGGGGATGTCTGGGAGGCGATCTCATTGATCGTCCTAAACCCTATATAGGTAATGAACTGCCCGAACCAGCTATCCTCATTATCCTCCCTATATCCCATCAATGCCCGTCCTATGGCCATCATCGTAGCGAATACCGCCATGTTGATAATCGATCTCTTGATATTGATCTGCTCGTAGGGGGTAAGCTTATCATACTCTTCCTTAAGCACGTCATATGCCTCTCCCATCCTGCCCTCCGACATCGAACCATAGACGTTCCCGGCCAATCTCCATAACGTTCTCATATATCCCTCCTCGAACTGGTTGGTCTGGAAATTGAAACCGGCTTTCTTATACGCCCGCTGCACGGCCAATATAAACCATCCACGGTGAGGCAGCACCATATTAAGGATAGCGTTCCGGCTAGCCCCCACCCGGTTCTGCTCGTTCAAGGCACCGTCGCAGATCTGCACCATGCTCCTGACCCTGCTGGACAAGGTAGGTATGTATCTATCTATAATATCCTTGTTAGCCTCGTTCTTAGCCACGATCTTTCCATCCTTGACATCTACCATGTTCCACATAGAATAATCCCTTAAACGCTCCCAATCGCGTTTAGCCTCGTTAGCGGACATATTTCTGTCTTTCATCATCATCTCCTTGAAATTGGAGTATGACCAGAACTGACCCTCGTATAGGCGGGTATCATCCATGACCGAGATAATGACCTGCGGATCCAACGGGGAGTTAAGAACCTCCATCATCTTAAACGGCAGATCCCGGAAGAAGGTTCTCCAGATCTTGTTATACGCCGCCGATCGTACACGGTTGCGGACATTGAATACGCCTAGAGCCTCTCCAACGACATATAGCTTGTTGGTACGGTTTATATCCCCGATCTCCGACACGTACGTACTTAACTGCTTCTGGGCTTCCCCATAGGCGTATTTCATGGAGTCCTTGCTTATATACTGCCCTACCATACCCTCCAAAAGGAAGTTGGCCTGCCCGGTAAGGGCGCCGGTAGCCGCGACGAATGGGGAGAAGCCTAAGTTGGATTTGGATACGAATTTGGTAAACATAAGAGCCAGCTTATTAAGATCGACCTTATAATTACCTATATTCCATTCTGCCCGCTTATTATTTATCCTAACATCATAGATACTGGCGTTAACCCAGTCCTGAAACATTCTATAGGCGTGAGTGGCCTCTGGGTTCTTACCGCCGTCGTATTGCGTCTCCAGCATCATGTTCCTATATCCCATAACATCATCCAAGGCCGCCCTCTTATACTTGTAAGAGGTCGCTTGTAAGGATAACATGGAATAGGAGTAGGCGAAGTCATGGGACACGTCATCGGCGTTCTCCAACTTACTAAGATAGTATTTGGGGATCATACGATATTTGTTATCGTTCTCATCAATCCCTCCTAGGTCTTGCCCCTGACCATGTATAGGGTCATCCACCCTCTCGCCAACGATATCACGTACGGCGTTGCCGATGGCCGCCTTCGGGTCAACCCCGGCCTGCACCATCCTCTCCACGCCGCCCTTGGATATCTGTGGTATTTGGTAGATGTTCCGGAATCGCTCATCATAATCCTCCATAGCCTTACGGCTTATGTTAAGCAGCTCCTTCCTCATCTCCCACTTATCCTTATTGATCGTAGCTTCCTCCCCCTCGTTGGTAATACCGTATTTCTTGAAGAAAGCCTCGTTCTTGTACTTATCGAACCTAGGCGTATGATATCCATAACCCAGATCGGGATTATAATTAGGATTACGGAAAGAACTCTCGGCGTCAGCCTCATCAAGCCACTGGTTATTGATCGTCAGATCGATCATATTAATATCAAACCCGAAACGGGATACGCTCTCTTCCTTAGATATACCATTTTCTATGGCATCAAAGAACTCGGATACCTTATACGTACCGTTATTTATCTTCCTAACGAAATCAGAATATCCCTTGGGAGAGTATCTCCTCATATAAGGATACAGCCGGGTCCTGGCGTACTCGACAAGGATCTTATCAGTCTTACCCATCGCTATGTCGTTAGCTAGCTTATTATTGAAGTCAGGACCGTATTTCCTTCTCAAAAACGATACCTCCACGGTCGTCCATGACGGGTTTTTCCGAGATAACTTGGCGGCCATCCTATCCACCTGACTCCGGGAGCGGGCAGACATATGTTCCTTGGCGAATTTAATCTCATCCATACCCTTGTCGTATGCCATGGCATCCCTTAAAGCGTTACGGTAAGAATCCGTGACTCCACTCTCCACCGTATCAGGCATATCCATCTCAATAGCCTCAGCGGAAGCGGCGGCGTTAATAACGCTCTTAGCCTCAGCCAGACGATCATATAACTCGTTTATCTTTCTTAATGAGGCGGATCCACGTAACCTATCGAAATCATATTCCCCGTATCTCGTGCTATCCCGGTACTGGATAAGCAAAGGCCTTAGCTGGTCATTGATCTCGTTTATTGTCGCCATCGCCTCCTCTACCTTCTCTATCCTTGATGATGATACAGATTGCTCCGTGATCTTATCAACCAGATTCTCGTAATAATCACCCTCCTCGGATCCCCACATATCCTTAGAGAAACCAAGATGACCGCCAGCTAGCAGGAACTCGAACGCCGCCTTACCGCCCTCGGACCGCTCTATTCCACGAAGTATCTCCTTGAACTCGGCGGAAGCCCTACGACCCTCGTTGGTATTCCCGAACTCCTCGGCCCACGCCTCGTCCCATGCCTTGATCTCCTCGGACATCATCAGAGCCTCGGATCCCTCTTCCTTTGGTGTCCCATCGGAATACCACTCGCTCTTGGCTATAGCCCTGTCACGTAAAATATCCAGATAAGATCTCCAAGCTATAGGATCGGATTGAAACGCCTTCCAATCGACCTTCCCGTTCCTCACGAACTTATCCATAGCCACATACCGGCTCCTGCGGATACGGGTCATGAAATCGGACGTGGCTTGCGATACCCTACGACCCAGTCTTTCCTCGACCTTCTTATTGACTTTCTCGATCTTATCGTAATAAGCCTGCACCATAGGTTTCTCCCGGTTCTCATCCAACCACTTATTTATCGTATCCAGATACCGTTGCTGATCCTCGAACGTCATGTCCGAGATATCGAAATTCTGGATGGTAGGCTTGAATATATGATATACCTCCTTAGTGATAGGCTTATCCCCGTCATATCCTACTATGTCGTCACGGGTCTTCACCTTAAGGCCTCTATCGGATAGAAGAAGGTCGATAAGCTGTTTCTCGGTCTTACCCGTAACATTCTTAAGATCATATATATCGATAATAGCCTTAGCCTGCTCGGTCCTGTATAGTAAATCGTATTTGGCGAAATCACGGGACGAGTCAAGGTAATCCGAGTTCTTCCCATTTATCTTCTGTATAAGATCCTCATTATCCTTTATCCCCCATCCACGCTCTTTCATCATCCTAGTCATCTTATTGATATTGGATATACCCTCGGTATGGGCTTCATTATGGGCCTTGGCTAGACGTTGGCCTAACATACCTAAAATAGCGTTACCACTATGCTCCAGAGTACCAAAGAACCGGGACATGACATTGATATCCTTATGGATGTTATTTATCAACTTCTTTATCCCATTCCAATATCTTTCCGGGATATTAAACATCCTGAGCTGTCCATCCAGCCAGTCCTCATTACGATCACTTCGAAGAGCATTTATATCAGACATGGATGTCTCAGCCATACGTAATATATCATCCATATCCTCTACCATACCAACCTTATTGCTGCCATAATAATCAGCCGCCTGATTATTGACGAATCCACGAAGGTTCCTGATCAGAGGAACTATCTCCCCATATACGTTATCGATAACCTGTATCGTCTCATAATCCAATCCTTTTCCGCTCTTACGTAGGCTACTGGCGACAGTGACCAAATACTCCACCTCGGCCTTGGCGGTCGCTATGACGCTCTTGGTGGATAATAGGTTGTTATTCTTATTTAGCTCACCCCCGACTTGTCTTACCTTCTCGCCTATATCACGTAGAAGGGAGATACTCTCACCGATCCTCTGGCTTTGGCTTGACCTCATCCTCTGCAATCTGGTATACAGTCTTTCCAATGACCTACCGTTCTTGATCAACTTATTAGCCACATCAACATCCGATAATGAGTACATGAGATGGTCGCTATCCTTTAACAGAAGCACGTCAAATGCGCTTGGATCATCAGCTAACGCCGACTCCTTTATCCTATCAAGAACCTTATTCAAGTCTGATCTTTGAGTAGAGAAGAAATTCCTTATAGCCCGGATTATCCTGCCAAACAAGGAGAGCTGGGAGTCCTCGGACGAGGTCAGATCCTCTACCGCCTGTTCCATCCCCGGCACGAACCGCTGGGCCAACGTCTTGCCTAGGATCTCCCGCTTCACCATCCGATCCAGTTCCTCCCCTTGGTATTCCTTCCCATACACCTCATAGTAACGACCGGCGAATTGATTCCATAATGGCGTGCCGACAACAGAGTCCAGAACCTCGTCAATCTCCTGTTGGTTACGGTAAGTATCGATCAAGAAATGAGCCACCTCCTCATTAAGATCCTCTACCGTAGCTCCCTCAGCCAAGGCGATAACCCCATTGGCCATATCGGACAATGCCCTAGCCGAAGGCTCGACACCATTACGCATCTTATACTTATCCATATACTCAGACATACCCATCACACGGATACCTAACGTGGATAAGATGTTGGTGATATCAGTCCTGTTCTGAAGATCCTCCGCCTTCTCGTTCTCAATAACCCCACGGACATTACTTCCGTACAAGGCGTTATCCTCCATCATCAACGACAAGGCTAGCTCTATGAACCCATCATACTTATTATTAAGCTCCTCAAACTTACCTTGCCTTAACATGCCCTTGATCTCCGATCTGCTTACCGTAACCTTCTCCCCTGATGTCGTGATAAGATCAAGATCATTACTTACCTCCGTATCAAAACCTATAGAACCCAATACGTTCATTTCGGAGGACTGACTTCCAAACCTATTCCTTAGCCTAGACAAGGCATCCATAGCGTTATAGATCTTAAGACCATCGGAGTTGCCGGCCCCTGTAAGATAATACCTATCTCCTAGCCTTATACGCTCCCCGCTCAACAGACCTTTCTTGATAAGGTAATTGACAAACCCTCCACGGGTACTTATATTAGAATCTGAGCTGATGCCAAGGACCGGGATGAACGAATCACTGTTGTTAAGGGTTATGGAGGACGAGCCAAAGGAGATGTCAGCCGTGCCGGACGGGACGTCGCTCTCCTCGACACTGCCGGCCAAGAACCCGGCCTCGATCCGCCCGCCGGACGAGCCTTTTATGGCGTTGGCGTAAGAGTCGTGTATCTTGCCGTCATCCGATCTAAAGAATAGGCGAGGCTCACCGGAATCATATACCAATCTTGAAGATGGAGGAGTATAATTCTCAATATCATTTAAAGGCAAGACATTGCCGGAGAATATAATCTCACCATCTATATTTCCACCCTTCACCCTAATATTAGGTCGTTGCCCGGTAAAAGCGCTTTCCACGGCCTTCCATAACATACGGGCTGTTTCCTTAATATCTATATTCTCCCTGATAGCCCTTATATCATCCCATGACGCCTCTTTCAGTATCGTATCACCAATATTATCCTCGTTTATGGAATCCAGATCCACCTCCTGTACCGTGGATGTATCTACCACAGCCATATCATTGACATCACCTACCTCTCCGGAGGTAAGATAAGCCACGACATTGTCGCTATTCCCAAGGCTTCTGGCCAACGCTGGGGCATCCATATCGCTTATGGCGGACAGGACCTTGGCTGACATAAGTTGCCCCCACTCGCTGGCGCTAAGTCTGGCACTTATGGATCTGGCCGCCTCCTTATTCCTTGGCACGGATCTAGTCCAGTCTCCGAACTTAGACCTGAACTTATCGTTATAAATAGTCATATAAGCCTCAGCGGCCTTATTAAGGTCACTTACGGCGGCTATACCCGCTATCTTATCGAACAAGGTGGATACCTCGCCGGAAGGGGTCAAGACACGGGTTATCTTACCTTCCTTATTCCTTTTAATTACGCAACTCGACATAACTTCATGTTTTTGACAAAGATAAACAAAAAGCCCCCACAAATAAGCGGAGGCTGATATTCTTATATTCCTTATAGAATTTATGACTTAATCCGTATTCTTGCTATTGATGAACTCACTAACGCAATCACCAGCGAATCCGGCTATATACGCTGCGTGTTCATCCTCTCCAACCTTAAATCCAAGAGACATGTTGCAAAATTGGCATACGCTCATTGCTATATGGAATGACTCGTGACATATATTTCTCATTATTAAATCATCGTCGCTCGAAAAATTCCAAAGTATGGCAAATTTATCATCATCGTCCCTATCCCTTACCAAATTCACGAAAGACGCCTCCTTATCCATATCATCTTCATCTCCCCATTTCCCCTCGTGTTCAGGTTCCATATTCTCGAAACGATCACACAACGTCTTATAATCTAATCCAACCGTGATAATCAAATCCAACGGATATATCACGAAATCAAATTTCTTTTCTCTCATAATCCCTTTAATTTTTCTATAACCTCAAAACACATCTTACACTCAATCCTACGATACAACTGCCTTACGCCATCTATCGTAGTCCAATAACGACCACCCTCTCGGTGCAGGAACTCACTCATTACCTTAGTGTCAGCCACATCATGTAGATCGTATGAGTCAAAACATAACTTACATATATCGTCAAGATCAAAATAAGTAACCTTATTATACGACATACAACGGATTTGTCTCCCATCAGGAACCTGAACATCGAAAACATTTATCTTCTCCATATTAAAAAAAACAGAGGGATGCCGATCCCATCACAGACCGGTATCCCTTATAATAAATTAGCGACGAAAAGCATGGTGATGGACATGCGCCACAAATGTAATTACAAAATTCGTAAAAACAAAATATCAAGGGCAATCACCTATGCATTCGCACGGAGCATCGCTTTTCAAAACCCCATACACCCGATTGTCGCTAGTCAGCCATCGTTTGCCGTCGCTCGTGATATAAGCCTGCCGGCATCCCTCCTGATTCACCGTGAGCGTCTTCTTAACACCTTTTGGAGTTGTTATCTCCAGCTCAAGAGTCCGATCAAGACCGTTGTTCATCACCGAGCCAAAGGAAACGGGGGCGCTTCCGGTCCCGGACCCCGGGCTGACGGTCAGAGGCTGGTCCGTTACCTCGCCTACCCCGTCCTTCCAATTAATATTCAAATCATTAGCCATAGTTGTATTATTTTTGTTCTATTGCAAAGATAGCAAAACAAATAAACCCCAACCGGCTTTAGTCGATCGGGGTCTGAGTAAGCGAAAAGAAACTGATTATCGTCCCATCATTCTCAATACGGTTCTAGCCGCAGCTTGCGCCCATGTCCAGCTGTCATTAGATGTTACGTTAACCGTCTGTTGAGTACCATTTACATCCAAGTTAATAGTCTCCTTGTCAAGCTCGATAGTAGAGTCTCCAGCGGCTTGCGTTACCGTCACGTTGGCTGTCTGGCCACCAGCGGCAGTTACCTTCAATGTAGCTGTCAGTTCCTCGATCGTGACGTTGGCCGGTACGTCCGAGATCGTGATGCTCCAAACGAACTCGCCAGCGGCTCCGGGATCGTCGGCGATAACCGCTCCGTTAGTCGTAGTCTTTCCAGCCGCCGTGTAGTTAGCCGGGAGCTGTAACGTAAGCCCGTTCTCCTCAGCCGGCGTGACCGCGAACGTAAGCTTAGTACTGTTAGACTTACCGGTGATGGTAACATTACCGCCTGTCTTTTGTACGGAAGCGTTAGGGCTGTCTGATCTTACCACCTCAGCAGCCGCTGCCTGATTAACTACCAACGCCTTCTTAGCCCCGCCGTTCGTGGTGACCGTAAGGTTGATAGTGCGTTGAAGACGACCGGTGTGTTTCTCACCGGAAAAATTAACCGCCTGATCTCCTGATCCCGATACTGGGTCGACGGTTACGAAACCGAATTTTTGTGATGCCATACTTAAATATATTTACAAATGTCATTTTATTATGCCAAAAATAACTTGTATCATATCACAAGCCAAATATAGGGGGGGGGTAGATACGACTAGCCCTGTACAACCTCAACATACAACCCTACTAAGTCCTTTAGATTATGACTAAGAGGAGTTCCGCTATCCCTAGTACACTTATATACATCAGCGTTCTGGATGTAATATTTATCCTTGAATATCTCCATTGGAGGGAAATACGGGATAGGATCCCCTATGGTCCCGGCATGCTCCTTATCAATGACCTTGTATAAGGAAGCCGTATTTAGTCCGGGTTCCCATTCCGCTGACAACGTATGTGACTGAATAACCTCATAAAGGATATCCGTATCGTCCTTAACCACCCTGAGGCAGAATCCGGCATCCACCGACAGCCCGAACTCCGCTCCCTCTTGTCCCCATATAGGGAATAGGACCTTAATATCCAATTTCTCGTTAGAAGATAAAGATATGGCCTTATTATTAACTACCATCCTAGAGAATTTGGCAGCTACTTTCTGGGGATCAGAAGCGTCCTTCTCCTTCGCCTGTTGCTGGATGTACGCCGTGGTAACACTTACCTTATCAGGATAGCCGGACTGAGCGTCAATAGCCCTCACCTGCTCTACGGTAGTGGCTAAGCTTACTTCCCTCTGTTTGGCTCCTAACGCCGACATCAGGTCATTATCGTACCTATCCATCATCCCGATCAAGATCTTGCCTTCCGTCATATCAAACTTCAGACCCATGATCGTTATCTTGCCAGCTATAGCCCCATCAGCCAAAGCGTTACGCCTATCATATTCAGGGATATAGATATTTTGGTCATCCAAGAAAAACTCATGAAGATTATTATTCTCATAAGTCCTGATCTCCTCATACTTAGCCGATTTCTCCTCATTAAGAAGCCTTGAGTCATCCAATTTAGCCTCGATAATCTCCTTAACCGTAGCTTTAGGATTAGCCTCCTTGAACGCCAATTGCTCCTCCCCAAGCTCTATCCATGGGGCGGGATTCCCGTTAATGTAATCATCATAACTATAGCCCTTGGCGTAATTATCATCAAGCGGATCGTCCTGAACTAATTGATTGGGATATATTTCCCTGTTTATATATACGTAGCTCATATCTTATATCATTAATCTTGTTCTCTAACGGCGATACTATACTTACCTGAAGCGTAACACCAGATATTTATCTCGAAAGGCTTGTTAGCCGTAGTGGTTATAGAAGTACCACTCATGCTTACATAATCCCCGGAGTTGGGTATAGCCTGCGTGAAGGCCGCCGACGGGACGCACCTGATCATCAGCTCCTCCCCTATCTGCATCCCTGACTGCACGGATAGGGTGGTAGCGGCTGATAACGTAGCCGTGATACTTCTCTTGCTAATAGGCAGGTTAGCTAATGTCGTGACCGTATTAACTCCTATAAGCCTGTTCATGGTCTTCTTGTCAGCCGCCGCCATCAACCCGTTAGTAGACTCGTTGGCTACGGCGTATGTCGTGTTAGGAGGTGTAGCCCAAGTGCCATCTCCACGCATGAAACTGGATGTGCTTCCATTAAGCTGTCTCAATAAGCCGTTAGCTGTAGTAGAGGCTAATCCGTATGTGGTATTGGTAGGCACTACCCACGTTCCATCACCACGAAGAAAAGATGCCTGCTTGCCAGCGGCTGGGGCCGGTACCAATCCCGCAGCACCAGCCGCCGAGGCCGTAGCCGCCTTCATATTGGCGTAGGTAGTATTCGTATCCTTATAATAGGGGATACCACCGACAATAGGACAAGCCGTATATCCAGAGGCGTTTGTCACGGTACTGCCGTTCTTGACCAATCCTGTGGACCCATTAGCTCCTACAACACCATACGTTGTATTAGTATCCGTCCAAGGCACGTTGACATACATCTTACCACTACTATCCAGCTCTACCGGATAATTCTTACCGTTCTCAGTATATCCGATCATCACCAATCCTAATGTCGTGGTATTGGCCTTGGCGTATGTGGTATTTGTCGGAACCACCCACGTACCATCGCCACGAAGGAAAGAGGTTTGCTTGCCGGCAGTCGGAGCGGGTACCAATCCCGCCGATCCTGCGGCTGAGGACGTCGCTCCACCCATGTTGCTATATGTGGTATTAGGAGGGGTTTGCCATGTCCCGTCACCACGAAGATACTTGGCTTGCGCTCCGGCGGCAGGTGCGGGGACCAAGCCGGCCTTTCCCGACGCTGAGGCAGAAGCGGCTCCCATATTGGTGTATGTCGTGTTGGTATCCGTCCACGGAACATTCACATACATCTTACCATTTCCGTCAAGAGCTACCGGATAATTCTTCCCATTAGCTGAGTACCCGATCTTAACAAGACCCAGATTATCGCTCGTGGCCTGTGAGTATGTAGTGTTATTATCCGTCCATGGAACGTTGACGTAAGCGTTGCCGGACGAATCCAGTTGCACCTTATAGTTCTTCCCGGAAGTCGTATATCCCACCTTAATACCGCCAAGAACGGTAGCGGAGGACGTGGGAGGTGTGAAGGTACTTGGTTTGCCCGTAACCCCGGACCAAGGCACGGAGGAAGCCTGACTGGCCGTGTAAGGCTCATACCCATCCTCACTGTTTAATTTAGACTCGTCTTTTATCAGATACATCTTGCCTGTAGACGTGACCTTTACCGTATCACCACTTTGAACCGTAGCGGTGGTAAGGGCGAATCTAGCCGTATCATTAGCTACCACGACCAATCTCTCCAAAGCCGCCTTAGGTAACCTATCTATGCTGATGGTTCCGGACGCGATCTTAGAGGCATCAAAATTGGCCAATGTCGTGGAGATAGTTACGTTGTCTCCGAAGTCCGATGAGACACTACCGGTAACAGCCCCGGACAGCGCTATGGTCCTAGCCGCCTGTAATTTCGTGGCGGTAGGGGCATTATCCGTCTTAAGAGCATATTTGGTAAGATCAATATCATTAGCCTTATCCAAAAGCTGATCTATCTGCTTACCATTGTATTTACCTTGAAAATCTTCCATATCAAACTTATTTTTTGCTCAAATATAGTTATATACATAAATACCAAGAAATCGAGGGGGGGGGGAGATACGGGTAAGTGTCAAAAACTTCCGTCCCCGTGCAGGAATCCGCTACGGAATATAATAGCCTTGTCTTTAAGTTTCTGGACAGATTCCCATTCCCATTCACCCTCACAAGGCTTAACGACATACTTATTCCCCCATGTCTTAAACTTCCTCTCTATAACAAACATCTCTGGGTCTTTTAAGACATGGAAGATACTTCCAACAGGGAAATACTTATCAGTTCTCAATATAACTCGATGATGTCTCTCGTTATATTCAGGATCGCCTACGATACGTGCCTTATAAAACTGGAAATCATTTAACGTCTGATCCACTGGCTCTATCCAATAATACCCCTTACCCATTGCAGTTTGTATTTAATTATCTATATTTGCGGTGTAGTAACTCATAATGTTTTAAGTGATTTTCAACCAAAGGGGAAGGGTGTCCGTGAGGATGCCTTTTTTCATTCCCGCCCACCCTACCATGACAAAAAGATCTACCTCGAACAAATGTAATCATAATAAAGTTACGGTCAAAAAGAAACCCTATCGGTATTCTATTGCCGACAGGGTTCTCCAACGTTGTATCAAACTAAATCATATCACTCCATTTGATTGTGTCACCGACGAAGCACCGCACCGCCAGATACCTTACGAACGCCGTCCCTTCCGGGGCGTCAGGGTCTTCCAGATAAGCCAAGACAGCCTTGACTATTTTCTGGTCGCAATCCAATACCTTAGGAAAGTAGTCGCTATAGAACATAGCGAACAGGTATTGGATATCTCCCCAAGTGGCGTTATCAGGTTTCTTAGCCCCGCATTTATCGAACATCTGCTTAGCGTCCTCCATCGTCCATCTTCTCTTGGATCCGTCGGCGTTAAGCATCTTGTCAGCGGCTTCCCTAGCCAGCTCCTTGGAAAAGTGATATCCATGGGTGTCTATATACCGCTTATAATCCGGGTCATCGGCGTCTGCTCCTCAGTAGTAACGACTCCTGCGTCCCCTGCGCATATACGGCTCGGTACCATCGAACTCGTCACGGATGCCACGCTCACCGAACCATCCCCTGCGATACATCTCGTCCTCACGTTCATGGAGTCTCTCGCGTTTCTCAAGCTCACGCTCGTCACGTTCCAGCTCCCTCTCGCGTCTTTCAAGATCACGCTCACGGCGTTCTAGCTCATCCATCCTACCGTCATGCTCCTTGCCATAGTGGTCGTATATTCCACCACCATAACCCATGTAAGTCCCATCCGAACGTCTGCTACGTCCACGGCCGCCTCTACGATCGTAGATCTCGTCATTGTAGTCCTCTTCGTGACCGCCGCCTAAATCTATAACTCTCATCTTAACCTAATTTTTTAATTAACAACTCTTTTAGCTCATCGAAAGAGGATCCCATCCTATCGACTTTCTCCTCAAGATTCTTGATCTTCCGGTCTTGATCCTTAGTCTGCTTAAAAGCCGGATTGATTTCCTCAAGGATCGAATCACAAGCCTCTAGCGTCCTCCTATGCTTATCGATACTATCGAGAATATCGGAGCTGGTTCTCTTAGCGGCGTTAAGCTGGTTCATGATCGGATCGACCGAGCAGGCCAAAGTTATGTTATTGGACATAGCGACATCCCTGCTCTCCGGTACGACATAGGTCATGGAAGACCCGTTTATCTCCACGGTAAGGTCTATCACCCTATCCTGTAGTTGCTAATATTGCCCCATCTGACCCATCTGGGGTTGCTGGAACCTAGGCTCGGACACGTTAACCACATTCCCCATCCTGAACACCGGAACATCGGACGTATCCAGCGTATATACTTGAAATCCTTTCTTTAAGTCTCTAAACATATCTCGATTTTTAAGCGGGAGGGAATACCCTCCCATTAGACATCCAATCTAACCTATTCCTCATCAACAGTCGTCTCCGACGCCGAGGCGGAAGTTGTAGGCACACAGCAATCCATGAGCCTCAATACACCCCTTACCTTGTTGAAATAAACAAGGCGTTCGGTGTTGTTAACCATAGCCGCTCCGGTCACAGCCACGTTGATCGGATTCACCACAGCCACGCCGGTTACCGGGCAGCATGTGTCATCACCTACCGTGGATACGGTGCTGTTCGCTGGGATAGCTATCTGTACTGGCAATGTCTCGCCTGTTGTCGGAACCACCTGCCGGATTTTCAGCAGCAGAAGGCCCTCGCATGGCAAGGACAGCCATATCCTTGGGTTGATACCGAAGATGGTGTTGGTAGTAGTCACTACCACGTTCTTCGTGACCAACTCATAAAGAGACCCTATTTTAGAAACACAAGCCATAATAGCCTCCTTCCTTTATAGAGTTAAATAGCGGCGTTTCCGTTGTTGCAGCATCCATTGTTGCACCCACATCCGTAATTACCTCCATAAAATGCTTGACCCCATCCATAAGTCTGGTAAGGAGAGCATGAAGGATAAGCCGGCACAGGGGTAGGTCTCAACTGGTTGATCAAATTCTGAGTCTGTTGCTGAGTCAACGCGGAGGCTTGGTAAGCCGACCTTTCATCACGCAACTGATTGATCGTATTCTGCATCTCACGCATTTCCAATTGACAGAATTTATCATTAATCAAGGTTGTTTGAGCATCAATCTTAGCGCTCAAGATATTGAACTGCGTAGTAGCCTGCTCACGATTGTTTGTCAATCCTTGGTTGATGTTACTCTGAAGAACATTGGTTTGCTCTAACGTCCGTAATTGATTGTCAAAGCCTTGCTGCGTTATCATATTTTGAGTAGCGCACGTGCTTTGGTTGATCAAAGAACTCAAATTGCAGCAACAAGAGCTGATCTGATTGCCGATCTCACAACCTTGTTGCTGTACGGCGTTAATAACAGCCTGAGAAGTCATACCTACCTGACCAGCTACCTTATCGATAGCGCCTTGCACGTTACAGATAGCGCTTTGCAATTGAGTAGTAGTACAGTTCAAGGCGTTAGCGATCTGCTCGATAGCGCTTCTGTTACCTTGGATAGCCTGCATCAGTAACTCACGACCATAGTCGTTATTCAATTGAGCTGGAAGACCATTAGCGCAACACTCATTACCATTGCCAAAACCATTGCCAAAGCCACGGCCACCCCATAACCAGAACAGGACGATGATCCACAACCACCAACCGTTAGCCCCGCCGAAACCGTCTTGGTTGTTACGACCGTTCATCAAAGCCGCTACCAAGTTCGGATCCATCTTATTTCCGCCTATCAAATTGGCGAACATACCCGGAATCATAGATAATAAACCGTTAGTGGCGCTTCCACTACCGGAACCCATACCGTCTAACAAAACGATTTTGTCTCCACTTGTACCCATGTCTATTTATTTTTGAATTAATAATAACCCCACCTGATGGCGGGCGTTACAAAGTTCAAAAATTAACAGCCCTAAAATCGCGATATGTGTCATCATCAAAGTACGTCATGTCTTGTAAATGGGATTAATAAGAACCGATACAAGACAAAAAAATCCGGAGCGTATCACTACGACCCGGATTCATCGCAAATCTATAAAATCCAATGTTTCAATGCTCGAAAGAAAACGTCTCACGACGTCAAAGAGAGATTAACTACACGAAAAATCTCGCATCAACTTATTTGTATTAGCAGTGTATTCATTAACTATCTTACTGGATGAGGGATTATCCTCTATCCTTGACAGGCGGTTATCGTCACTCCTTACCGTAACGTCACCCATCCTTCGTACCATGTTTTCTTGATATGATGATGGATCGGAGTATATAAGATCATCAACGAACCTGTATATCGCACCATCAACCGTCTCACCTACCTTCTCATATAAACCGGATTGGAATGACACGAAATCATCATACCTCCCACGAGCCAAGAACGAACCGTCCGGTCTCGCCTCGACGCCGCCGTTGACCTCCCGGAGCAGGCCCGGATTCCTTTTGTACAGATACCTGTAAAACCCGACATCCATCATCCTATCCTGACCATCCAGATAGAAAAGGTTTCTCATGCTACTGTCACCGGACTCGATAGCCACGTCAAACAGAAGATCCCTCACCTGACCTTCCGGCAACGACATCTCCATGCTTTTTAACGTACCTCTGTCATGGTGGTTCAAAGATACGTTATAAAATCCATTAAAATCAAGGAAACGTAAGACATTATTATATAAATCCGATTTTTTTAACCTTTCCTTGATCTGGATTTTCCTCAACGATGTACAGGATTTGATAAAATCCCGGTCCTTCCCCTGTCTAGCCTCGTATCTCCTGAACTCCCGATCAATATCGACATCATCCATCTTAGGGGTTACGGGATGCTGATATATTAATCTGGTAAGGATCATGTTCTCGGTATTCGAGGATGAGATGTTGGACATAACTAGCTTCTTTATGTTATCCTTGACCACGCCAATATCGGAACGGGAAGCCCCTGCGGGAACCACGCCAGCCGGCAAGTACGAGGGCCGCTCTATCCCGATATCGGCCAACATCTCATAGGCCTGATCGGTGTCGATTATCGGAGCCGTGTTATGGTACGTATTCCTACCCATATACAACATGCTCCTATCATACATATCGGAAGGGGATGTATTCCCGGACCTTACATACACCATCCTATCCCCAGTAGAATAAGTATCCTGAACCTCGTATATCGGATTCCCTTTCCCTGTTATCCTATCAAGATCGGAGATAAAGCTATCGTATACCGAATTGCCGGCCTGTATGGAAGACAACATGACGTCCAGCGACGCCATAAGATCACGGATATCCTCAGGTCTGGATATAACCATCTCATCGCTGATCGCCTCGCTTATATCCACTCCCATGTCGGCAAGATCCATGGCTATGTCATGCAGACGTCCGGCAACGTCCTTGATGTCCTTAAAATCATCCATATCGATTATCTCCCCAACCTTATCCCTTAGACCCTTCATATCCTTAGGCATACTGATATACGGTGTGGTACTATTGAAGTACGAGTCGGTAATCGTATTTCCGTCCTGACTCCGAACCTCCATACGGGTCATATTACGATACGTGTCATACATCCGATCTGCGTAATCCTGATCCTCCTGATACCGGAGTGCCAAGGAAGGGTATGGGATGGAGGCGAAAGCCTGATCGAACTCCCGGCGGTCGCTGATACCGCCTACCGCCCTCATGATCGTATCCCTTACCTCTATTGGATTCAAGCCCCTTCTCTTTCCTAACGAGTCATATGTATCCTCATATATCATATAATCATCACCAAGGCCTGACTCGGAGGACAGGAAATACATATCCTTCTCATTAAGATTCCCCTCAGACATAAAATCGACAATCCTCCTCATCATATCCCTTACCCGCTCATACTCCGATCGGTTAGTCATGATATTATCAATCTCATCAGCGTCATACATCCCAGATCGCTCAAGATTGTACCTATTGAGGAATATATCACCGCCGGAAAGGAAGTTAGATACGATCATATCATTAAGATCATTGATATTATCAACACCCAAGGAAGTAAGAGTATTATTAATATCCTTAACCTCATCGGCCATGAAATTGCCAGCGAAATAGTTCTTTCGCTTGATAAATGACATAACATCATCATACCTAGGTTCCCCATTACTATCCAGATCATATTCTGATGGCATGGACATCCAATCGCCAAAGAAAGACACGAAGTCGGGGGAGTAGGCCGTACCCCAGACCGATAAGGCCTGCTTCTGGTCGCCCAGCACCTCCATCGCCCTTTGGTATAATCCGGATGGTTGGTCGTTCGGGGCAAGGACATTATCTATCCCACCCTCCTTATTTTTTATAACATAACAAGATCGTCCCATTACTAAATCGTTTTGACACAAAGATAGAAAATCCCGCCTACTCTCACGAGCGGACGGGACACCAAAATAACAACATAATAACAAACCTTATGTTTCTCCGAAAAGTGCAAATCTTTTTGCCGATCCTCACGAACAGGCAAAAGCTCAATCCTAAATTACAAAAAAAATGGAATTTATCGTTTAGCGAAAATATCTTTATCTGATCTACTCAGAACCCTGCCTTTCAATTCCAAGAACCTAGGCATCCATTCTTTAGATATCTTAGACACAATCCACTGAAATCCCTTAGGAGTCACATAGACAGTATTAGTGCCGTAGAACTCGTCATCATTACGATATCTGTAACGAGCATAACCGCTGTCTATCATCCTTTGGGAAAGCAACCACCTCTTACCGGTCTTAGCGAAGAACTTCTTATCCTCAAGCAATATTCGAAGATTCTTCTCCGCTATATCATATCCATGAGCCTCTAGCTTTTCCCGAACCTCTCTGATCAACATATCTGTCTCTTGGGCTATTTCGGCTGTCTTAGCAAACTCAACCATAGGAGCCTGTTCTTTAATGATATTATCGGATATCCTTTTGGCTTCCTCTGCCGCTTTCTTCGCCTCAGCTAACGCACGCTTCTCCTTTTCCGATTTAAGCAAAGCCTCTAATGCCTCTATATAATCAGATGGAAGTTCATTCTTTGATGGCATATTGTTAGATGGCATAGAATAGGAACCTGTTTTCCTAATAAAAGGGAGAACCTCCGATGTTACCCATCTTTTGAATTTCTTAGCAAACTCCTTCTTAGATGACATAATTAAAGTATACATACCAGACTCATTAATAATCTTTATCTGGCTAACATATTGATTGTGAATAGGGGTGGAATCGTAGGCCTCCCTATCTTCTGACAATCTCAGCATTTTACAATCCTCGTCATCTACCAACCTTCTTACAGCATCCCTAGGATCTGCATACCCTAAACATTTAGCTACATCATTACCGACAAACCATGGTTCATGTTTCTCATCCAACAATACTCTCACATCCCCAAAATCAGGATTCTCAAATAATTTTAAATTATCATCCATAATATAAAACAACGAGAGCCACCAGCGTCCGTTACCCCACTGATAGCTCTCATTTATCGCCTACGCCTAAGCGATATTAATATTTTCTTCTGGTCTAGCAACGGATAGACACCGCAAATATAGACACTTATTTTAAAACAACAAACAAATAGGATATATTTTTACAAAAATTGTAATCTATAATATTCCATCACCATACAAAGCGATTATATCTGGTCTCTATCATCATCACCACCTTCTTGATATCAGATAAAGTTAGTTTCTTTATCTCCATATTCCTACTATCCATTCTGACAAAAGAGTTCTTGAACTCCTGCTCGGTTATAGCCTCCAACCTAAATAGATTGTATTTTATAAGTAACTGGCTTACGTCAAATATCAGGATATTAAGATCAATATCATCCTTCAACTCATCAAGAAGATCACGCATCATGACTTTGATAGCATCAGTATCAAGTTCCAGTTTATCGGCCTCCTTCATCAACTTCTTGATAATGCCATTGTGCTCGATTATGATGTTAGCGTTATCATCATCGGTAGGTAGAAGGATATCCATCGTACATTTTATACCAACCTTATCACTAAGTCTTTTATTGAACTCAGTCATATAATCAAAAGCCTGATCCCTGCTTAAGGCGTATGTATGATCAAGCAACTGCTTTTGTCTGACCTTGACAAAATAGTTACTGGTGTATAACATCATCAAGACCTTCACTCGCTGGATGCGTAGGTCTTGCATGATCTTCCGATGTAAAAAAGAATCTAGTTGCATAATATAAAGAGTCCCCACCGGGGCCATCACACACCCGACAGGGACCAACTTTTAAATATCTTACTCGTCAGGTGATGGACTGACGCCGCAAAGATAAGTCAAGATATTTTATTTAGCAAGGATCCTCCGCCTCTTTTTCTCCAGATACGACATTTCCGTCGGAAACCAAAGACTTGTCCTCGGCCGCCTTCGCAGGCGAAGCGGATCCCGATTGGACGCCAGACGGGTTGACGAACGGGGTCTCCGTCTCCTCGAAGAACGTCTCATCCCTCCTAATACTCATCCTGAACTTAGGGGCTATGAAAGGATCGTTATTAAGATCAATGTTGATCGTAACGTCATTCATCAAAATATCCTCCTTAGTTCTGGAATCACCTATCCATCCTCTTACATCAGCGGTCATAGGCATCTGGTTAGCGGCTTTCCTGACAGCTTCAAGCCGGCCTTTGATAACATCCACATCTCCCGCCAGCGGAATCATATATGTCTTATTATCCAACCCGGATCTGGCTATAGCGTTATTAAGATCCATTATATCATCAATACTTACGCCTCCGCCTAGACCCTCCGTAATCCTATCAGCCATCGATTCGATCATGGATGAAAATGACGATATATCCTGATTTTTCAATCTTACGGGGTACAGGTAATTTCTTCCATTTCCTGTCTTTATAGCTACGACCGGAATACGTGAATTTTTATAATCACCATACTTGTCCCTGACGATAGCCATACAGAACGGGAATATATTATACTTAATATCATCCCTCATCGTAACCTCCCCATTCTCTATATATCCTACGCTCTCGACCTTACCAGCCGTCTCGTTGGTAAAGTCATTCTCGGATACCATCAACGTCCCATTATCATCACTTATGCTAAAATTAGGTCTTCCCGGCAAAACACTGGTGACTGTGCCTACGAACGGTATATCAATCTCACCCGCGACGGATCCTACATTATCCCTATACAACTCAAAGGCCATACTCCTTAAATCAGCGTTACTCCCTTTTGAGTCTGGATCATTGGCTTTTAGCACCGAGACAAAATTACCATCACCATCCACGATCTTAATAACCATATTATCAACCAATTCTCGGTAAGCCGACTTAGTCTCATCAGAATTAGGGTCAACGGCGTTAAGGCTATTGTATTTATCATACAATTCCTTGGTATATGGATCTAACATATCCATCTTAAACCTTACCATATCACCCTTGCGGAGGCTAGCCGTTGCTTCCTGATTCACCGACTCGTTGTTAGATCCAAACGTATCACCCGTATAATAAGGGACAATAGACCCATCCTGCCCCTTGCGATACACCATGAACCAGTTGGAGGTCGACAAGGCGGTTTGCCGCCCCAATATGACACCGGTAGCGTTCTCGAAAGCCTGAGCGTCATCCTCGCTAATCATCCATCTTGAGTGGTTATCTGACTCTATAACAGTAAATATGTCGGTTCCGTTGGTGAAATCCATCACCCTTCCATTATCAGTGTCAGTGGCATCAGATCTTTTAAGCCCAAGACCGCCCATAAACCTGTCAAGTCTCATTCCGCCAACTTCATAATACATAACCCCACCGATCTCTCTCTTCTGGGCCATCAACACCACCGGATTCTGGGCGGCATTAGCCTCCGTCCTGCCGGTGGATGTCCCGGGTTCGCTCTCTGTGAGGACATCACCCATAGGTATGGATTTATCGTAATCCTTGACAGCTATACTTCCGTTATCATACAACCTCATCCATTCCACGAATTGAAGAAGAGGACCATCGGAATAATTATTGATAATATCAATAGTCTCATTAAGCTTATCCTGATCAAACTCATTGCCATTGTCAGCTTCATTCATAAGATCGTTGTAGATCTTTATCGCCTCCTTAACCTGATCCTGATCAAGACCATTAATATTTATATCTATAATATTATCAATAGCATCCTTGATATTATCCGAGACATCACCATTGATATTTAACCTATCTATCATCGACCTGATCTTATTGAGTCTGGCGATAGGATTATCCCCAAACCCTTTAATTATATCATCAATACGATCCTTATTATTATCATATATCTGACGCTCCCTAGGAGACAGGATATCCTCATTGCCGTTCCAGATCTTTATAGCGATATCAGTAGACCTATCGTCCGAAGGATTTAGGAGATCCTCGTCATCAGGGACATTCTCAACGATATTGTCACCAGATTGGATATCCGTTTCCATGGATCTGGCGATCATATGATTATAAGTCTTGAACATAAACGCCTCGTCCTCGCCAATAAGACCATCATTAAAAGCCTTATCTATAGCCTGATCATTGGCATAAAGGGCGTTAACGTCAGAATTATCGGTATTCCTGAAATCGTATTTGCTATCATCCTCCTCATAAGTCTTTCCCCATGCGTTTGACAAGATCTTCATAAATCCCCGTTCCTGCGACCGTATAAATCTCTTATCACGCATACGACGAAGAGATTCATTGATATTCTTATAAGCCACTAGATTATGACGATACTCACTAAGCAATGCCATTGCCTCCTTGTGGTTATCGACACCACGGATAGATACTACATTCTCAAGATCAGTTATAGTGTTGTACGCAGCCATTAAATCAGAAGCACTAATCTGTCTATTAGATCGATCAGAAAATAATAAGGAGGATAGATCGGCCTCCGAGTTAACCATCGTGGCCAATTTCCTCTCAAGGACTATTTTATCCTCTGTCAGCTTAGCTAACTCATCGGTCTTTTTAGCCAATTTATCCTTGTTCCTCTCAAACCGTTCCTCACCCATCGCCATCCGCTGAAGCCTTAATATGCCTTTTTCAAGTGCCTGCATTCTTGACGTAAGCTCCATAAGCTCGCTAATAGCTTTGTAGGAATCAGGGTTAAGATGAGAATAAACATCAAGAGCCTCACCTATATCATTTTTATACAACCTATTTAATTGGCTGGCAATATCGTCCAAATTATCCTTAGCCTCAAGACCATTATATACCATGTTAGAAATATAGGTATTGAACGATCTATTGGATATACCCTCGGTAAGAGAATCGGCGAACCTGTTGGCCATGGTGAAATTATCCACCTTCTTATTAAACTCATTGACAAGATCGGCTTTATACTCATTGACCTGCTCATCCGTCATATTCATATCGGACGCTATATCGCTATTAGGTATAGATTCGACTACCGTCCTGAAATTCTCTTTGGTATCATCCAACATCCCCATCTCCGAATCATAACGGAGACGATTGAATACGGCGTCACTAAAATCCTTATTTATGATCCTACCATCACTCTCGTACGATGTGTCTACACCAGATAATTGAGCGTTAAGAGCCATACTGCCACGAATAGCACGGACAGCGGCGGTGGTCAAGGCGCCGGCATTGGCGTTGTAGGCCTCCACCATCCCCTTGTTCCGGGACATGTCTTGGCTCCATTCCTTTATACCCCCAATAGTCTTTCCACCCATAATCGATCCGATAATCATACCGATACCGATCTCCTTCCATCCTTGGCTAGACCCGTACGTCTCCTTGAACCCATTCTTTATAGCCTCCATATAGCCTATATTCTGCCGGATAGCCATAGGATTGTATCTTGATTCTACCCAATCCTTGGCGGACTTACTAGCCACTCCCTGAAGACCTTCCTCATACAGACCCTCTGACACTGGGCGCTTGATGATATTGAACGTATTTCCGGCTACCTTCTGCCATTTCTTTGGTGTTATGGCTCTTAACGTACCGTTATCCATCCTCTCGGCACCTACGCCAAATATATTGCGTTTTATGAACTTATCCACACCAAGATCCATGCCGAACATATCGCCGAACATAGCTATATTGGATAATGACAATATGCCGACGTTGGCGGCAAATACGGCATTAGCGGCATTGGCATTGTCAGCCCTGAACTTCATAAGCTCCTCATATGGGACTTCCCTTCCATAAGCGTTACGGTAAGACTGCCTGAAATTCTCCTCAGCCTCCATCAGCATGCTTCTGGCCTCGACAGACGCCTCCCACGAGGTAGATGCGCCAAGGAAAGCGAGGGTGTCCAGTCCCTTGCCTATCCTCCGTCCCGTACGGGCGGCCCTAAGGTAGACGCCGAACGCTTTCTTGGTATCCGAAGCCGCTTTGCCTATCCTAGCCAAAGCCACGCCCGCCCTAGCTCCCGTACGAGCTAAGTTCATCAATCCAGCGCCGGAATATACGGCTGACGATAACATGGCTCCAGCGGTAAAAGCAAGACCGGATAAAAAATCGTTAGACCAGAAATTAGCCGTGGTCATGCTTTGAAGGAAATTCATATCCCGCTCCTCACGATTGTAATAATGAGCAAGACCGTAATCCATCTTCTTGTCCTGATCATCCAACCATCTCGTGAAATCGTTATCAAAAACAGCGTTAAAATTACCTCTGGATACACCGGCGTAAATACCATAAAAAGGCTGAATAACACCACCTAATCCATACAAAGCGGCCTTACCTACAAATTTCCCCAAACCTCTCATCCATTTCTCAGTCCTACCTTGACTCCTAGATAAACGTGTGTCGTTATCTACACCGGGGATATAAGACTCGTATTTAGGTATCCAAGTACCGCTACTAAGTCGATACCTTGAATCCTCCAACGATATCTCCGGACCAGTAAGATTAAACCTGCCCTTATAGCTTTGATCAGAAGCCATATATCCTAATGGGGACATATGTTTCATATCATCATAATAATTTGTCTTAACAGTATTCTTGATCCTCTCCGACAATGACGGTATCTGGGACTTTGATCTCTCGGAAGCGGAATACGGATCCAATACCAGAGGCAGGTCACGATCCGGTATATCATAGGGATCCGTACCAATAGCCTTTATATTATCTACGTTTATGGTAGGATATCTGTACTTCTCGGCAAGATCCTTTCCGTTAGAAGTATTATTATAGATTTCCATTGTTTCCATTATTTCCACTATTTCCGTTATTCCTGTTTCTTATCTCCTGATCAATCATATCAGCTATGGGCGAGATGAAGCTCTCGAAATCATCAGTAGTAGATCTTCCCTCGCTCCTCCAATACACCTCATTCTCCTTGCTAAGTATCTGTTGCCATGCCATGACCAAATAATACTGCGGGCAGAAGTCGATCTTCCTTGCTACCTCATCAGCATAGTTAACGCCATCCAGATCAATTGAATACAACGGGGTATTACCCTCTCTAGCCCCTCCTTTGCTATATATATCAACATTTATCCCAGAAGAACCATTATTATACTTATATCCGGAAGCCCTTAACTCGTACATAGAAGCGTTATCGAACAACACGTCAGTAGCGATCATCATCTGATTCTTCCTGATATTACCGTCATTTATATTCGTAAACATATCTATATAAGGCATTACCGTGTCCTTGGCCCCGCTAGCGTAAGCGAATGGAGCTACCAACAATGACTTAGCCATCTTCCCATAAGCGTTGTTGCTTGAGCTGGCGAAAGATATGGGTACGACACCGGAATCATAGGTCTCGGACGGGATGCTTACATCCTCTTTGTAGAAAGTAAGTCCATTCGCAGCCAGATCAGCCTCGCTTACCTCAACAACAGATCGACCATCACCTCCATTATTGCCAATGATCTGATAATTACCATCACCTATAGGGGATATGGTAAACGTTATCTTCGTATTGGCATTATCCTTGGGGATAAAACCGCCACCACGGGTGAACAGGTCACTAATCTTTATATAATCATACTCGGCTTGGCTTTTAGACGGATAATCGCCGGAGAAGATATACTCACGCTCGGCGTACTCATGACGATATTGTCTCAAGTAATCCTCGCCAGCGCGCTTAGCGTCATCAGCGATCCTGCCTAAATCTCCACGACTCCATTTATGTCTTAATAAATCATTTCTCTCTTTATGCGCCTCGTCATATATAGCGGTAGCGACAGCGATCGCTCTATTATCCCCAGCAAACCTGTCTTTTATTTCCTCGATATGCCTATTCTTGTTAGCCCCAGATACGGCAAGAGACATTATAGACTCAATATCATCAAGAGAAAAAGATGTTCCCATAAGATTATTTACACGATCCAAAAGAATACTTGACTGACCTGAATCCACCGACACATATGGAGCTTCTCCTTGAATGCTACTATTAACGACGTTTATATTATCATTTAGCAAAGAGCTATAAGCGGACAGCTTAGCCCAATCATTCAATGTTATATCATTTATCCCATCTATATCAAAAACCTTATCACCGTTGTTGTTGATATCCCCAAGATTGAATGTCCCAAACCCGTAACTAACATCTATGCCTGATCCATCAAAAGATTTAGCCTCTTTCTCGACTATAGCGTCAACGCCATCCAAAACAGCGTTCTCCGCCTTATTAAATCCATCATTGATCTTATTATACTTCCCTCTTTGGGTATTTAACCCAAGAAGCTTCAGGTAACTATCCTGACCATTGTAATCAAGTAGCTCATTCCTTGACCCTCCATTGACCTTGAAATAAGCCATGATAACCTGATCGTTATCCATATCCTTGACCACGTTACTATCCTCAGGATCAGACGCCCATGCGTCGATCTTCCTTCTAGCGTCATCTGATAATGACTTAACGAAATTACCCATGCCGGTAGTCACCGCCTTCTCGTTGGCTATGAACCCGTTCATGAACTCATCGCTTATGCTCACATCGTCAAGGTTTGCGCTCTTGGTAACCACGGTAGGCCCGGTCGTGTCATCACCTCCGCCACCTCCATTCTCCGACTTACCCGATTTGCTGGCTCTCATCAACGCTGCTTTCTCCATGGCTAGATTATGCCTTTTTGTCTCATTAAACTTAGCTCTCTCCATCATCTGCTGATTAGCCTTGAAATAATAATCATCAACACCCAACGTCTCGTATGAGTTATTATAAGACCATCTCAGCCCGACGCCACGAAGGAACTGCTGTCGTACCATGAACATGCCGGCTCGCTCCGGGCTGTAGTTGCTACCGATAACGCCCTCGGCCTCCTCCACGAAATCATTTCTCTGCTTGATAATATCCGCCAGCTCCGACTCCAACTTAGCCCTCTTGGCCTTGTCATTGCCAACGCCCTTTAGCTTGGCTCGTATGGATTCTTCCTTGACACTGAAATCATCAATATACCCTTTAAGGAAATCTGAGGTGCTTTGAACATTAAATAAGTCAGGATTCGTTCTAGCCATATATCTTCCCTCTAATTGCATCTGAGCCTTACCGTTCTCAGATATAGAAGCCATGGCTATATCCCTGACCTGAGCGTAACTCATCTCATCTATATACATCTCACGCATCTCGCCCGTCCTGTTGCCATTGGCATCAGTCACCGGTACATTGACTTTCTTCCCCTTGTTAAGGGAGATGAAATTCTTCATCTTCTCATCAATCTCAGCGTGGTAATCCGTATAAGGGGTATAATGTATAGGATTAAGACGTGTCCCTACCTGACCGTCATTCATCCAAGCCACGGCATCCGCAAAAGCCTCAGCCTCGTTTATAGGACTATACATCTTGGGATTGTTCAGCTTCATATCCTCCATCTTCTCGCTAAAAGCCCGGATCTCCCTAGTACCGGCAATAGCATTCAACACACGGGTATCCAGAGCTTCTCCAAGACGAGCCTGTATGCTTCTGGCTATACCGTCGGAAGCCAAATTAGATTTACGATACACGTTATTCACGTCCTGTATCAGCCCATTTAACCTATTCTGAAGATATTCCCTATCCTGAGGTTTTATAATGTCAGAATTGATAATATAATCAGCATACTCGTTTATAGCCTGCCGATTGGTATCTATCTTCTGCTGCATGTATCCCATACCCTGCATCATGACATCCATGTTGTAGGGTGATACGTACTTGCCGTAATTCCTTAATATACTATATTGTGAAGCCATCCTTTATCCTTTCTTGCCTTTAGTTACTTCCTGAGCGGGATATAATCTCCTATAACTCAATATATCTCCTTGAGGATCAGCGATCAGCTGCCCATTAGGACCGATCTTTACATCCCCGAATATAGATCTTAATGTATTCATGGTCGTAGCCGTATTCCACTTCTGCTGAATCTCATCATTGACGCTATCGAAATACCTAGCCCAGTTCTCGTCATTTATAGCCAATCCTTGTAGTATCCGTTGCTGGTAAGCTTGGCGTTGAGCTATATTCTTATCATAAGTATTAGCCCATGACTGAGCATTGACATTATCAGCCCAAGTCCTTTGAGCCACATTTCCTTGTTCTGCCTCATTTATATACTTACCTATATTGGAACTCATGATAGCCTGTAAATTGGAAGATAAAGCCCCTCTCTGGGAATCCGGGACATTACCCATCTGATCCAATTGTGATTGGAAAGCACGATTAGCCTCAACCATATACTGATCAGCCGATCTCAACACCGGGTTCACGGTAGGAGCGTAATGTCTTTCTAGACCTTCCGTTGTCACGGCTCCCGGAGTCATCCTGAACACCTCAGGAAAGTCAAGACCACCACCTACTATATTCCTGCCTCCATTGCCGCCGTTCGACTTACCGGCATTTGTGTTGGTTTTAGGAAGTGTATTAGAATCAATCAGCTCAGGCATATCCAGCTTAACATCAGGATCCTCCACATCACCTATATCCATAGGACCGGGAGCCACCTTATGAGGGTCAAGTATAAAATCAAGACCTTCCATTCCCTTCATGGATCTCAATGCCTGCATCTTAAGCATATCCTCGCCAAGTATCTTATTAACGACATCCTTGTTCTTATCAGAGAACAGTTGGCTAAAATGGGTGATACCGGCATCGTTAAGAGCCTTATGCTGTTCCTCTGTAACAACGTCTAGACCGATCATAGGGCGAGATGTGGTAAACAAACCTAATTTATTGTCTCTCATCCTATCATGATATGCGGCTTTCTTGTCTTCCGGGTAATTACCTTGACTATCCTCACCGCCAAAGGAAACGAGCGTCGTGTAATCCCGAAGCGCCTCGGCGTTGGCGATGATCGGGTTCTCCGCCGTAGCCAAGCCCATCCAGCTACTTGTCTGACCGTAGATAGCGTCTTGCAATGCCCTAGCCCTAGCGCCCTCTGAAGCTCCCATATAAGCATCGTAAGCGACCGGATTGAATGTCTTGTAATAATTCAACCTCTCATCCGTATTAATACCTCCATAAGAGCCATCAGTTCCTTGGCGTTGATAACCGAAATAGTTAGGATCATTGTTGAACCTATTCTCGATCGGGCGGAAAGTTAATTTACGACCGAACAAAGACGTGCCTCCTATCTCCATCTTCTGGCGAATACCAGCCACTTTCTTAAGCAGCTCTTTCTTAGCCTCAGCTATATCCTCCTCCGTAAGACCGTATTCTTTCATGGATCTGGATATGATGTTATCTATTTCACCACCCTTAGCGAAATACGTATCCTCATCCTTCTTCATCTTCCGGTCTTCCTGCTCCTTGTATATGACATTAGCGAAGTCCGTAAATCTTCCCTCTAATCCATTAACGGTATCGTTGCTATCATTTATAGCCTTAGATAATACGGAGGCGTTTAAACGCCTTGTATTCTCGTCATCTATCTTATCGTTTTTCTTCAGCTTCTCCAGCGCCTTTTTCTGATCATCGTAAGCCGATTTAAGACCGATCTTAGCCTTATACCTGTCCATTAACGTAGCATACGTATCCTTAGGCGTGGCTTTGATCCCATACGTATCTCTGATGTATTTAGCGAAATCCGGCTCTATGGTTGTGTCGTCGGTAATAACCTTCGTTCCCTGCTCCAAGGAAACGGGGGTTCCACCATCGGCGTGCTTCTGCCCCATAGCCTCCATCGGCGCCTCTCCGGGCTGCGTCACGTACTCACCCTTCTCGACCTCTACGTTGGCTTGATCTTCCATCGACTTAGGTAACGGATACAGGTACTCACCGGTAAGGCTTCCGCTATCGAACCTATTATTAGGTCCTAGATAAACACCCCCACCATCCTTGTACTGCATCTGGGATTGCCTTCTTTGTCTGGCCTCACGCTCCTGAGCCAACCTGATATTGGCACGAGTACCTTTCTCAGACGCTATCCCAGAAACCACGTTACGAGCCAATCCCATGATACCACTAATTCCTGAGGCTATGGTGGTTATCGTATTAGCTGTTTTAGCCCCAGTGGATAAATCACCATATCCCTCGCTTCTCATACGCCCTATACCACGACCCATCTGAGTGAATCTAGACCCTATATCATCAGCGCCATAGTAGGGGATGGTGGTAAAATCAAAAACATCCGTCTCGCCTGAACCGGTCTTAGACTTATCAACATCGTTAACAGTTATGTTATTAAGCGTAATACCATTGTCCTGATAATTCTCAGCTATACGCTGTAAACTACCCTTGAAGCTAGCCGGAAACACATTATCCTGATCAAAAGCATTAGCGTATTTAGTCCTCAACTGATCTGGAGTATCCAAAGAATATATCCCTAGCGGATTGACCGGCGCGGGTAATCCTTGGTTGGTATTCACCAAAGGTTCTATACCTAACCCTTGTATACCGTCCATATTACCAAGCATATACGACCCGACTTCCCCGGCCTCTTGATATTTAGGTATCTTCCTCTTGATTACGTATTTGCTCATGTCTAATTAATTTCGTTCTGACACAAAGATAATTTAAAAAAACAGAGACTCATCATTTCACAACGATGAGTCTCTCAGCAAATGCTATTATTATGTACAGAATTAAATTCTTTTTATGAATAATGATCCTATAGCCTTAACCAAATCATAGAAACCAGCAGAACTGAGACCTACAGCCACTCCATATAATAGAGCCTCCCACCATTCACTCCCTATAAGCAATGGAGACACCTTTAGTAGCCACGCTAATATACAAACCAGCATACCTATGACTACGGCGGATAGGACTTTAGCCCACTTATGGGTGTCAATATACGGCACTACCTTGGCTAGTTGGGTAGCTGACATCGTGACAAAAGCCATGATGCCGGTAAAGGTAGTTAGATCAATGGTGATAGTCCCTTCTGATGGGATTACCTCTTGCGCCATCAAAGCGAACGGCGTCAATAACATAGCAAATAAAAATAACAATCTTTTCATATCTAAAACGTTTAATTACTTCGCAAATATAACACTAAACTGATTAGATATATAAATATTTATTGGAATATAGATATACGACAATATCCAGAGCCTATATGTCCCTTTCCTAAATCATATAATCCACCCAAAGGATTAGGCATTTTTTCTAATTCCCCTTTCACATCTGTCCATACGAACCCGTTCCCATCTATCATCTTAGTGTTAGTAAATACATATTTATCATATTTCACGCATCCCGGATGACCGGATATATACGAGGACCCTCCACCACCAGCTTGAATAGCGTTCGACGATATCCCGCCGCTTGGTCCTCCATAAAAGCCTCCTCCTCCACCAGAGGAATACGAAACGCCATCAAAGCCACATCCTCCTCCCACTCCTAATAGACCTCTATTTCCGTTAGTTAAATTATTGCCGGAGTTAGATCCTCCCGCTACTTGGGATGCAGGAGTTCCCTTGGCATAGCCCCCCAGATACGCCTTCAACCCTCCCGCTGATCCTCCATGCCCAATAAAATAATACTCACATCCTCCACCGCCTCCCCCGGCTACCATAATACGGGTCTTTAAAGAATCTACGTTTAGAGGATCGCTATTGTTGGACAACCTCAAATCTGTAGCTCCGCCCCCGGCTCCCTCATAGATATACCTTCCAGCGCTCTCATTAGTCATTGAATGCCCTGAACCTCCTCCATTATAATTATATTTTACAACATTACTCGTCTGCTTAAGTCCACCATTTCCACAATACACATAAATGATATCACCACCAACTAACTTGATAAATCCAGCCACATATCCACCATACCCAGGGTCATTAGATCTGGTAAACCTATCTTCGCTATCATTGTAACCATAATTACCTTGACCACCCCAGCACTCAACATAATAATACGCCGACTTTGGAGCCACAAATGTATGGTAATTATTACTATTATAAGTGTATGTATACAATACATCCAAGCTTTTGGGGCCTGTCATTACACGTCTTCTCATAACATACCTCCCCTTAGATATTTTACTAACAATGCTATAACCATCCTCCTATCATCAGCCATAGCATCTACCCATCTATTCTCCCATCCTAAACTACTAGGGGTGGGGGGGGGGGAAAACAAGCCCCCTTAAA